ACCCCACAAAACCCCCCCCCCCCGCCACGATTTTCCTGACGGTTTCTCCGTCCATCGGGGTTATCATGCTGTCTTTAGACAGCTCATGGTATTCATATGCCATATCGTTTTCTCCAATTTCATTACACGCCAGATCTCATACCTCCTTTTGATACTGAAGAAAATTTTCGTATTCTTCTTTTGCAGCCGCCAGAGCATCTTCCAATCGATCAACGCAACACACAAGATACTGTTTGTACCAAGCCTCAAACTCTCGCTTGGCGTCTTCAATGTTGTCGGCTTTCAAAACGTCGTGGTAACTCACTCCGCCACAACAGCCACCCCAAACGAATTTGGCGCCCATGAATCGCCGCTGCCGTTCTTCCTCGGTCCAGCCGTAAACGTATTTGACAGATACCTCTTCGATATAGAAGTCGTAGTCCCACCTTCCGCCGTGGCAAAATTTATAGGATCCGATTTCCGGTTCGTCATACCACCAATATTTTTTCGTTACTGCCATGTTTAACACTCCTTACATCGGATCGTTGTTGCAACGATATTCGATATACTCCTCGCACTTTACCTTTTGCTCGTGACCGATAGGCATATACATGACCCGCCAAATGCCGCTGAGTTCAAGGGGCTCGGAGACTCTGACGTTCTTCTCACTCATCCCAGTGGAATTGATCAAAATGAATATGTTTCTTGATGTATTCCATCTTCTCTTTGTCATTCCATCTCTTCAAAAGATTCATATTGACAGTTGAAGCATCAATGTCCCACTTTCGGATGAACTCCTCGTAAGTTTCATTCGGACCCTTTCTACTAAAATCCGGCCTAGTTCCATCTCTAAAAATTCCTGAGAAGTATTCGGTTGCATATCCGCCTGTCTTCATAGGTACGCAAATTCCAGGCTCAGAAATGATTCTCAGAATAGGTTTACACTCGCTGGAATAGTCCGAAGACAGATCAATGTTTACTACATGATCGTTCAAAGTCATGTCATACGAGTATAGAGAGTATGCATCTGCTTTTTCGTATTCGTCGTAGAAAGAGTCTCCTCCAATCCGAAGCATTTTACCGCACCGCTGACAAATATGAATGATGTCCATATTCTTTTCGCAAGCTTCGTCTACAAGGTCCCAGCTAATCATATGAATACGACCACATCTGCAAGTATAAATAGAAAATCCACTAGCCATAGTAGTATCTCCAAATTTGATATAGATATGTTGATTACTTCAAATCCTCCAAACCCTCAATACTTCTCAATGCTTTACAGATGAGGTCCCAACCCTCCTGATAGGTCTGTGCGCCATTTGCGAAAGGAGGATGAGGAACCATGGAATTCCACTTAGCATAAGAAGTATCGTAATGACGGTTCGTGGTAGTAGGGAGCATCGTCAACCGATACTGAAGATACATAAGCTTCTTGATGTAATGATAACGAGTCATATTTTTTACCTTCCTTTCTTATATATAAGTATATAGTAATCTTTTTTAGATTACAAGTTCCTTACTGGAAAAATGACAAAAATAAATCGGTGCGAGTATTGATTCACACCGATTATATAGATGTTATTAAAATTGTAGTTATTCTTTTACACACTTGTTATTCTGTTCTTCAATAATAGCGTTATTAATCTGATGGAGAATATCCTCCGTAGTATATAATCCTCCGAGATGTGATTCATATAGTACATGATTAATAACTTCTTCCTCCATTTTTATTTTTCTATTTCAATACCAAAGCTGGTAGAAATAATCAGAGAGCATAGTGAAAGCCTTATTCTTACAGCGAATCATTTCATCCTGAATGGATTCATACACTTTAGCATCTTTGATATTCACCCAGTTATCACCATAAAGTCTTTTACTGACGACTTCTTCTTTACAATTTTCAAAATACCAAATCATTTCTTCAATGATTTCATTAGTCTCTTCTTCTGTCAAATATCTTAATTCACACTTAGGTGATTTCTGGTCAACGAACAAGCTAATATTATGCTTTTTGTATTCTGTCAGTAACACAATCATCCTATCAATGAACTGATCGTCTAAGTTGAAGATATCTTGATCATCAAAACCTTCCCAAGCCCTTCGCCACGCATAACGAAGTTCCCATCTAAGTTGTTTTAGCTTATAACTAAATTTACATCCCTTATATTTATCTCGAAAGCCGTTAAGTCCTATTTTCTTCATGGTCAATCCTCCTATTCCATGCTTCTATTGCATCCTCGATAGCAACATGTAACCTACTCGTAGCACCACACACTTTACATCTCACATAGACATAGTGTGTATTGTAAGGAAAGCGCATAGAGACGAATAACTTCTTTCTCTTAAGGTACCTTTTTCCGCATCTCCACCACAAAATGGGCAATTCTTTAATTCATACACTATTGATTCTCACTCCCTCTGTATTGTTATCGCCATACATTTTCGCCCCACAGTTGGGACAATATTGAAAATTCTTTTCACCCACATCTGTTGCCCAGTCACAATTCGAACAGCATATAATTTGTGGAATTTGATATTCTATTCAATGTCCGTGTGATTGTAAGGAGTCCTTATACTCACGATACTCACACATATTATACTCAACCCTATTTGTGCAATTACCATCAATGCAGTATCTGCGTGACTTAAATTCGCAGGTTGGTAAATCAATTCTCATTCTGTATCCCTTCTATACTAGAACCAATTCGCTCTAAATAAGCAACGCAGTTTTCAAGTTCATTACCGCAAAGGCAAGGAGCATATACACACGTATCACAGATTGAGAATGTCAATCACGCTCCCTTATTGATTTATTCAACAAAACTCTTTTCTTATTCTTTCAATGGCATCATTTGCGGTATGTCCGTCCCACTTTGGAGCATTTTTAAGTTCTTTAACATCGAACAATCCCCAATATTCGACAGGGTAATGATATGTTGCTTGACCGTTTTTCGTTTCAACACCAACAATAAAATATCCGTCAAACATATCTCCCGTGTCGTGCAACATTGATTTCCAACACTTTTCTTTATGTGCGTTAAAAAGAGATGCCGTCAGAATCGCACGGTGATGGTACAATTCCGAAAACGAATGGTCTCCATCGGAAACATTTCCGCAATCGTTATCTTCAAGCATATATTTTATGTTTTTCAAAAACAATTCTCTGTTTTCAATCATACAAAACACACCTTAACCTTTCCGCACTTTTTGCATTTATAAGTTACACATCTTTGTCATCTGCCTGCGAACCTTTATCAATTTTTCAGGTGTCATAATTATTTCTCATTCACCTTATACATATTAATTTAGTATCATGCACTCATGTGGACTAATATAATACATTCCGCTTTTGTAATCTGCATAAGCCACTTTTTTCTTCTGTTTATATATTTTAATATTGCTTCCATCGGGAATAGTCATCCAGATATATTTTACATTCTTTGAATATCTTGGATTATTTACCCTGTATTCTTGTCCCGGAGCAATAATATATTTATCAATGTTTGCTTGTTCTTCATCAAATTCTATAAACGCCCCATAGTCACCAATGACAATACGAGTATAACCATTACAGACTACTGTACCAGTTTTGGTGCATAATACAGCATCTGAACCATTAATAATGAAACCCTCTGGAAGATTATCAATGTAAAACTGTCTGTATTTTTCCGACAATTCTTTTGGCAATGGTTTATATCCATATTCTTGTGCAAGCTTGGCTTCAATGTTTAAAGTATTCATAAACCACTTCTTTTAATTTTGTGAAGTTATTGAAATATATTGCTGGTCAACATAAGGAACAGTTTTTCGAGCATAGCATTTTCTACACATATAATCCGTTCCTGCTGTAGACATTCCAACACATTCCCACTCATGGTCGGATTCTGATTGACACGTTTTATTGGTGGCAGTATCAAATATGGAATTCTTTTTTTCATGTTTTTGCTCCGTTGTCCTTTGGTCGCACTTCTTATCCCACTTTGAGCACCATCCACAAGGGGTTTCATACACACAATTTTCTGTTCCTCTCATACTTTTACCTCATATTTCACCGTAGCATAGATTTGATAATCCTTATGCTCTCCAATCCCATATCCACTATATACTTTTTTAATTGCGACAACCACTTGTTCTTCTTTAACATCAAATTCTTTTGCAATCAGTTGTTGAATATCTTTTACATTTAATTCAATTGTGTGTTTCATGGTTCACCTCAATAAACGATATTTTGCTGTCCCAAGATACAGAAACAAACTCCATCTCCACCATTCTTCGGATTATTGGGACAGTTTTCACATGGATTCTTACAAAATGCAGTGTTAATAGTACTTGAAGTTTTTATATTTGTACTATCCCAATCGGTTATATCCATACTATCCCAATTTGTTGAGGACTCATCCAGAACTATGGAAATATTATTTTTATCAGTAAAATTATTTGTATTACCACCAAATGGTACTCTTGTAATCTTCTCTGGCTCCCCTGTCCAGCTCCATCCGCAATTCCAACACACCTTGCGAGGAATCGGTGGATATGTGCAAATCACTTCATCCTGTAGATCATGTCCACACTTAGGGCAAGTTTCAATAATCATATCTCCATACCGCGCCTTTCTTCAAATTCTTTTATTTCTTCTTCGGTAGGCTGAGTGTTTTCAAGCCCGAAAATACATCCTGAATCAAAGCAGCACTCATCTAAATCTTCTTTGGTTTCAATCCATGAGGGATAGTCTATATAACCATATCTACAACCCTGACAATACTGTATGATAGGGTCAATACATCGTGTAGGCACTACATCAAACTCATTCACTTCTTTATCACAGGTGGGACAATAACCTGTCTCCTCGTCATCGATGTTGATGTGGTGCCCACATACTTTGCAATGATATGTATTATTCATTCATTCATTCATTAGTTCTCCATCTCTTTCCGCAGGCTCTCCTTGATGTAATAATTCAGCCCCAGTTCTTTGCAAAGCGCCTCCGCTTTTTCCCCGAACTGCTTCCAGTTGATGTCGGAGAGGTAGTAATTCAGCTTCCCGATCTTCACCTTGTCCATGATGGAATGGTGCTTCCTGATGCAATCAAAGCACCCTGGGTGCATCGATGACAGGCTCGAATGAGACCCATGTACTGATTCCGCGCTCGTGCGCTTCTTCCAGATCCATCATTCTTGCTGTCTCCGTGTAATACGGCGAATTAGGTGTCCCGTCGATGGTGACGCCGTACCAGTCCTCGCTATCAAGCATGTCAAAATCTGCTGTGCCGTCACCCTTGGTGAGAATCTGAACATGGTTCCCGGAGCCTTTCAGCAGTTTGATGATCTCCCGCGTGGCCGTTGTGTCGTAACCGGTCGGATACGGGTCGCAGGTAAAGCACAGGTGGATGGTTTTCCCAGTGATATGCTCCCGTTCGAGCTGCTTCTCGACCTCCTCCACGATGTTTTTCCTTGGCTCCACGCAGGTGTGGAATTTTTCTCTGTCCCGGCGTAGTACGTTCGGTGCGAAACAGTAGTAGCACCGATGGGGGCATCCGGTATAAATGTTGATGGCATAATCGCCGTATTCTTTGGCTTTGCCTTTGGGTTCATAGATAGGTTTCATTTCGTTCCCTCCTCCGAGGGCTGCTGGAGCCATTTCACAATTCCCTCTGTATCACACGGCTTTGCAGGGTGAATTGGACACTTTTCGCAGTTCCCCTCATTTCTCAAATGGTGGCAAATCACAATTCTGTTGATGAATTCTGCCAACTCCTCGTCGCTCATGGCCCGGATGCGGTCTGCGTTGGTCTTGGGTTTGTACTCGGTGTATGTCTTTTGGAAAATGTCGGCTTTACATGGATAGATTTCTCCGTGAACACCTTGGATGATATAGTCACCTGCATTGGCAATCATCGTTCCTTCAAGCGTCTTTATCTCGCACCACGCAGGGTCAGGATAGTGCTTGCCGAAGCAGTGCGTGATAATGTCGTTTCGGGTAACGGCATCCCAGAACCAATCCTCTGCAATAAGTCCTCGCTCATTCAGCCTGAATGCCTCGATAACAACAGGCTTCTTTCTAAACTTTGCCATAATCATTCTTCTTTCGGTGGTTGCCAATTTTCTCCAGTGTGCCGAACAAAGAACAAATACATCACTTGGCTCCCATATTTATTCGATGCCATTTGAGTTGAAACCAAAGAAAAACCTTCTTTCCCATAGAAATTCAAGGTGTCTTGCAATGCTTCTGTTGCGTAATTGCTAACGGTAGCACAAACATTTTCAACCATATTTAATCATTCTCCTTTCGGCGGCTGGGGCAACATTTTTGCTCCACAATGTGGACAATAGTCAGAACGCAGTTTGTTCTTTCTGTTACACCATGCATAATCTTCTTTGTAAACCTTTTTATTGCATATAGAACAATAAACTCCTGCATTTGCACAATCAGTTAACGATATCCAATATCCACACTTCTGCACAGTTACGCCGTTGGTGATCAAGTTTTCTGCGATTTCTTCGGAAGTATTGCTACCCCAATACCGTGCAGATTCGATCAACTCCACCAGCTTTTCCCTAACATCCATCGTCAGTCCTCCTCCGGGGCAAGTGGCAGCGGCATCCAATGGGTTACAGTAAATGCGCCATTGTGTTTAGAAATCCAGTCATATGTTTCCTCAAACCAATCATTTTTTGATTGCCTATACTCCATAACTTTTGGTATGTGCATATAGCCGTTATCCTCAACAACCTGTGCAAGCACCCAATCGTGTTCTTTGTTGTCCGGCAATCTATCCTCAACCGAAATCCACTCCTGAACCGTTACGCCATTGCTGATAAGGTGGTCTGCAATTCTCCTAATCTTTTCTTCCCACCACCATTCGTCAAGCACTTTCCCCTCAAAAGGTGCTTGCTTCAAAATCTCAATCAGTTTTTCCCTAACATCCATCACTCAGCACCTCCGTCCATTCTTGCTCCACAGTTCTGGCAGTATTTCGATTCTAAATCAGAACCATCGTGGCAAATACTGCATTCATACTTGAATTCAAACGGCTCCCATTTGTTACGCCAAATCCACCGCCCATGCCGCACCGAGGAGACGTTTTCTGCGGGTAACATGCAGAAAAGCATATCCAAATCTTCTTGAATTTCTTTTATATTCTTGAAATAACGCTTTGCTTCAAACCTCGCTCGTTCGCGATTGATATACTCAGCCATTGTCAGCACCTTCTTTCCGTTCCCCGTAGGAACAGAAGTCGTCGTCCTCCGTCCAATTAAACGACAGCCTCATGGGGCACGGCGGCTTGTTATGGTACTTGCACTCCCGGCATCTGACTATTTCCACGGCGTCAACAGTTGGAGCATCTGCGATTTGCTTTGCGTCTACATAACCATAAGCCCCATCGGCGTTAGCCTCTTCTATGAGCGCATCGGCATCAATCAGCCGCATCGTCAGACCTCCTCACAGTAAAATCTGGAAATGTCATCCATACGCCACCGTTTCGTGTCCGAAATTGTGGAGTATAGATACCCACCTTCCATGTGTATGGATTTCACGCCATATACCTGCGGATTCGTGAAAGCCCCGAATTGCTTTTTCATGTGTTCCTCAAACTCGTCCTTGAAGATAATAGTTAACCGCATCACTCCACCTCCTGCATCTTCGCCCCACAGTTGGGGCAGCATTGCGTCGTCAAAGGTATCGGCTCTACACCGTCGTATTGTGTACCACTCCTCTCCACACAAAGATTTCCTCCTCAGCAATCCCATCCAACATCGGCTTTATTACTTCTTCGATTGCACGCGCGCAAGCTTCACGAGTCTTAAAAGAAGGCCCGAATCTTTGAAAAGCACTATAAGAAACAGACCACTTGCGAGATGCTCTATTCAAAACAGGATAATAGTTTCCGCTTCCGCCATTCTCCATAGAAAAACGCCACAAACACCGTTCAAGCTTTTCGTAGAGCGCGCGCTGTCGAAGAAGCTCTGCATCAGTACAGTAATTAGCGCAATTATGATATTTCCCAGTGAAACACAAAGAATTCTCTTTGAGCGTCATTACATCTCCATTACCACCAATAAAATAAAAACTTTCTCCCTCATTGACCATATAAAAAGGATTCCTCTCACGAATAGATTCCAAAGCATCCATTACTTCACCAACCTCCATCCATTCTTTCTAATAATCCTCTCCATGTTTTCTTTACCCACAGGATTCATAGTATGAAGCTGGAAAAAGTACCCTGTATCCACTATTTTTGCTTGCTCAAGCCAATCAAGAATACGGATATAATCTCCCCCATCTTTTGCAAAGTCACCTGCATCATGATCGAGATTAATATAGATAGTGTCGCTTGTGAAACTTCTCTCATAACACTTGATTGCGGTAATAGCTTGATTTACAGAACGAGCCCACAGCCATTCGTCGCTGGGCGGAGTTCTAATATCGTCAACCCAAAGCTTCATATATACTCCTCCTCCTTAGATTACACTTATATTATATAGTAAGAGTATAAAGAAGTCAAGTTAAATATGATGATAGTTATATTTATTTTCCAGCATTCATTTACTTAGAGGATGCAAAGGGGTCATATTCAGAAGGATCTGCCTTATTTGCCCACTCTACCCACTTAGTAACCTTTTCTCTAAGCTCATCGTCGAGTAAGAAAGGTTCCTGCACAAGAATAAGATTCGAGTTCTTCTTCATAATATTTGCATTATCTACAATTTCCTCATAATCAATGGGGAATTGTAGCATCTTTGAATAAACACGATCACCACGTGAATTAATTTTACGAGTAAATGTTGCTTCCCTGAACTTAAATCTCTCTGTTAAGTGAGGATTAAGTGTTAAATCATATTTTATATATAGCCAATTTTCATTGAATCTTCCTCCCAAGGCAATCAACTTCAATAATATCGTTATCTAATACGTCTGTTTCATAAAGCATTTTTCTAATGCACGAAGTTCATTGAAATAATACTCAAGTTCTTTCTTGAGATTCTCTACTGCTTCTTCTTTTGTCTCTCCGTATCCACGGATGTTCGTTATATCAAATTCATGATAAGCATCAGAATCATTAAACAAATAGCAGGTATGTGATTCCCACTTCTCTTTACCATCGTTATGGTGTGCAATTTTCATTAACATAATTAGTCATCCTCTGGTCTTATGTCGTAGAATAGAGTATAGCAAGAAGAAGAACCATGTGCTGTTTCTGTAACTGAAATTAATCTATATCCACTTTTGCTGATATAGTTTAAGAATTCTGTTAGGGTTTTAAGTGTGCAAATTTCACATTTATAATCATGATAGTGTGTCATCTAATTTCTCCTTATATTTACGGTAATGATAAAAATCAAAAGAAGTAATTCTTTCATAGTTGATGTATTTACATTCGTTGTCTATCAGCTATCTCCTGCCTCATAAAATTTACAATCTTCACATTCAAAAATGTCCAATAACTCCCTATCCTTTTTCAAACAAGAAATTATATCTCCTGGATAGACAAAACCTTCCTCGCAACTCAAAGGCGCCATCTCCACCTTCAAATACTTACATCTTACATCCATATACTTTTCAGAAAACTTACGACAAATTTTTTCAACTTCCTCTGGATGGGTATTCCAATACTCGTTGAATTTACGATTATCCGATATGATGGCATCATACAGATCTTGCGTCAGTAAAGGTTTATCCATTTACCTTACCTCCTCATGCTCTTTCAAATACCTCTCAACCGCATTATTCCACGCTTCGGTTGTGGAGATTCTATCGTTTGTCCAATCTCCATCAAAATAACAGAAAGAGCACTGTCTTTTTGTTCCAATGCCTCTTTGACCATACCATACACTCGTACTTTTCTTACCACATACTGGACAAGGCTTAATGGGGATGTAAGGTTTCTTTTTGATTAGGCCATAGCCAAGTTTGTTTGCTTCAGCTTTCAGTTCTTCAAGTGTCATTTACCTTACCTCCTGATAAAACCACCAAGAACTTCAATGAATTTCACTTTCCAATCACCGCGATATTCTTCATTCAGCATATCCTGAAATTCGTGTACATCTTTCCCATATTTACCAATAAGCACTCCTGGATGCTGTGTATAAATTTCCATTGTGTGGTTCCGAACATCTCTGTAATAGCCAATAGTTTCATTGTAGCCAATCTTATCAAGCCACTTTTTGATTAGTGCTTCTTCTTTCTTCCTTGCATATTCCATACAGTCTGCGCGGAAATCCAGCCAAGCCATTTCTTCTTCAACTTTAAGATATTTGCATTCATTATCCATAATTAATCACCAACATTCTTAGCACACTCCGGACAATAATCCTTATTACCATCTACATAATGAATCCACCCTGCTTCTTTTGCTTTATCAAGGGCTTCATTATAACTACTTGCATAAGGACTATGCTTACCACATCCATCACAAACTCTATAACTGTTAGTTTTTGTTGATATATCACTTACAAAGAGTAAGGCAAAAAGAGCTACCCACCATTTATCAGACAAAATTGCAAGTGCAGTCCAACCAACTATTGCTACAATATTCTTAAAGGCCCATGCCCATATAAAACTTTTATTCATAATGATTTTCATCCTGCATTGACGACAATAATAGTAGTATTGATAGTTTTCATGTTTTATTCCTTTCTTTTTTACTTTCTGATAAAATAGAACGGATTGGAAATATACCCAAATCCTGCAGAGAAATTTACTACTGGGATTAGCGACCTAGCAATCAAGATAAGAATACGAGAGGCTTTTGAGCGTCTTGTTGTAGTGTGTATCAGGTTTTCATCAAAATTATTCCAATTCTTCTTAGCAGTAAAAAACAGGGTAAAAACACCAAGCCAATAAGTAATGATTCCGATGATGTAGATGATGATAGCAGTTTTCATTTTAGTTTTATTTCCTCTCTTTACTATGATTATAGTATATCACTATTCAATACTCACCATAAAAAATTTCTTCTGTTGTGCAATCAATCATTGGAGAAAGACCTTCCTTCTCTAAATCTGAAGTTGAAATATACAAACCTGTTGAAAGGTTTACTACGCCACCGATACCGTTTCTATCACAAACTTTCATGTAGTCATATTCGGAATTGGGAAAATGAATAATTGTACCCTCTTTTATAAAACCAATGTGAATTTTCATTTTATTCTCCTTATTTCATTCAATCCAATCATCATAGATAATTAACTGAAAATCACAACTAGAAATTTGTTTTGCTTTCTCAATCGAAACATTCCAGCACCTAGCAAGTGTTTCAACATCACAATTTTTCCATGGATTTTTCTCAATAATAAACTCACCATAATTTTTGTGTAGGGTGCGAAGATCATATATATCAATGATATCGGTATACTTACTATCGCTTGCCTTTCGAATAAAAATCATTTCTGTAAATCTCCTTTCTTAATCCACCTTTAATTCAGATTGTCTCTCTTTATACTTAGTACATTTGTGACAATTAAAAATTCCGAAAGGTAAGTCTTTATTCTTTTCTGCACAATGATATTTATAGCGGGGATGATCGAATACATCCCCATGCCATGGAGTTACATCTTCAATTTCCAGATACATACATTCATTATCCATATAAAAATCCATATTGTGTAATTCCTTTCTTCAATGTGGGTACGATACGTATATTCTTCTAATCTTTCTTATTACGCATTTCTTCTATGATAGAATATAGTTCACTTATCTGTCTACGATATATATCGAGCCTTGTACTGATATCAAGGGATGTCCATGCGCTAATAGTAAGTCCTACAACAATAGCAATAATAGCTACAGGATCTACTACACTTGCTCTCTCTCGCATAGTCCAAGTACCCCTATCAATGTAAATGCGAGTCCGTAAAACAACTTATTGTCCTCCTTCTATTACTTGCAGTAATCTTGTATACCCTTACTTTTCTTCACACTAATATTTTATTATAGTTTTATGTTTTTTACAAGTAAAAAATTGATCCGCCAACTCTTTTGAGTCGACGGATCTTTTTATCTGAACATTCTATTCTTGGAGGCTAGAATGAATGCTTACTCCTTATATACTTTGTATACCCATAGAATGAAATATATGAAAATATTTTGTAATCTTATTACATCTTCTATTCTTAATTCTTGTACCTTATCAATGTATTCTAATACTTCTTGTAGTTCTTCTTCACTTGTTTCCATCCAAGGTTTTTCAAACCCTTCGTGGCTGAACTCTTCCCATATATCTTCTGCTTTATTTTCTTCTATCCCTAGGTATACTAGCAATCTTTTTATTCTTTTTATATCTTCTTGTCTTGTCATACTTCATTTAGCAGTTAACTGTTATTATACTTGATATTAATTCTGCTAATACCTCTCTACATTGTTATTACTTAATAAAAGTCTTTAGGATCTACTCCGTTATACTTATAGGGATCTGTATGATATAATTCTTCATCTTCGAACATTTCTCTTGCATCTTGTTCAAAATAATCTTTTATATCTTCGCCCAACATTTCTTCTACTGTATCATCATCTGCTACATCAAACACATGATTTATGAAATATGTACCGTTACTTGTTTCATATGTGATATCATCTTCTGATGTAATTTCATTTTCTTCTGCAAGATCACTTATATTTTGATCCGTGTCTTTGTATTCTTTCCATGCTTCTTTTGCAAGTTCAATTTCTTTTCCCGGATGTCTCCTTGATACTTCTTCAATATAATCTGTTACATTAGCATCATATATGTATTCTTCCGTATCATATTTTCTGCTTAGAGAAGGAAAATCATATTTTATTTCCATAAAGTAGTCACCTCATATCAATTTGTTATATAGTAAATAATACAAGTTGTTTTACTTCTGTAATTCGTTACTGTAATAAGCAAATTGATTAATCAATCAAAATATTCAAAGTAAAATTTAACAGGGTGAGGTTTCTCTTCAACTTCACCATACACAATTCCTACTTTGTAAATATAGTTTTCTTTTAGCTTGCGAGGAATTTCTTCAATATATCGTCTGAATGTCTCTAATGAGTTTGCTCTTTTATAGTGGTTGCACATTCTACAAGAAGGCATGAGATTGCATAGATCATCAGTCCCAGCATCATCAATACTACATGCCCTCAGAGGCTGGAAGTGGTCAACCTGCATATCCTTGTACTCGATTTCTCTTCCACAATAAGCACAATGACCATCGTATTTCTTGTATACAGCTTCTCTCTTTGCTTTGTTAATTGACACTCTTCTAGCCCTCCTTTTCTTTGGGTAGTAAGGTAGTTTCTCATTTTTCTTTATTCTTTTCATCCGGTATTATCTTTTTCCTATCATATTTTTACATTTGAAGTATATTTGAAAGTTTAGTGTAATACAAGTAAAGTGAGGAATATGTATCCTCACTTTACTATTTGCATTAACTATTCAGGAAGATATGCCCACGCATACACACCATCCCAAAAAATTGATTCATCAAGTTGGTATACATCAATTACACCGTCGTTTTCTACAACACATGTATCAATGTCAGTTCCACAATCAGTCTTTAGTAAGATACGTTCCCCGTCTTTAGGCATAGGAGCTTCAAAAGTATACTCTGGGATCCAATCCTCAGACACTCCAATAGTAGCATATTGATTTATTTCTTCTTCCGTAAGATCCCTGGGTAAAACTTTGTGCCATGTAATTACACTAGTTGTATTGTCAGAAATTGAACGATCATACTCAGCGATATCTACGAGTATTACTTCGCCAAGGGAATACACAGATAATGAATCAAATTCAATAACTTCGTTTTTGTATGCTATTCCCTTTTTTACATCATTTCCGTTACGGAAATAAACCTGTACAGGTTTGTTGTAGTATATAATATTCATACAATCCAGAAATGAGCGTAGTCAGTTAGGTCTGCCGTTTCATAAGATGTTGTAAATTCTTCCCAAGAGTTGATAATGTCCAGAAAGAACTTCTTACACCCCGGAAGTGTTCCCCATCCGTTACTTGATTCATATTGCTTGTAATTATCAGGGTGTTCACAAAGTTCTCTATACCCATTGATGATATGCGGAATAACATCTTTACACAGCCCGTTATCTGCTTCGTTATTCCATTCCAGACCAGTAGATTTTACAATCATTTCACGAAGATTCCATGTTGTATTAGCTTCACAACCTCCTACATCTACCCAGTTATCGCTATCTTCAACTCTTACACGGAATGAAATATCATAACTCATCAATACTTCACCTCACTTTGTAGTACTACCGAATCCTCCATTTCTATTCTTTTCAGGAGGTTCTTCATTGATAAACTGATAATAAGGAACAACGATTCCCTGACAAACTGCATCGCCCTTGTTAATAACTAACTCACTAGGGCTATCGTCAGCTTCAATTTTAGGCATATATAGTTTTACCCAGATATGTCCTTCATTGTCAGAGTTTGTATAATCAGAATCAATTACCCCTACTGTGTTACTAAGTCTCGTACCTGTACGGAAGCCTACACCACTACGAGGAACAATCATCAGAAAGCAACCAGAAGGAATACTACACTTAATGCCTGTAGGAAATTTAACTGTTTCACCAGGATGCAGAACGCAAGACACCGGAGAATAAATATCATACCCAGCAGAGCCCGCTGTCGCCCGCTTAGGCAATTTTAAGTCTTCCCAGGGTACATATAGGGAGTCGGTATTAAATAGGCTGCTTCTAATTGCAGCGTCGTACTGCGAGTGTGAAACCTTACTAAATCCATACATTTCGTCGTTAATAATCATCTTACATCCTTTCTTTTAACCAACACGATATGCCGTGTAAACACATTTCTCTGTGCAGTCCCATGTATCATAGATAATACCATCTACACAGCAAGACCAGTGCTTTGCCATGTTAAGAATATACTTTCCTTGAGGATACTTTTCTGAAAAGGTTCCTGCGGTCATTCTTTTCTGACCTGCCTTTGCAGGAAAACTTAACTTCACACCATGAAGGACATTCTCAACATACTTGTGAGGATTGTAATCGGTGTTATAGGAAGAAGCACCTGTTACTTTCTTGTACCTATTAAGTTGCCGTTGTACTTCCATGTAGTCCATTCCTGTTGCCTTAGTGATTGCTCTCTTTACGCAGTCACCTACTATTTTTCCCTTGGGATGTGCGTTGAAGTACTGATACATGTAGCCACTCCCTTTCAATGTTATTAACATTATAGCATAACTATGATGAAAATACAAGTTACACTTCCTTATTGGAAAGTTGTCTCATTTCATAAAGATAGTCATACAGTGCTTCTGGAGAGTCAAGTTTATATTCTTTTTCATCCACAGTAATTGAAGCATTAGGAGATTCATAAATATAATATTCAATCTCATTTCCGTAGTTTGGATCCTCCGGGGAATCCATAATGATACCCAGTAGTTTACAAATAGTGCTAACAAGTGACTCCGCAGCATCAAACATAAAATAACCGTCACCCACAGTCCTAATTGCATCATTTAGCACATCACTGTGTTTCTGATATTTCTCAATTGTCTTGAATACATTCAAGAATTCCTCTTTGGTAATACTCACTGTGTTAACAAAATTTTTATTACCCAACTAAATCATCCTCCAATACAATAATATTCATTTCCTGAGTGTATGCTGTACACCTATCAATAGCGATGATGCCGGGCGCTGTGTAGGGATCCCAGATAGCATCATCATCAAATTCGCTCACGTTAAATTTTATTGCGTTACCCCATGAACAATGCCAGTGTCCACAAACGATAGTTTTATCTGGCAGTGTCTTCCCTTTCATCTGCATTTCCATTCCATTTAGCCATCTTGCTTTTTTCCAAAGACTACTGTCACGCCAGTCTTTCTTAGCAGAAGTAACTGGAATCCATCCATGAACAAATACATATCGTTTAGTCTCATAGAAGTCCACCATTTGAGAACACAGGTTATCAAAAATACCGTATAACTTTGTATAATTAACGTCACCTAGTGAACGATCAAAAGCAAGCTGTAATGCTGTATCATATGTTTTATTTTGAATATCATGAAACAATGGATATTCTCTAATAATCATATCCTGCATAAGATCTTCGTGATTGCCTTTTACCATAATCTTATTATCAATTTCGTCAATAAATTTTAGCATATCCTTTGCTTCAGGTCCTCGGTCAAACAAATCTCCGCAAAAAACAAGCAGGTGATTTGGATTATTTACCTCAAACCCAACTTCACTAAGATTTCGCCTTAGAATTGAAGTAAAACCATGTACATCAGATACTGCAAAGATTTTCATTAACTAACCCCCTCATGTCAAACTAATTATTAATATTGTAAGGTTTGTATCAAAAGAATACAAGTAAAGAGGGCAGCATAAGCCACCCTCTCTTTTTGATGTATAACTAGCTATATCAGTTTATTTTTGTAACTTTACAAATCTTACCTTGAAATCCTAAAGCATTAACAGTACCGGATTGTTTAATTTCATAATTCATTGCATCTGTATCCACAATAAATTCCATCATACAATGATTAGCGGTAGTGTAACGGTGTGTACTATCAGTATGCACATCACTCTTTATATCAGACAATATTACTGTCCAAGTAGCACCCTCATCTGTTTCTATGCGTAGAATATCACCTAACTCACCGTAGTAAGTTCCCATAGCAACACAGAAATGTTCGTCAATTTTTCTAAGTCCATTAGCATCCGTATAGGCACGTTGTTGCATTTCATATTGAGTACTGGAAGTATCTGTCAAAGCTCTATAGTCCATATAACTCTTAAAGGAAGATGCTTCGGTAGATACTTCGTATAGTTGTTCAATGTTAGTTACTTCCTCTGCTGGAGGACTGTTTTCAGGTAGTGCTGTGTTTTCAACAGTAACTTCTTGAATAGCAGTTCGAAGTAAAGATTGAGACTCAATGTCCACTTTCGGTTCAGCAGTTTCGTCTTTTGCTGGAATTAGTAACAACACTATAAGTGAAATTACAAGAAATAATTCACGATGATTGTCAAAAAATGTTAGGACACATTGTTGTGCTTTTCTATAAAAATTAATGATACTAAGCTCCTTTCGTTCAGGTCTATAAGACCTTCCCGCCAGTTATACTTTGAGTACCTCCTTTATTCTTGATTTGTAGGATTTCAAAAAAGTGTTACGCAGCTAGTAATGGGTGCTGCTCTAGCTGCGTAACATCTTAATAATAAATACAATTCTTTACAGAAGTGTTACACTTCCCACTTTGAAAACATTTTCAGCTTTTACGATAAAAGTGTCAAGCTCATTGCAATTATGCTCTTTGAAGAAAGACGGTAGGATATATTCCTTATACTTAGCAAAAAGCTCATCTTTTGTAAAAACCAGTTTAGTAACTCCATCAACGACTACATCGTAGAGAACCTTTGTGTGGCTACCCTTTGGAAAGGTGCTAATATTAAGATAGTATGTACCCTTTTCAGGATGGTACTTGATTTTATTTGGAACAACCCAAGTAAAATTTGTAGGCTTGTAAGGCTTATTTTGCTGGGCAGCAAGCCTATCTGCTACTCTCTTAATATTGCTATACTTGACTCCCAAGCGACCTGTTGTAGTAACCCACTTTTTGATTTGTACCCTATTACGATACTTAGCTTTTACAGGAACTTGAGAAGTATACCCGATACGAACACAAGCCCCATTACGAATTTTATTCACAGCCTCACACAACATTTCAAGAGTCATATCTATTACTTCCTTCCTTTTAGTATAACTATAATATAGTAGAATATCTGTCAAAAAACAAGTAAAACGACGGAGAATATCTCCGCCGCCTTACTTTTATTTTGAAGTTTTACGCGATAGAGCGAGCCTTTGCTCTTTCCATCATCTTAAAGAACATCTGATCCAGAATAACATTACCGTCCAGGACCTTACCAAAGTTCTTTTCCTTATAATTTGCAGTTGCTCTCTTGGGAGCTACATGGGTTGTAAAGTCAGAGGCGGCCTGTACTGCACCCCATGCGGTATTCTTGAACTTGAGGATATCAGGTGCGAAGTAGCACACCATGAACTGATCCTTCATGTCTTCGATATTCTGCTTACGGCGATCCGTATCTTCTGTCTTGGTGGGATAGATCTCATTGAGGACATCACGAACCTCTTCTTCGGACACCGTAGTGTTAGCAAGGATGTCCGCAGTCTCAGCAAGGTTTGTCATGTAAGCCTTTGCCAGATTCAACGTCTCTCTTGCTTCTTCCAACTTGGACTGAAGATTGCCCACATGCTTTGTAGACCAGGTTCTCTGAGCTTTGGAAAGGGCAAGATTTAATGTGTTCGAGCATACGACGCGGACTGGCGTGCAGCAGGCCTTGATGGAATAATAACCATTAAAGCCGTTAGTGAATGCCAGATACGGAACCACTTCGTCACCCAGGATGAGCTCCTTAGGCATACGAGCCAGAAGGAATACTCTCTTTCCACCTTCCAAGGATCCAGCAGTCTCGTAAGTGCAACCCTCACCGATAAGTGCATCTGTAAAATCAAATGCATCCTTGTTCTGGACGATCTGGTAACGGTCACCCACCATACCCAGGAAGGCGCCATCGGTATCACGAATATTTGCCTTATACCCAGGAATAACAAGACCATTAGCATAAACGGGTTCAGGTCTCACCGTCCAGTTAAGGCCCGCCAGCTCCAACGCTTCCTCAGACGACATTGCGTGATCACAAGGGGTACCAAGACCGTGCCAAGGGACATTGCGGGAATCACCATTTTCATTTACGTAAGCCATGCTCTCAACCAATGCGCTCATATAAAATTCCTCCTAAAAAAATATATTAATTATTTACTACACTATCATTATAGGATGATAACTATCAAGATACAAGTAAAAATTAAAAAAGACCTGTGAATAACAGGTCTTTTTTCTTTACTTTATAATTTCTGAGAGAAGAGCTTCGGCTTTTATCCTCCTTAGGCAAAACTGATACAAATTAGAAAGATAATTTAGCCTTAGTATACTATCAATCTTGTTATTTTACTTGGTGTATTTGTATGATTTTCCAAGGTGTTGTTGTAGGATAGTATTTAATACTTCCTCACAATTATTGCATACAGAATCAACATCAACTGTGTTATCAATGTTATATGGTGCACTCATTAGAATCTTGTATGCACTGGATGCTCGTAGGTACTCTGGATTATCATCTACAAGTATGTTGCATTTGATCAAATCTTTACGAGAAGTTAGGATAATGTTCTTTTTTGGAAACCCTGGAAAAAGTCTTCTAAAACAATGCTCGTACTTTGAAGTCCAATGCTCTGGATCAGTAGCAGTAACGATTATGACATTGATAAACGGGAATTCAAATCTGAGAACATCAACTAATTCTTTCGCACCTGAATCTTTGTACCCTACTTTTTCCCAGAAATCATCTCTGTGAAGAGGCCAATTGATGGTTTCATGCGACAGCTTTGAAAAATTTAGCGACATGTTGTAATTCCTGGGTACATCTACTTGTTCACTTTTCTGATTGGTGTAATACATGTCATTTAGATATTTACACCACACTTCAGGAAGGTTATTTAGTACACCGTCAAAGTCAATAGCTACTGTAAACATATTTCCACTCTGTGTTATATTTTATCCCAGATGCTTATTCAACTCATCTCTGTAACTATCTGCCTTATGCTCTGCGTAGATAGACTGATCCAAGCAGTAGTTTTTAACACTTACAAGATCATTGAATACTTCCATGAATACCTTATTCTTATCGTTGTAATAAGATACCAGTGCTCTACAAAGTGCAATACGCTTACCGGTGTTCTTATCCCACTTATCCTCAGGAGAGCACTTTGCCTTCCCCACATAGCAATCCTTCATCGTATAGTCATGCTCGAAATCAACATAGCTATAATGGGACAGCAAGTTATCGAGCACATCAAACATAGCCCCTCTAAGCTTACATACCACCGTTCTCTTCTCTTCATCGATGTAGTAGGTAATACCGCTCTTATCCTTAGTTTCAACAATCATTTTACATACTCCTTACATAATATATTGATTATGGATTAATTGTAAAATACTAATTTACAATTTACAAGTTATTTACAAAGAAAATGCATATCAACCAAAATCAACAAGACTGATCAAATTTCTCGGTTACTTCAAGCAATATCCTCACCACGAAGCCACTTAACAGCATAATGAGCTTCTGCAAGAGAGCAGTTATATTTATCCATATACAAGAAAACAGCGGTAGTAGATTTGATACAATAATTAATAGCATCTTCAATAGTAGGAGTATTAATAGCAACAATTTTCTTGGCATCAAACAACCGCTTAAAACTAACACCACTATCAATCTGATAGAGACAATTAACATCAGTGTTATCAAGAATTTTGTTAGTAATAAGAGAGCGATAGAAAGTTTTGTTCATTTTGTTGTTCTCCTTTTTCTATCGGTCAAAGCCGATTGTGTCCACTTGTACACTAACTGCTCATATATAAAAATTTTGTAAAAGGTAATAATCTTACTTTTTGTGAAAATCTAGCAGTGTGTTCAGCTGATTTCCGCTGCCGACTACTCTGCCATAGAAGTCTTTTGTAATCCCTCTTTTAGCATCATATTCGCCACAAAGACGACCATAGAAATCTTTAATCTTTTTATTTCCGTTGGATTCTGTAATAACTTCGCCTTGAACACGTCCATAAAAATCCTTAATGAATTCACGTTTTGCCATTGATTACGTCCTCCAATTAAATTTAATTTACACTATTACTATAAAGCCTATACACGTAATATACAAGTAATTCTTATTCTTGTATCAAAATATTTCTAACTCCGTTCGTGTGTGTGCTCCTTTATCATTGAATTTATACCAGTGATTTCTAACGAGCTTCATACTGGCGACCTTCCTTTCCTCTTTATGCTTATATTATAAATTAAAATCACGTAAGTTACAAGTAACAACTAAAGGTTGTGAAAAACAAAAAATAACCAATAGAACAGTATCACAAATAATATGTGACTTGAACTATTGGCTTAAATGCGTATTTATTTTATCTCAATGCAGCCTCAACCGCATCATATCTATCACTCATAAGCGTTTCAACGAGGCACTCATAAGGATCAGTCTTGCCACTCATGACCATCTTGCAAACATTAGTGGAGAAACCACTAACAAGAGCAACACCAAAGTCGTTCTCCTTTACAGGAATAGTTCCAGTGCGAGAATTTACATTCCAGAAGACCAGTCTAGGCATCTGATACCCAGCAGCATTGAAACGCTTCTTGATTACATCAAAAAGTCTTGCACTAGGTCTATTAAGACCCCATCCATCGGAACCACCACAAGTTGCGCAAGAGTCAAACTCCATGTCTGAAATAATCAGTACATTCTTAGGCATATCCTTCTGCTTCATATGACCATTCACCGCAGTAGTAAGAATCAAATCAAACACCTTTTCAATATTTGTATTTGAGCACTCATTATGTCTATATGCAACACGAAGCTTATCTCTTAGAGAATCACACTGACTAAAATCAACCAACTGAGGTCTGCTAGAGAAAGTAATATATTTATCCTTAAAGTCACCTGAAGAATGTTCTGCAAAGTAAATTGCAAGTGCATTCGCAACTTCAAGTGCTGCAACACGATTATCTCCACCAACATTGCAACACATAGAACCAGAACCGTCTGCAACCACAATGGTATTTCCGCATTCATTTACTGTATCAGGCAAAGCCTTCCAAAGAGATTCAAGAGTTGCATCGTACTTGTTGACAACACCACTCCACCCAGTTATACTCGAATACTTATGCACAATGTCGTGAGGGAACAAAGTCCCTGCATTAATCTTAGTTTCACCCTTTTCAAGCTTACTCAGATACTCTCTGCGACGCTCCTCATCATTACGAAGGAAAGCTCCGTTATAAATAAGGTTCGCGCGAGAAGGAACTGTTTCGTACTTAATGTCTCCCCATTTCTTTGCAGACATCTTGCCCTCTACAATATCAATGTAAGAACGAAGAGAAGAAAGTGTCTTACGATACTCACGCTCAGTCATACCAAGATTCTTGCAAATGTATCTTGCATCCATCTTGGTCTTTGTAGAAGAAGCATTCACGGAAGGAAGCCACTTTGCAAGGAGAGATACTGGCTTATTATTAGCCATATTTTCAATGTCATCAGTGAGCTGCTTTTTGATGATATCAAGAATAACACTATCTACGTCTGTACCAAACAGACACCATAGGTCATCATAACGACCATACTCACTTACAAGAGGCGTAAGCTTCTTAACAATGTCCGGATCATCATTAGCCATATTCTTAAGAATTACTCTGAACAAACGTCTCTCACCAAGTCCACCACGGACATCTCTGGCGAAGAATAGCCAACGCAGAGCCATCATTTTGTCCTCAAAATAAGCCCTGGTAAACTTATTATAGATGTCACCCTCTGACATACTACGCATAGAAGCAACTGCGAAGTTTAGGTCTACCAGTTCCTTACCAGAGGTACGATACCCAAGAGCACCATTTTCAGTTATAGAATAGTTAAAATCCTCATTCAGAGTATTCTTTACTGCATTCATAAAAGACATTTTCTTTCCTCCATTTTTGATTTATTTCTAAATCTCAAGACACATTCTTATGTATAATTTCCACATTAAAAATTGCTGTAAGCGTCTTTGTGTGAGGCAAGGCACCATCAATATAAATCCCATATCATATTAGGTAAGTAAAGTTGCTGCTAGTGCCTTTTTGAAGTCTCCTGACAGGGCTCGAACCTGCGACCTCTGGTTTAACAGACCACTTGAAACTTGCTGTTTAAGGCTTTTACAAGTCTCGTTATTAAGCGCTCTAACCGACTGAGCTACAGGAGACATAAATATTATATGCAATTATATAAAAATATATTGGAGCGGATAACGGGACTCGAACCCGCAACACGACTTTGGAAGAGTCGGATGTTACCGTTACACTATATCCGCACATTTTGATAGGTTTTGCACCTTGCCCTGCTTGATTCGAACAAGTTCAGGTTGAAGACTCAAACTTCGCTTCACCTATCAGGACTGCCATTGCCCTTTCCATCTCCTAATAGATTTTGATTGTCTTATGTAGATGGTGACCAGTAGACAATGGTCTTCTGTATTGGATTCGAACCCACTCAGAAGATATTTGCCCGTCTTTCTGACTCCTTCCTTGATAGAAGAGAATAGTTTAGACTTTACGGCTATTCAACCCGTCGACAACCTGCCATTACAGTTGGTTTTATTTTCATCTATAATACGCAGATGAAAAGGCATGGCGGAAGATGAGAGACTCGAACTCTCACACGCTTTCACGTGAACGGTTTTCAAGACCGCTGCAGTACCAATTATGCTTAATCCTCCATATGTGGTGGAGCTAAGCGGACTCGAACCGCTGACCCCTTGCGTGCAAAGCAAGTGCTCTCCCTACTGAGCTATAGCCCCATATGCTTTATGCCAGAATCGAACTGACTCCTCTCCCAATGCGTCTGTTATCATTAAGAAGCTATCTTAATGTTTGCTCAGCATTAGTTAACAAGTATGCACCTTACACCAATAAAGCTATAGTGGATATATAACCGTACCTCCTACACCAACAAGGAACGGTTTATGGTGCCTCCGGTTGGAATTGAACCAACGACACGCGGATTTTCATTCCGCTGCTCTACCGACTGAGCTACAGAGGCGTATGGCGACCAAGACGGGGTTCGAACCCGTGACCTCCAGCGTGACAGGCTGGCATTCTAACCAACTGAACTACTTGGCCAAGTGATGGTGCGCCAAGAGGGACTCGAACCCTCGACTCACGCCTTAAAAGGGCGTTACTCTACCAACTGAGTTATTGGCGCGTATGGTACGGTGTACTGGATTCGAACCAGTGTCATAGGATTATAAGTCCTAGGCCCTAACCGCTGGGCGAACACCGCTTATATGTCTGTCTTTCCAAACTGTCATCAATTTACTTCATTGAAATACATATACAGATTTTGTGAGATAGCTACACTATGTATACCTAATGTAGCTACTAGGTTTTCTAACTCGCCACCTCAAACTATTTTCATCTGTCTCTCCTCTTGGCCAACCCGATTTGAGTGACTTGAACGGACTCGCCCCGTCCTGACATTGGCAAAATAGTAAAACCAACAATGGCGCGATAGGAAGGCTTCGAACCTTCGCACGGCTTTCACCGCCTAGCAGATTAGCAATCTGCCCTCTTCAACCACTTGAGTACTACCGCATATTAATCTAATGTTCTTTTATTTACTGCTAATTCATAAATCAAATTATCAACACAAGGGATATGCATTACATCTCTCTCATATTGAGTACGATGTTCAATATCATTAATATAGATAGGACAATCTGGACACTCATTATTTTCACAAAAACGAACGGCTTTTTCTGCTATTTCTTTTCCTACCACTTCAAAAGATGCAAATCTTGTATATTCTTCCCAACGCATAAAATCCTCAATAAAACGAGCAGTTTATACAGTGATACTCAGCACTATCCCACCGTCTCTATCGAGCTTTTACTGGAGCTGATGGTGAGACTCGAACTCACAGCCTATTGATTACAAATCAATTGCGCTGCCATTGCGCCACATCAGCAAGTATAATTCCAACAACCGCCATTGATTAGTAGCGGTTCCCGTTTTACTGTCCGATACATCTTTTTTATTGCTACCAGTTTATATCCCGCCCTTAGCTCACCAGACGGCAATCTTTGTTGTTGGCTTTGAAAAAGAGTCTCACGTTATGTATTGCCAGTTACCTCAATACGAAGCAAGACTCTGGACTGGTGGTGCCTGTCGTTGGACTCGAACCAACTATCTATGGCGTATGAAGCCATCGCTTATCCACATAAGCTTCACAGGCAAATCATAAGCATTGATTATTCGGTTCAATTACCCAAAACCTTTGCTCGACGAAAACTATAAGTAATCATCCGTGGTGACTCTGGTGGGCCATGATCCCACAAACTCCGCCTTGAGAGGGCGGCAACTCTACCAGTTCGTCCACAGAGCCATATTAGTCAAACATATCCTACACTGAGCTAGCCTCACTCACTCTCCCTATCTCTCCCAACCCTCGGCTATGTTTGATTTTATTGGGACTAGTCACACCCAACTGTACGGACTTCCGACCACTCAACTATCCGCTTTGTATAGCATCTTGCTATCGTCAACCAACTTTGTGTTGGATTTATTATAAGCATTATCCTACTTTTTGCTTATGTAAGCCTCGTTCTCTTTTCGTTGCTGTGGGTCAGCAACTTAGTACCTGACACCTCGCCAGGATTTATAACCGAGAACCCCAATAGGTGGCTTGGTTGCGTGAGGTTGGATTTGAACCAACGATCTTCAGCTTATGGGGCTGACGAGATGACCACTTCTCTACTCCGCAGTATATAACTCTATTTCTTGGCGAAATTATCTGATGTAGAAATAGTAAGATTATCCAAGCACTCACATTGTCGTAGTTAAGATTGCCAAATATTACACGGACAACTTAAGTTTACTCATTCTTGTCACTGGAGATTGGTAGCGGTGACGAGATTCGAACTCGTATAGAACTTAATCCGGCAGATTTTAAGTCTGCTGCGTCTCACCAGTTACGCCACACCGCCATATATTATATAAGACCAAGATGGGATCTAACCCATGTCTCCAGGGTTAGGATTGCTTTACGTTATGACCAGCTGAACTACTTGGTCATATACTTGATAGTTGAAACAATCTATATACTGAGCTACACTTTCATTCTATTTACCGATCGAACTTTCATTGAAAGAATTCTTAGTTCGTCTTTTGAAAATTCGTTCATCGGATTGTTCAAATAGATTTTATTTGAAACTTGCAGGAATTTAGCAACATCTGCTAACGAAGAAAATCTCTTCTTAAAAATATGAGACCTTTTTGTTGTTTTTGGATAGTTATCATAGCAGATAAAGGTAAATGTTTTCATTTTTTAACTCCTAATAAAAAGATTAACTTATTTAGCGGAAATACACAGTAGACAGAGGTGATTACTTCTACTCCTTGGCACATCCTGTAATAGCTTTCAAATTTGTTGCCTACCTACACAACCAAATGTATACCGGTATTAGATGAAACTAGATAGTCCCAATTCCTATCGTCATCACATCGCTTCACCGTGGTCTAATACTGATGAATAATCAACCACTTCGGATAATTATTTCATACTGGATAGGTCCTTTTATTCTACTTGCTGTGCCCCTCCAACCCTCTTTCTACTAAATAAGCAAACTTTTTCTTAATCTCCCTGAAGTGGTTTGGGAACCTAATTACTGCTTACATCAACATTGCAGTTCAGTAGATTAAGCGCAGAGACGAACCTGCTACTTCTTTGTTTCAAAAGAAACATTCGTCAAGTTATAATTCGCCGAGAGTTGATGATCTCTTTTTCATCAGATACACTACCTTTCTACAAGGATAATGCATTGGTCTCTATATCATTTCAAGACCTAGACTGATATAGGCGCTGGCGGGAACAGAAGGACTTGAACCTTCGACATCATGATTAACAGTCATGCGCTCTAACCAACTGAGCTACGCTCCCATATAAAGCCTTTCTTTATCTTCAATCAGCGTTCACACTTTTATCGAAGTGTCAGGTTCTGTTTATTCAAGAAAGGACTAATCCGTCATTCTCACCTGTGCAGGTCCTTGCGCTTGGATATCAAGCTGACCTTGCTTGAGTAACTTGATTCCTCACCAAACAATTAAGGTAGTTTGGTTACCTTATGGTAGGAATAACTGGACTCGAACCAGCGACCCCTTGCTTGTAAGGCAAGTGCTCTAACCTGCTGAGCTATATTCCTATATATATATTTTTATAGTTTAACCAATACATTTAAGTAACCAGCTTAGATGTACCATTAACTCCTGGTGGTTAGCCATTTGTTAAACCCAACTCCGATAAGTTTGTACCTCTTATCATGAAGGAAATTGTGCACTGGTGACCCTACCGGGGATCGAACCCGGAAACCTCGCCGTGAAGGGGCGATAACTCTACCAATTCGTCCATAGGGCCTAATTTAATTTACACTCATATTATATAACCTAATAATAAGTAATACAAGTAAAATCATTGAAAATTTAATGATTTTTTATGTTTTGCCTTTCGGGGCACTTTTTTCTTCTTGTCCTCAAACACTACGCACTTCTTACGTATAGAAAGCCATTGTTGCAGTTGTTCAGAGGTCATTTTGTTATTTATCTTTCTCATACACTTATTGAAGATGGCTGCTTTTAAGCATAGATTACAATTATCTTGCATAAGAGGCTCAACGTCCCAGCACAACCTCTATTTTTATTCCACGTTATTTAATGTGCTTCCTGGCACGCTCACGTGGACTCGAACCACGACTTAGGGTTTAGAAGACCCTTATCCTATCCATTAGATGATGAGCGCATATATCTTTCTATATCGAAGTTATATATTTCTTCTTCAGAAATTACGACTATATTTACATTATTCTGATCACAAACCCATTTTATTTTATCTACATCTTTGTATCCTAGTGCTGGATTTATGTTTTCAATCAAGTAATCATTTTTAGGATCTAAGTATAAGTCATACTCAGGAAGATAGAAATCGGGTGTGTAGTTGTGTTTCTTTCCCGTTAAATCAACATAAGGAAATTTATGACATCTTGACCACTTTATACCCAATGAGTCAAGCTTCTTAGCCATTTCTAACTCTAAAGATGAATCTAAAGAAATACCTTTATATGTAATACTACTTCTATAGGGATGACCACCGAGCTGATTTTCTATTGCTATTTCACGTAACTTTTGTTTTGTCTCCTCGGAATGTTTACGACCTGTGAACACTCCTTGTAGTTCTCCTGAAGCATATCTACTAGCAATAACCTCGGAATATCGTCTTATTCTATCGTCGGTGTTTTTAGTTAAGCCTTTGTTCCAAGCAGTATGGGATACCTTCTTACTCCAAGCTTCAGACCCATAAACTTCAAATGCAGTTAGTTTACGTTGTGGATTCTGTTTACAACAAGATTCATGAGATATTCTGCCTCTTTCTGAGGGGAGATCTTTGCCGCAAAACTTACAAACATTACCTTCATGGTCACTTACATATCTAGGAATAAATGAGTCAAGATTATTTTCATGTCTACTAAGGTGCTTTTTGTAGTTTGATTTAGATATTTCTTGCCCACAGAGATCGCATTTAATCTTTGTTCTTATCATATTGTATACACATCCCCTTCAGTTGTGTATACAATATTTTTAGCAATAGCTAAATGGATTGAGCACTTGTGTATCCAACTGAGCTACTGGCGCACTTGTAAATACATTCACTAAATAGCACACTGTTGTAATCTGTATGTAAAGATGGTGCGGGATAAGGGACTTGAACCCTTACGTCTTAGACACATGATCCTAAGTCATGCGCGTCTGCCAATTCCGCCAATCCCGCATAAATGATCACATGAGATCAAATACAGTTACTTTTCACTGTGCGTCTTTGAATCAATTTCTGACTGAAAAATTAAATCATCAATGTCTAATACAATCAATAAAACAATCCTCCTTTATTAATATATAGTAGGCAAGCTACTCATCCATCCAGATGCTAATTAAGGTACGATACGTGATACCACTTGCCTAATGATGGCTGCCAATGTTGGAATTGAACCAACTTCTTGCATCTTAAGCTACAATGTTTTACTTAATAAACTAATTGGCAATATTTCCAGGAATAGTTTCTCACCCGGCTATGCTTGCTTGTCAAGCTTAGAATCATTCATGGCATATTCCTTGCCACCCACTCTTTTCTATTTGGTGCGGAAATATTCTAGAAGATATTTCGGCAGGATTGTGAGCTCCTTATTTATCAGCTTACCGCTTAGATTGTCACACTACTCATTATCAACTAATAATCCGCAGATAACTAGCCCCTAACTGTAGGTAAAATAACGAGGACGCATCCTTTAGTAGCAGTTTTCAGCGATCATTTTCATTCTTTGTCAGGTTAGCTGATTACTCTGACATCAGTCAAGCGCTACTTGACATCTGGTTGGGACGGTTGGATTCGAACCAGCGAATAGTAGAGTCAAAGTCTACTGCCTTACCACTTGGCGACGCCCCAATATTAGAATAAACTCAAACTAAGTTATTGTCCATAAGATACACAATTCTATCAACCAGGTTGTGCATCTGATGTTCAGAAATTTTTCTCCACTTCCAGCACCAGTCAATCTTGTCACAGATTTTATCAGGACTCATAGAATGACAAGGTCTAAACTGTTCATAAGACTTGATAGCTTTATCAATCTGATCGTAGTATTTATTGAACTCAGACTTCATTGCCCTTCAACTCCTTGCAACCCTCAAACTTATAACTATCTATTTGAGCAGATTGATGAGTCTAACCCTTCTTTTCTGTCCCGAATGAGAGAAGTGTTCGCAACGCATAGAACTCATTAAGTGATAATATGAACGGTTCTTCTCAAAGTCAAACGAGAGTACTGCATTCTATCACTTATCTGCCTCAAATCCTGACTTAAGATAACCTGGCAGCTTGGTTTAGTAAGTATTTTCACCATTCCATATGCCCTTATGTTCTGGTGTGAACATATCTTACCTTTTTGTTCAAATTCCCTCCTCAACGGGCGAGGTGTCCGGCGCTATTCCAACTGTTTGCTTAGTTATTGGATGTCCTACCATCCTCACTGCTGTGTAGGACCAGCAGATGGCAAATATAATTAGGCTGTTCCTCAAATTCCATTTAACTACTGCTTCTGAAGGGATCTTTAGTCCGAACATCAAATCGGGCTTTGACCAATCTTCCGACTGTGACTACCGCAGGTCACTTCGTAGCACCTAACTAAATTTCTTCTTTTCTATTGACTGATTATAAATTAAACATTGAGGCAAAGGTCTCTCACCTTTACGACTTACTCTGAATAATGTTCGCGACCACCATTCAACGACGTACATTTATTACCGCTATCACAGGTAATACTATTCATTAATCCCCGTCTAAGTAAGTTTTTCATTAAAGTTTTTCCTACAAGTTTTCTTTTTGGGCGACTAATAATGGGAATCGAACCCATGTTTCCGGGTTCCTGCACCCGGTGTCCTTGCCTCTTAGACGAATTAGTCTAACTTGTAACTTCCTATCCAACAGGTTGTACGGTCCTTTATATGGATAGTTTGTGCATGAAGTTTATAACCTTAATGGCTCTTTACTCACTACTCAATTTTTAATTACATCTTTATTATATAGGAAGGATTTGAAATAAACAAGTAATTTGTAAAATATTTTTAACTAATATTTATAACTACTTAATATAACTGATCCAATCTACATATCGCAGTATATAGGATAACACGATTTAATACAAGTTATTCTTGCATATTTTTTATTATTTTATCAATATCTTTTGCACACTTCACAAATTCATCTTCCGTCCACCCCTTTGTGGTCATTGCTGGTGTTCCTATACGAATACCGCTTGCTTGCATTGGAGACCTCTTTTCATTAGGTACACAATTCTTATTAACAGTTATATTGTGTTTATCCAATTCTTCTTGTATGTCCTTTCCAGATAGAGTGGGATGTGTTTCAGAAAAGTCAAGTAAAAACATATGGTTATCAGTTCCACCAGTAACCACCTTATACCCCATTTGCTTAAAAGCAGCAGACATGCTGCGAGCGTTTTTAACAACTTGGTATATGTATTCCTTATAAGAATCGGTCATTGCTTCTAGGCCACAAATAGCCTTAGCGTAAATAATGTTCTGTAAAGGTCCTCCTTGACACCCAGGGAATACTGCGCTATCGACTTTCTTTGCAAGATCTTTCTTACAGAATATCATTCCACCTCTGGGCCCTCTAAGAGTCTTATGTGTTGTGGTAGTTATAATATCAGCATAACCAAAGGGACTGCAATGAGCACCTGCTGCTACAAGTCCTGCAATATGAGCCATGTCAACCATGAAATAAGGCTTGTTATAACCATCTAAATACAAGTCATTTATAATATTATAAATCTTTTCGAAATCAATAATACGAGAATAGGCACTTGCACCTGCTAACACAAGGTTAGGGTGGTACCATTTAATTTTGTCCGACAAATCATCATAGTCAATTAAACCATTGTTATCAACATTGTAAAACACCATATTATATAGCTTGCCAGAGAAATTTACCTTTGAACCGTGTGTCAGATGTCCTCCATTATCAAGGGTCATTGCTAAGATAGTATCACCAGGATTAAGTACGCTAAAATATGCAGCCATATTAGCTTGTGACCCGCTATGTGGTTGTACATTTACATGATAGTTCTCTTTTGCCCTGAACACTTCCAACCAAATATCACAACACAGTTGCTCTACTTCGTCAACATTCTCGCACCCTCCGTAATAACGACCTTTATTACCTGAAATTCTGTTAGTAGGATATCCTTCACTATATTTGTTAGTAAAACAACTACCTAACGCATCTAGAATATCATCGCTAACAAAATTCTCTGATGCAATTAACTCAATGTTATTATTTTGTCGTGTAATTTCCTTGTCCAGTAAATTTAATAATCTCAGTTTGGTTCTAAGAATGTCCAACACACTAACCTCCAAGTAAAAAATAGTGCACCTTAACAGATGCACCAAATGATTGAAAATATGAATTTATATTACTATCACAATTCAATCCCACAAGTCATAGAAATATTTTGCATATAGCTCGAAAAACTTGTCTTTATAATAATCCATCATCTCATGTTTAATCTTTGGATCAATGTCGTCGTACAAAGAATTTGATTCATCCATATATGAAAGATATTCAATCATTCTGTCCAGTATGTTATTCCACACATATTCATTCTTCTCTGAGTTTTCTGTACTGTAGTCAGGTATAACAATTGGTGTACCAACTCTCTTATACCGGTAATTCAAAAGTGCCTCTCTCATGCCAGATACAAACCAGTCACGTGTGCTCCACAACATTAGGTCAGTATACCCATGTTTTAACAAGAAACATAACCTTTTTAATAGGATTACAATATCTTTTAGGTTGCGGTAAAAATGAATGCCTCTGTAAAGAAATAATCCGTAAGTAATATGCGTTACCTTTTTCATACTCCACCTCTTATGGTCCTATGGTCTGAGTGGTGAGTCCCGCCCTCACGGCCTCGTGGTCCCAGGCCACGCGCTCTGCTAACTGAGCTACACCCAGAAAAATGGCAGGGACGGTTGGGAATCGAACCCACCCAAGCGGTTTTGGAGACCTCCTCGCCAGCCTTGGAACATTCGCCCCTATATTCGCAGGAATAGATTGATGGGAATAGCTTGTCACCCATCTATGCCGACTGCTTGCTCATGTCTTTCAGCTTTGTATAGTTCATTTTGCACTATCAAGTCAACCATCTAATTCCAATGGATTTGTGGTAATGATAATAAGCGGAGCCGTGCATGACTCCAATAGCTTCAATGAGTGATTAATAGGTTTATACACCATACAAGGTACTATTTCGTTCTTATCTTTTCTATTTGCACTACTTATTACCATTTGGTGGGTCAGGGAGGACTTGAACCTCCAACCGCATTAAGCACCTGATTTACAGTCAGGGGTGATACCAATTACACTGTACTGACCCATTTATTATTCTTACATGAATGGCTAACCCAAACCATTCACCATGTGCACACCACTATACACCTTATTCTGTGCACTTCCCTTATTACAATCTATATTATATTATATAATTATCTATTACACAAGTAACTTAGGCAAGAAGTTCATTAACTCTATTTTGTACTGCCTTTGCATCATAACCGGCAGCTTTCAACTTCTTTGTGCGCTCTGCACCATTGCCCCAATCACCACGAATAACTTCCTTGGCTACCTCGTCAATGGATTTAAGCTGAGGCTTTGAGCCTTCTGAAAGTTCGTTGACTCTATTCTGCACTGCATCATAATCATAACCAGCACTCTCAAGAGCTTTACGACGATCAGATCCGTTACCCCAGTCACCACGAATGACTTCTTTAGCTAACTGATCAATTGACTTCTTGGGGGTAGAAGGCGTACCCTCTAAAATTTCATTTACACAGTCCTGCACTGCATCATAGTCATATCCGGCGCTCTCAATACGAGCACGACGGTCAGAACCATTACCCCATTCTCCACGAATAACTTCCTGAGCTATCTCATCTACAGACTTCTTAGCAGGAGCGGGAGTAGGAGTAGGTACTACTTCAGGAGCCTTACTATCATCAAAACTAATTCCAAAGTATTCACAGATACCATGGGCAATAGTTTCACCGATAAGTGTAGTATTGTTAACAATAAACTTAGCTCCCTCAACTGTGTCATGGAACTCACACTCAATATATGCAGTAGGTGCGGAAGGAACTCTTACTTCATATAAATCCGGATTAGCACTGATACTTTCACTTGTACCAGGAGTGATAGGTGACAGTAAATCAAAGATTACCTTACAAGCCTTAGCACCTTCACCACCAACAGAATAATAAAACATACGGGTACCCATGACCTTGCCATTAAAGGCATTAGTATGAATAGGAACATGAAGGTCAGCACCAAAAGCGTTAGATTTCTGGCACTTTTCCTGCATTGACTCGTCATGCATTAGCATAACGTCGATACCATTACGGATTAGTGCGGTCTTACAAGCCTCCGCAATCTTACCACACTGTACGCCCTCGGTTGTATTACCGTAAGCATATACATTGTCATACTGGTTTGAGGGGCTTAGAAATACTTTTTTAGACATTTTGAGTCCTCCTTTTTATAAATTACCTATTAGTTCTTATTTTATATTATACTAAAGATATAAGCTTCTTTTAGCTTATTTCCAATATCCTTTTGCATAAAAAGAAAGAAATAGACCCTGAACCGTTTCTGAAGTGGCTCGTAATGGATAGACATGAGGTGTGGTATTAGCATTCCCTCCATTAATTTCTAATCCTGCAACTGCATATCTGTCTGTAGCAAGTACAGAGGCCCAGAAAAGAGGTTTATATCTAAATAATCCTGAAGGATAGGCCTCTTGTCCGCAATCTTTACCTTCATAGAGACTTCCCCAAGCGGAAGTAATAGCAACATTTCCGCAATTTTTAGCTGCCCAACATTCAGCAATTCCACTGTTCCATTTTCTATAAGTCCATATGCCACTACTGGATAACTCAATAACAAAATCATTGATATCTCCAAGTAAATTATTTATATCATTCAAATTATCTGCAGTAATGGCGGTTTGTCCTGATGTATATGTTTTCTTTGAAAAAGCCATAATATCCTCCTTTTATCCTACTATTGCATTTCCTGCAATAGCTATATTTGCGCGGTTATTACCAGTATAAGTTATGTTCCAAGAATTATATTTCCATCCGCTATTATAAATTAGTGGAATTCCATATAAAAACTTTCTTCCATTATAAATTCTTACTGGTTGAATTTGTTTAGTTGAAACTTGTGTTTGACTAGCAGAAGTTCCTACTCGAAATTCACAATTATTAGTTGTCGCTGTTCCGCCTGTTGAGTCAGTGACAACACAATAAACATAAGTATTATCATCGGTATTATGAAGAAGCGTTCCGGTTAGATTTTGAGAGGTTGCAATAATTGTAGCTCCTTGATACCATTTATAAGTATATCCTGTTCCTCCTGATGGATTACAAGTTAGCATAAAGCTATCTCCATCATAGCCAGCTATGAAATCTGGGATAGATTGGACAGATATAGTGTTTACACTTGGGGTGGGAGGTTCGGGAGGAGTGGGTTGAGTAAGCGTAATGGTCCCAGATTTTGAAGTTGGACTATTGTATCCAGGGCGCCCAGATAAAACTACACTAAATGTTCCATAGGAGCCAATATCATAGCTTCCACTTATACTACCATAGTAGACTGGGAATTTTGTACTTTGGCTCCAGCCTGTTGCAGGATAGGAATAAACAGAATGCCCATTGATAGTACAGTTTATATCAGTAACATCTGCTAGAGTACCATTTCCTGGGTCCATTTTTGTTACTTCAAAAGTCCAATTTACAGTTGTTGAAGTTCCATATTGAGTGACAGTAAAAATAAATTCTCGACCCAAATAAGAATCAGAGGTTAGAGTTATTGAATTAGCCATTTACTCACCCCTTATGCAGTTCTCTTCCAAATATATACACTTAGATACGGAGGCATATTATTGTGAGACTTTCCCCCGCCGGTGGTGCCCGTCAGGGTGTTACGGCTGATATCAAATGCCGCCGATGCGAAGGGGTAATATCTTCCGCTTCCGCTCTGCGACCCCATGTCGCCTATGGTGAACGCCTTCTTGCTGTTGGTGATAAATCCGGAGTATCCTGCTTCATTGGCCGGATTGTGTCCGTGGCTGGGCATCTCCTCTGTCGTCAGTGTATGGCTGGCCTCACCGCCCTGGCTCCCCGCAGGATAGCTACTACTCATTCCAAGTAAGAACCTGCCTTGAATCTGCTCCCAAGTTCCTCCAAAAAGTGTTCCAGGATTTGTACTATTTACATTCATATAAATGGAACCGATTGGATAGACATTATCCAAAACAAAATTAGTTCCGACTGTCTGGAAGAATAATTGGTTGGTCGCTGGATTACTGGGTAAAGTAGCGCCATAATCTGTTCCCGAAGTTAGCTTGATTCCCTTCGTAGTTAGTGCGCCTGTCATAGTTCCACCGGAGAGAGATAACTTTTTACCTAATTCGCTATTTACGACTTTATTCTGAACAGGATTTGTAGAAGTTGAAGATAGTGCTGAATCGGTATCCACTTTTACATAAGGAAGACTTTTAGCTTGTGTACTTCCGTCGCCCACTTTTAGCTTGTTAGTGTCGGTTTCATATAACGGTTGACCGTCTGCTAATACTTTGGTTGAAGCTTCTACCTTACTTTTTGTGCCTCTTAGAAATTGTATTGCCATTTATTTGAATCCTCCTCGGATATTTATTATTACCTTTGATAAAAGTATATACAATTGTAAATGTACATGGAATCCTATTTTATTACCAATACAGTACCCTTTGACAATTCCTTTATGTTTTTATTTCGATTACGTAACACAATTACAGGGAGGGAATACATTCCAGCAATTGATTCCCAAGAGTCGCCCTCTTTTACAACATATGACATATTTGCACTATTGAGCTCACCCCAAATGTATTCATCACTTAATTTATCATACTGCTCTTGAGTCCCATACATAAATTTAACTTCTTTATTCACACTTACTCCACCCACAAGATTTACATTGTACACATCCACCTTCTCGTGCAAGAGGCTCTCCGCACTCTGGACACTTTGAATATATAGGCTTAGGTAATACGATACCAGTATCACTGGAAGGATGTTCATCACTCATGTAATCCGTTACATCAGTAACCTCACTTTGCATTTCGTTCCACATATCCACTAGCGCATTACCGATAGCCATGGGACAACAAGATCCACGTGAAGTATCATGTTTTGTAGCAGTCCTTGTCGCATAACTCGGACATACACCTGTAGAATCAAGCTGATCCTTTATAGAAATAATATCTACCCCTGCTCTACACAGTAAACTCACCATTCTGCTGAGCCCAGTCATGAAATTAGCACACCCACCGGTACTACCCTTGTTAAAGTACACTTCTTGTAAGCTACCGTTAATAGGATTGAAATAAGCAAGTACATGAAGACTACCACACCCAGTAATAAGTTTCCTTTTCTTACCCACCAATTCCTCGGTGCAATCTACAATAAATCCTCTTGGCAGATCTTCCTCCTTTAACACTGTCTTACTCTTAGATGCATCTTCCTCTGATACAAGTACTCCTTCTCTTTTACATCCTGAGCGATACACGGTGATACCCTTTAACCCACACTTCCAAGCATTAAGATAAATATTTTTAACATCCTCTATAGTAGCTGAATTAGGTAGATTGACTGTGGAACTAATACTTGCATCAATGCCTTTTTGCCATGCGGACTGCATTTCAATACGTTTATTATAGTTTATTTCGGAAGAGTCCACAAACCATTCAGGAAATTTATCATTAACCGTAAGCCCATGTTTTTCTGCATAATCTTTATAAATAGGTGTAAGTACATCATAATACTGTGTACCTCCGTGTAAGGACTCTGTCTTTCTTCTGTAGCTTTTAGCAAAGATGGGCTCAATACCACCACTTACACCAAGCATTGTAGAGATAGTCCCGGTAGGAGCAATTGTCAATAGCTGGCTATTAGCCATCCCATATCTTTCAACTACATTTCGTGTTACTGTATCAGCATTAGCTTTAAAGAAGGAAGTGCTTTCAATATTAGCGTTATATCCAGGATATGCACCTTCGTGTGAAGCAATACGAGCAGATACGTACATTGCATGATTTGCCATACCCATAGATACATCCCTACAATGTTCGATAGCTTCATCACTATCGTACCGTAGGTGCATCTTAATAAGCATATCTGCAACACCCATTACTCCTAGGCCAATCTGACGCCACTTTGCTACACTGTCTCTCTGTTCCTGTAACGGATGCAACATCAAACCTTCTTCTAGAACTTCGTTCAAGTAATTGACACCAATATCAACTACTCTATAAAAATCATCGAAGTCAAACTTTCCATCTTCACTAACAAAAGCAGATAGGTTGATTGAAGAAAGTAAACAAGAGCCACCAGCAGGTAGTGGTTCTTCTGCGCACGGATTTGTACCAGCATACTTAAAATCTTTATTATTACTAAGTAGGTTGTAATTACAGATATTATCCCAAAACAGTATTCCAGGCTCTGCCCAATTCCAGTTGTTTTCACACAATTTATCAAAAATGACACGAGCCTTTTCTATCTTGGTGATAGTATCTCCCGTTTCTTTTCGAGTAAATGACATTACCCAATCTTCGTCATTTTCAACTGCACGCATAAAATCATCTGTGACACGAACAGAGATATTAGCTTTAGTTACTTTACCCTCTTTTGTTTTAATGTTGATGAAGTCCATTAAATCTGGATGGTGACAATCCAAACTAATCATCAAGGCTCCCCGGCGACCGTTTTGACCTATCTCCTCAGTTGTCATACTGTAACCTTCCATGAAGCTAACAGCACCGCTTGTTTTTTCAGCTTGATTATGTACCTTTGCACCCGCAGGAGCCAAGTTTGAAATATCGATACCGCAACCTCCGCCGTATGAATAAGTACGCGCAAGTTTAGTTCTACTTTCATAGATAGACTCAAGAGAATCTTCAGGAGGTGTCACCACATAGCAGTTTGAGTAAGTTACTCGGGTATTCTTAATACCTCTATTACTCAGTATTCTTCCACCCGGAATAAACTTCTTGTCCAGTATCGCTTGTCGGACATCGCTGTTATTATTACTAACTCTGTCTAACCACTGGTCAAAGGTTTCCTCACCCTTTCGATATTTTCTATTCCAGATATCAATGCCTAAAGTGTTATCTTTACCCAGCCACTGTTCTACTAGCATACTGTCTCCTCTTCTTCGATAAATAATAGAAAAATATACTAACAACGTTTAATAGTAATATTGTATCAGAATATTTTTCATGTTCTTATACATATAGATTATAAATGAAAATACGTTGTAACACAAGTAATTCAGGGCCTTAGTAGTGTAGTTAGTATGTCACCCTCTCCCACAACTCTGCCATAGAAATCTTTTGTGTAATTAGATTTCTTAATATAAGTACCCTTTACTCTACCATAGAAATCTTTTATCACTTTATCTCCGTTGGGCTTAGTGATGATTGTTCCGATAACTCTTCCGTAGAAATCTTTTATGTTTTCCTTATTGCTCATATACTTTTTTCACCATATCCTTTATTTCATTCTTTGCATCACTGTCAGAAATTATCTTTACCTGTGATGCCATCTTGTGTGGATCATTTATAAATTTATCAATTATGCTACACAATTTATTCTGATTATAGTCCATGCGTTGAAATATATATGTAACCCTGTCATCGAGTTCATCGAAATCAATTCTAAAAGGTCCTGCTTGCATGTATTTTGTTATTCCGTATGTTGTGGAACAAATCATTATCCATTCTTGGTACACACTATTTGTTACGGAAATACAGAAATTACCTATATCCTCTATTTCAATAGAATCTTGTGCTGACATGGTATACATGTATTCAAATTGCATTAAGGAATCACCTCAAAACTAGTCACAACAAATTCATGTGCCAATCTTATCTCTAATTCACCGTTATCCATTCGCTTCTTATGCTCACGAGAATGTAGTTGTCCAATAAGCTTTATCTTTGTATTGACTGAAAGATCCTGTATTTTCTTTGCTACACTTCCCCAAGCTATACATGGAATATAACTATTAAGTCTTTTTGTATTATCCTGCGAATAAAGATTATTTGCAATAATGAAGTGTATATTTTGCTTACCGCTCCTTGTTTTCCTAAGGGAATTTATTTTACAAATACGTCCATCTATTGTCGCACCATCCACTTCTTCTTGCGATGGTTGATCAAAGTATGTAAATACATATATCATGACCCTATTACCATCGTCTTCTGTCTTATAAGAATAAGAACGGATGTTTCCTTTTATTGATATTTTCTCATTATTTTTGTAAGGGTTAGAAAATGATTTAAATTTCAAATTTATAACATCTTCTCTACCGTTGTCACGAGTACATATTAGTTGTGCTTTATCAAATTCAACCTCACCAATACTATGTGAATGCTGAATATTCTTTATTGTACCTGACAATATAATTTCGTTCATCTTATCGATCTCATTTCTGTAGTAGTTTTACACACACACTACCCAGTTATTACCATCCCAAACATAAGGAACAACAGCGTTCCATTTTTTATCAACGGGTTCATAAACAAAAACGGTGTATAGTTTCCCATCTGCATCTCCTGTAACACCTTCCGAAATACGAGCAAATCCCTCAGGCTTAAATCGTAAAGTATTTGACTTGGAAATAAGGCCACTCACGGAAGTTAAAGCTTCTACATACAACTCATAAACATTATCTACTTTAAGATTTCTTATAATGCCTGAAGTGTATGTAGCATCAACTGTATTATAAACAACATCCTTTTTATCCCCTGTGTTTACATCCCTCAATATATACTTCCAGTTGTTACACATAATATCTGATGTAGCCTTAAAATTATATAACAAACCTCCAGGTTCACCTGTCAAACTAATTATAGCTACGCGAGTAGAAACATCATCTATACTCTTACTGTTTCCTATTTTGGTGTTATCTATTCTTGTAATGTAAAGTGTATATCTTTGTGTTGAATTATTCCGCAGAGACACCTGTGCTTCAGGATTAGTGTTAGCATTAACTTTTCCTGTGGCATAAGTTATTCCGTCGTATCCTTTTAATGTGTAGTTTACATTATAAGTACTTGTAAATTTAAGTATACCTTTATTACTGCTTGTAGGGTTAATACTAAGGTTATTTATCGGAGGAATTGTACAATCAACAGAAATGATAGGGGATACAACCCAATCTGAATTACCATTTACTGCGTATGCTTTCAACCGGTGAACACTCGAAGAAACACCCGAAAAAATACCCTGAGCTGTATTACCGCTTAACGAATATGTACCCTTATATACATCGTCTAAGTAAACCTTGCAAGAGGTAGCCGTACTACCTGTGGTTACTTTCCAGTTAATTGAATTAGCGGTAAAGTCTGTGTACTTAATACTTACACTTGATGGATTAGGCTTCTTATTTGGAATATTAGTATAACTCACAGTTATACCGTACGGCTCAAACCTTCTATAAGCAATAGCCTGATTATTTCCCGCACTCGGACACCAGATGTACAAATCGGCGGATGACCCAGCGGAGACAACGGCAGGGGTATTGAATGTGAATGTATACGGCTGACACTGTGACTGGTTGGGTGTGTAACCTCCAGCTCCTCTATATGTAGTTACCACATTTGAAACAGTTCGGGATTCAGAGGTGTAACCCCCAGCTTTCATATAAGTCGAGAAAGAACTGCCATTTCCGTAAAGGTGGTCTCCCCAACTACACTCACCTCTTATAGTTCCTATATTTACGGTCAACGAATGTATCTCTGCTTTTTCTGAACTACTTGGGTTTCTGAATGTTCCTATATAATTCAGTTTATTGTCTCCAGAGTATGACCACTCGTTATCATAGTATACTTTTATCTCAGCCATCGTACTGCAACCTTTATTCCACTAACTTGAAAAATAGCTGACCCTTTACAGGGTTTGAAGGAAATGTTTTTCCATACATCTCTGTATTTAACACTGTTTTACCAACATTACTAGGTCTAATACCGGAAATAGTTATCAGTTCTGGGGAGGTCCAAGACTCGGAAGATATCTGAAATCCCCCAATACTTGCAGTGGACTCAGTTGCGGACAGATCAAACAAACCGTTATTGTTTACAATACGCTGAGTTTTCGCACTTTGCCCGCTAATATTAATATCTGAAACCTTTGTGCCCCCTACATACAGATAGTTATCTGAAAGATTAAAAAAGGGCTCACCTTCATTAAGCTGTGGAACAGAAGTTCCCCTATTTATCTGAACAGGAACATTCAGTATGGACATTTAATCACTCCTTGTTCTTATTTTTAATATACTCATCATATATTTCCTTTTCTTCATCTGTCCAAGGAATTTCCTCCAGAGTTACCTTTCCAGACTGAACAGCCGCTAAGAATTTAACACCACTAGCAAGTTTTGCAGCTTCTGGGTCATTTTTGATATCCTTATCTAGCATATCCGCAGTCAAATCAATTGAATCCATGTACATTCTAATCACGGATTCTCTTTCTTCATCAGTTGCATTATCAAATTCTTCATCAATCTCAAGCCCCACATCAGAAAGTAAAAGGCCATCCAGATGATCGATCTCATGCTGTAATACTTTAGCTGCCATGCCCATCATCTTAACGGATTCAATCTTACCCATAGGAGTTTGATAAGCTACTTCAATCGTTGTGTTACGCGGTCTAATGTATTCCTTACCAGGAATACAATGACATTTCTCCCTTGAAAGCTCTAATCCTTCGGCTGAGGTAATAACAGGATTAACAAAGGATCTCATTTTACCATTAAAATCTAAACATATAACCCGTTTATCACTACCTACGTGAGCAGCCGAAATCCCGCACATATCATCAAAGGTACTCATGGTGTGTTTAAGATCCAGTACTAAGTCCTGTACATCCTTATTACCTTTAATAATCTCTACTTCGTCGCACCGTTCAGACAACTTATCATAATCGGTAACTATTTCCTTGATATGCGGATCCTTAAATTCAATTACTTTACCCACTAGTCATCTCTCCTTAAAGTTTGTGAACAATAATTTTATAAGTTTCACTTTCAAAATCAGCAATAATATTAATGCTATAGTAGTCATTTATATACATTACATTTGACACATAAGCATTACTTACACTTGAGTCTGACATTTCATCAACAAGATCTGTATTATCCAACTTTGTAAAAGCCTTACTATATTCGTTTGAATCATTTAGCTCTACAACATAAGTATTTGAGTCTGAATAATAGCCAGGAATATCAATTCCTATCTTTTTAAGTAATTCTTTCATTATTCCTCCTATGTATAAAACCTAATAATATATACAATTCAAACCTTATAGCGTCAGGTTATCAATTATGCTCTTGTTTTCTTTTTCTATCTCTTCTTGTGTATGACCCGCAGAAGCTAAAAGAAGATTCTTGGATCTATTACTATACCTACGTTGTTTTGATGCTCTCTTTGGCTTATCTAGTAAGTACTTAATATAACTTAAAGTCCTGTAACTATTTTCTACTGGTTTGATAGTTAACTTTAGCTGTTCAATTCTCTCGGGTTCAATCATACCGGTGGACACTTCCTGAGAAAGGTCTGCTAATACTTCTTGAAGCTCAGCATACTGTGCACTTATATTATCATAATATTTATCAAAGTCTCGCTTGGACATACTTTCAACTCCTAAAAATCAAGCACCGATGATATATCGGTGCTTGATCTTAACTCAATATATTCATCCTAAAGTTTCATTACAATATATTTTTAAGGTAAGCTATGGTAAAATTAGGCCTTAGAACAGCCAGTTATAAAAAGGCTTCCAAAAATTTTCGAAGGTGCTATTGAATTGATTCAACACCCTATTATACTGCTCCACAGCCTTATCTCCGGAAAAGGTTTCAGTGTAAACACCATACTTCTCATTAAATTCCTTAATGGCTTCCATACGCGCATTTTCTGCATCACTGATTTCCTTCTTTGCAGGATCAAGGATATTCTTAACTTGTTTCTTAGCTTCATTGATAATATCATTTACCTGCTTTTTTGCGACATCGTAGCTTTGATAAGCCCGATCAATTCGATCATTGGCTTCGTCAATCTTTCTTGCCATCTCTTTACGAGAATTTTCTGCGATGTCCTCCTGCTTCTTAGCTTCATCTTCTGCCTTAAGCAAATCGGCTTCGCTATCATAGAACTTCTTCAAATTTTCGCTGTAGTACTTCATCTTAATACAATCTCCTTACTTTTGGGACTTACCTATCTAGGACTTACCCATTTGACTTATAGATTTAATATATATAAAGCATAGCTTACCTGTCAACATTAATCTTATACAAACATTTTATCACATTATCGGGAGTACTAATAATCAAAGTTTGTGAGGGACGACTTGTTAATCTCATGTCCATAGAGTAAGTATCTACTCCCATCAAACTCCCGTTAGAAATACGAATGCCTTCATGCTCTTCTTCCAATGATATATGATGATAATGAGCTGATAAAACCAGGTCATTACGACGACGTGTCATTGCATTCAGGTTATCAATAACCTTACTTGGCTTATCCTTATGACCGTGTACAGCTGCTACCTTAAAATTATAGATATTAAAAGCAGCAATATCATCAGCAAAAGTATTATGATTTATCTCTACATTCTTATTTCCTTTCAGCCTTTCTTTTACATACCAAGGAATAATACGAACAAGTGTTTCCAGCTCAAGGGAGTCTTTCTTATTAGGCTCCAAACGAGAATGATTATCCATAACATCGTAGTATGAAATGTGAAAATATTGCGACAAGTCACACAACATCTCTGAAACAATCTCGGACACTTCCATGACTTGAGTTATAACATCTTCTCTACTCTGAAGTCTTATAGCAAGATGTATTCTTCCCGCAATAAGATCAGACAAATTAACAACATTTAGTTGTTTATAATTATTTGCCTTTCCAATCTTAATCACATCTTGAACAAGATTTGCAACACGAGTTCTGCACACTTCAGGATTATATACATTAAAGTAATTATCAAATTCAATACCGTAATGCCAATCTGAAATTAAAAGTGTGCCAATACATCCAGCATCTGTTACATCCATCTTATTAGCTGTAGGAAGGAATTTTTGTTTGCCCACAATCATTGCAGTTTTTTCTGCGATTTCATGTAAAGTCTCCTCACGGGACATCTTACGAATATAAGCGTTATTCTGTACTCTCTCATCGCCTAACTTTACACGCTCTTTTCTGATTTCCATCAGTATAGCTTTCAAGTCTTCAACCTCATTATCGTCATTGTCAACAGTTTCCTCAATGACGGGAGCTACAGATAATCTCTTGCATTCTTTTCTGTACCAAGACTCACTGTGAGGAATATCTGAATATTGATTAATTACTTCTGCCATTTCATTCCAAGTATAACCAAGTGCATCTTTTAACGAATAACATCTTACTCTATACTGCTCAAATGACTCATCTTTTTTCTTATGTAATAGCTCGTTGCATACATTCATCAGTAATATTTACCCCTGTTCTTTATCATTTTCCTGAACATCAATTACCTCAACTGAACTGGGTGATTTTGATTTGTTCAGCAGTGCTTGCACAGTCTCAATTACGCGTTGACGAGAATCTCTACTTAACCCATTATCAATACTTATATTAACATTATTTTGTTGTAGTAACTGAATTTGTGGAGTTTCTTCTACAAGATTAAGATTTTTACTAGCACGATCAATAGCTGATTCAGCTGCTTGCATATATTTTAGCAGATCATCATTTGTATATAGATTGGGATTTTTCTCAAATCGTTCAATCATCTGATCCGTTACTTTATCAAGCAAGTTATTCATCTTCAATACTCTTAACACATTTCTTTTCTGAGCATTAAGATTAAACAACGCTGTTAAATCTCTTGTTTCTTCAACAGTTTTAGCGTCAATTATCTGCTGTGCTATATCCTCATTCTTATTGTCAAGGGACTGTGTTGACAATTTATTTTGTTCACTCATTGAAACAGCTCCTTGTAAGTGCTACTAATTCGTTGTCCAAGATTTTCGTCCAGTTTTTTATCGAGTATGTCCACCCCTTTATAGGATAACTGAAGATTCTTTTCAAATTTTTCATTAGGTGTGAATTTATATCTTATTATATTATCCTCGTACTCAAAATACAAGTAACCTATTCCTATATCTATGGTACAACTGTTACTGCCAGATAATTTACTTTCAATTACATCGTGACTTATACTATACAAAGCAAGGTCCATGAGTTTATCAATATTATATCTTTTAACACCTGACAGTGCTTCTACATCAGCTATTAAATCATACATATATCTAAATCCTTCTTACTAAGGTCTCTTCTTTAATACGTGAAAGATATTTCACGCTTTTGTCTATATATTCCTCATAAGCTTCGAGCCCTTTTTGCAACCTATCGCTTACACACTTAGCAAAAAATTCTTCCGGTGTTTCAGTTCTATTATGTATGTCAATTTCTATACTATTTAATATACTATATAACATGTTATACATTTTACGATATACTATATTTGCCCATTATGTCTATAATCAATTTATATAAGTCTACAATCTGCGCTTTCTCATTTTGTCTTAAATCAATGGAATTAACTACCGTATTAAAATCAAGTCCATCCATCTGTACCTTTTGATATAGCAACAAAGCATTAAGTACACGGTCAATTTCAGCTATAGTTGGAATAGTTATTGTCAGACCACCGTAGTATTGACACAGGTTAAGAAGCGAATCTTTATCGAGTATATAAGCTAATTCACTCAAAGTAGAGTACTTTGGATCCTCCTTTAACTTATAGAGAATGAATAGTATCAAACTATACACATCTTTAGTTTTCAGCTTTCTTAGCTCACTGTTCATATTCATAAGGATTTATCTGCTCGACCTCATTTCTATAGTTAATCATTATAGCATCAGATAGTAAAGGATCTACCCATTGTTGAGAAAGAGTCTCGTTTAGCTCACTTGCTACTTTTGCTTTTGTTTTACGTAACAACACAAGTATGTAATCTCTGAAAGACTCAGGTAGATGGTATAACAACACCTCACTGTTCTTTTTACTAAATGCTTCGTTAAGATGTAATTCGTTTATACGATTTGTTTTTATTAAGTTATTTAAGTAAGATTCTGTAGACCTTGCAAGTGTCAACTGATTTAGAAAACTCAACTTAATACTCGTTATAATATTATATTTCAACACCTTGTCGCCAGAGTATGGAATAGTTTCAATACACTCATTACATATAGGACCTATACCTTCAAGCATTAAATCAAAGGCAGTTTTTGCCGTAAAATCTGTGTGCATACACAGTAGGTTACTGAAGTTATACAATGCGGATTCATCAAGAGACTCACTTATGACGGGTTGATAATAAGTACTCTGCTCAAAATCAACCTTCATGGGGTATATAGTAGCATTTAAGTAGTTCAGTATACTTTTTAACGGCTCCATCTTATATGAGTCATCAAACTGCTTAGGATTAACAAGTCTCATGTAAGCACGAGTAGCTCCGAAAATACCAAAATCATCGTAATATTCATTACGACGAAAATATCTTTTTTCTTTTGCTAGATGTTTTACAAGATGAAATAAATATTCAAAAATAGTTTGAGCATCGTGGCTATCTGTGTATGCAGTATTATCAATGTAGATACACATATCTACATAAGTCACATTATCTGGCTTTCTGTAAATCATTATTTAACGAAAGATACTCCTGTGCTATCTTTCTCAACAACTAGATAACTATCAACAGGAATATCCAGCTCCTCTGCGTGATGCGATATAATATATATACTATTAACGCTATTTATTTTATTAGTAATTAGCTGTATTACTTTGTCGCAACCGACAGAGTCCAAATTATCAAAAACTTCATCAAGCACTAGTATGTTACAATCAAACCCAAGATAATTACATAACATATCTCTTAATGCAAACTGCACAATTATGTCAACCTTTTGCTTCTCGCCTCCAGATAGCATTTCATACTCCTTATTATTTAATTTTACTGATATATTATTACTATCTAAAGCAAAGGATAAAGAAGCAGAATCGAATATATAGCTACCATAATTCTTAACTGCACCATCAATATACTCAACAACATTTTTAAGAAGTATTCCTCTGAAATCTCTTTTTAGTACAGTATCAAATTTCTGTAGTATAGAAAGACTATTTGCCCATTTGTTTATCTGAACTTCGCAATTACCTACACTTTCAATAAGTGATGGTATCTGATTCTCATTCTTGTGTAACAATTCTTCAAGCATACTTTTCATAGAATCATGTCTTAATATCGCATCCGATATATTCTTGTACTGTGATTCACTGCGCTGAAGTTCGTTACTCCACTGTTTTACCTGCTTATCTGTGCTATCTACCAGCTGCATTAGCTCAGCGGCCTTTTCACTCAATTCCCCTATAACTTTACACTTATCATTTTTTAATTGAGTAACCTTATTGCTACGGTCTTGCTGAGCACTTGACAATGACTTGATAATGTGTTCTTTCTTCGCTGTCAAATCATTTAACAAGTTTTCTTTTTCAGATGTGTCTGGTTTTACCACACCTTGTATTTTTTGTCCGCAAGTTGGGCACACATCCTTAACTGACTTCATTTCATTAATTTCATTACGTACAAACAATATTGAATTATCAACAGCACGAAGGTCTGCTGTAAGATTAGAAATAAGATCGTCTTCTTCAAATTTACCTTTTATCTTACTGTCAAAGTATGTCTCTTGCTTATATAGTTCTGCATTTATATTTGACAATTCATTACGCTTACTTTCGATGTCTGTTGAATCAATTTGTGATTTTAGGGCATCAATTCTTTTTTGTAAGGTCTCAGCTTCTAGCTGTTGACCCCTAACGTCTGGAAAGCTATCTAATTTCGCTCTAGTTTCATCAACTGTCTTACGAACATTTGACAAGGTTGTTGATAATGATAACCTACGATCTTCTGCAGCACGTTTCATCTTATCAACTTCCGCTCTTCGTTTTGAAACCTTATCTTTCAATTCCTGTATCATATAATCAGATTTACTCATACGCTCAAGCATCTCTTTTCTGCCTGAAGGAGTATTAGAAGTAAATCTAGCAGGAAGACCTTGTCCCAGAATAATAACACTGCTTATCAATCCAGAATCTATTTCAGGAAGATATTCTTTCAGTATCTTTTCGGTGTCACGGATACCTTTACCCGAGCAGTCCTTCCCGTTTACCTCAAAAAACAAATTTGTTTTATATTTTTCATGATTTTTAGTTCTTGTAACCTTATAGGAAATATCATCAATTGAAAAATCCAACGAAACAAGTGTGCCTCCTTGTGTGTTTATATTTTCAACAGACTTTGATCCTCTAAGTGTATCTCCCGTTAAACACCAAATAATAGATTCCCAAACACTTGACTTACCGCTACCGTTTGATTTAGCTAAATCCTGTGCACACCTATTTACACCACTAACAAGTATGAAGCCACCCTCTGTAAGGTTAATGTCTGCTTCACCAATTGACATGAACCCTTCGATATGTAAAGTCTTAAAATCTATTCGCATATCACTCAATCACTTTCTGTAACTCTGTTATTACATCATCGGAAGTTCCAATAACACTCTGAATATACTGTGAAAATTCACTTATATAATCAATGTGTAATGTATTTTGTTTCTTTTGGTATTCTTCGTTACTTATCTGCTTATTTGATCTGTCCACTATTATTCTGGACTGAATGACTCTGCAATCTTTGGGCACCAATGCGTCTTGCTCAATGTCAGGGTCAAATCGTTTCTTGATGTAATCATAATCTTTATCCTCGCATCTAATCGACAATACTGCAGGTTTACCTAACTTAAAAGCTACTTCATTTATATAATCAATATTACTATTTGACCCGGTAAAATCCAACTTTGTAAATTTCAATGCATAAGGATTATTAACAAGAGTATATTCTAGAGTGTCACAGTCCAAAATCATACATTGGTGAGGATATCGTGTAGCATCTTCGCTAAAATTTTGTCCTGTGATATTTCCTAAGTTTAAAACATTTGAAGATACCCACTGCTGGTTATGCAAGTGTCCATTTACTACAATGTCAAATGTTTGTGACAATTCTCCTAAATCAAATCCTTCTTTGGAAATGAAATTGCCCATTTGTATACCTTTTATGTCGTTGTGAGAAAGTAATATTCTCTTCTTAAATTCTGGGTCAATAAATGATTGTTGAGGAAAATAGTCTTTTATGTTTTCCTTTCTACTAACTTCTAATTCATACGGTAAGATGTAGATAAGAGTATCACCCACTCTAACAATCGAAGGTTTATCATATACACTGTTGTTTTTATTAAGTAAGAATGAGTGAGCAGTAGAAAAAGATAGGTCGGATGTTCCCATCTCATGATTTCCTACAATAAAAGATGTGTATACTGAGTTGTTCCATTTTAACTCAGACAGTGCTGAAATTTCTTCAGCAGTAAGTACACTTGCGTCAAAAAAGTCTCCTAGGAAGAATAGATCAGTACAACCATTACTAGCAGCCGTGTCAATAACCCAGTTAACTGAATCAATTAAGTTTTCAAGCCGTAAAGAATAACGTGTTCCTCTTTTCCTCAGTATACTAGAATATGTACACCAATGAACATCACCACAAATACAAACTTTCATAAATTACACCATCACATGCAAAGAACTTTGCACACCACATAATCTATAAGATATTTCATTTCACACAACTCACCAGTTTTTAACATCCTGTCAATATCAGTCATCGTTTCAAAACAAGACAACAACTGCTGTTTGCTGTATACTCTTGGACTCTTATTTATAGCATAAATCACGTTTGATTTCAACCCCGTATTTTCAGGAGTAGGGTTATTCGATAGCCACACTTGCATCAATTTCTTAAAACCTTGATATAGCAATGTTACTACTCCTAGAGGCTCTGCATCAAAATTCTTTATCTCCCTAAGGGCATTATGCAATAGATTTATATCTTTTCCTGTAACTGCGTTTGTTATGTTAAAAACATTGTAAGTGGAAAGATCACTAAAGCAACCTTCGTTTACCATATCGTCAAACATATACTTCTGCTCATTTACAGAAAACATCTTTATCTTATCCACTTCATTGCTGATTCGGTATATGTCATTGTTACAGATTTTTATTAACCAATCTAACTTATCTCTAGGAACACCTTCAAGTGCGGAATAAACAAAATCCTTTATATGCCACAATTCAATCTTCGGAACTTCCACTATATAATCGGAAAACTTTTCTTTAGACTCCTTGCTGACTTTATCAGCTACAATAAACAATCTATTTTCTGTGGAAAGAGAGTCCGAAATACTGTCAAATAATTCACAGCTGTACACCCTGATATTATCATCTTGAGATGAATCATTCGTTCCAAATATGTCAAATACAGAGATGCTATTCTTTGAGGGAAGATCTTCAAGATACTCAATTTTTAAGTTAAGAATACTACTAATAGCGTTGATGTATTGATACGCTATATACCTGTTATCTGAACATGAAAATATCAGGAAAGAAGCAGTAATTTGTCGCTCTTCAATCTGATCTTTTATTGTTTTTATGTCAATCATTTAGCACCACTTTCCGCTTCCTGTTTAAGATTTACTATATAATTTTCAACTAAGTGTCTTTTATTTACATTTGGAATGAAAGTGTTATTATAAAACTCCCGAGTAAGATTAAACATTTCAAAACTAATAATGCCCTTACAATAAAGATCCTTACTCATGTTAATAAGAACATAGCAAAAAGTACTGAAGTCCATCTTATCAGTGTCTGTTTTTGTCAGAGAAATCTTGTCAGGTATTGTGAGTGCATTTGAGTAATTTGCAACAGTTATCTTTTTGAATATCTTTTCACATAGATTAATGATGTCTTGTAAACCTGATTCTTGCAATTTCAGGACCCATCCGGGTGTATTTGCATATTGAAGAACTATATCGGAAAAATCACAGTCTTTGTGTAAAAACTGCTTTAATTCTTCACTGTTGTAATTTGAAAAAGAATAAACTCTACATCTATTTACAACTGTGGGGAGTAATTTCTGTTTGCAAGAGGATAACAAGAAGATATACGCATTCTTTAGTGGTTCCTCTAGGAATTTCAGCAACATATTTTGTTCTTTTACGCTGATTTCATCGCAATTAACGATATATATGTTAGGATACGGAGAAAGCTGTGCTTCCTGTATCTTTTCAAGACTAATACAATCGGTTATGTCAATTATATCATAGCCAATTTTTGCTGCAAACTCTTTTACAAAAGTATGTTTACCAGATCCCCATTCGCCGGACAAAAGAACTGTTCTGGGAATACTATTTTCAGCGATGTGATCCTCAAAAATCTTTACCAGCGATTCCTGACCGACCAAAGTATCACTCCCATCTGGTCATGTTTAAGAATGCAGCCTCCACAGTTGTACGCATAGAAGCATCATTCTTTATCATATTTTTAAGTTTTAACAACTTATCTACAATTACCATGTAGTACTTTTCCGCATTTTCAAAATTAGTGCTTAGCTTAAGTGCTTCTTCTTGGCTGTGAGGAATATCCAGCAGATCTGTACTACGAAACAAACAATACTTAGTCACGTCCAAACAAAAAGCAAAAAATTGATCAACAAACAACTTTAAATCTTTACCTTCATAATAGATATTAGAAATAGTTTCTATAACCTTATCCTGCTTACAGTCGATAATATCATTTACTAAAGTAAAGAACATAGAATACGAATATGTCCCCAGGGCAGTTAACGCATTATCGATTGACATATCTGTGTCAAAAGATCCTACCTTTTCTAATAACGAAATAGCATCACGCATACCGCCATTACAGATTTTAGAGATATATTCGATTGTCTCACCATAATTGGTAAAACCCTCACTTTTACAAATATATTCCAATCTGTCTCTTATCTGAGAAGAACTAATCTTTGAAATATTGTATCGTTGACATCTATTTATAATGGTTTGAGGTATCTTTTCCGGGTCTGTTGTACAAAACATGAAAATTGTGTACTCTGGAGGTTCCTCAATACATTTTAGAAATGCTTGCCACGCATTATTTGAAAGAGCGTGACATTCATCAACCAAGAAAATCTTATACTTACTACTGATGGAACGCTCCTTTGCAGACTTTACAATACTTCTCACATTTTCAACACCGTTATTAGATGCTGCATCCATTTCCTCTAGCCCATCCAAAGACCCGTTTATCTTGCTTGCCAAAATACGAGCCAGAGTTGTTTTACCGCATCCACTAGATCCACAAAAGATATAACAATGTTTATAATCATTATTCTCAACCTGTTTTTTCAATATCTTAACAACGGAGCTTTGCCCACAAACCCCGTCATCAAAATCCTTCGGTCGATATTTTACTGCTAAACTTTCAGGCATTCTAAGTTACCTCCGAACTAATCTTAACATAATTTTAGTATGTTTTTTGTCAAGACACAAGTACCTTACATCAATACATAGGTGCCCAATATTGTAATTGATTTACGAGGTAACCACAATCCCTTATATACATCTTCTGTCAGTAATTGTGAGGCTGTATTAAATCCTTGTAAATCCCACTGAATCATATTACCTTGTATTCGAGTAACTACACCTTCCATTACATAGCTTTTTGGAACAACTCCATGATTCCAGTTTGCTGATAATGTAAATGTTTTAGGCTCATCGACAATATATTTTTCTACCTGTATCCTATATTTAGTACCCACACAAAATTGTTGATCTACAGTAGGTGCTGGTGTATCACTTTGATAGAAATATATCTCTGTAGAAGTTTCGTTATACTCGCTACTTCTTGCCTTTACCTTATCTAGTTCTCTCTTTATATACTTATTCATTACAAATAATTCCTTAACAATACAGATATGCACAGGTCATATCGGCAAGATGCAACATTAAAGCAAGAGGGTATCTACTGTAAATAAGGGAGATGTCTGCTTTTGTACTATCATATCCCATACCTCCGTGATGATACAAGATTGCAACAGATTCTTCAACATTTAGAGGAATAAATTGTCTAGTCATAAACTCAGAAGTTTCTTCATGGTTTCCATAAACAAATCTTTCATCAACTGAAACTGTCCTATAACCAGGCTCTGATACCCAATCAAATCTGCCTGCATTATCGGACTTTGACCCACTTTCGCTATAAACCTTTTTATTTGTATATGTGTTCTCGTACAGATTCATTTTACTAAAGTCATGCATAAGAGCACAAATAATCAATGATTCCTCGTCAATGTCAAGGTTATTAGCCATAACCATATTCTTCAAAACAATATACACATCTAAACAATGTCTACACAGTCCACCCTTAAAAGCCCCGTGATACTTTGTGGAAGCAGGCGCAGTAAAAAAGTCTGACGAACAAAGTTTATTAATCAACCCTTCTATATTGCTTCCATCTCGAGTAACACCTCTTAGCAAACTAATGAATTGTTCTTTATTACGAGTGATCTGATCTTCGGATAACATCTTATACCTCCTTATATGAAAAATGGGGCTAAGCCAATAAATAACTTAGCCCCAGTATATATTAAACTATCTATCTTAGATGAGGCCTTCGGCAACTAGCTCACGCTTATAAGCTACCCGGTTGGTCTTATTTAGATGGGTCTTACCCGTATGGACACCACTTGCATAAGCCTTGCAATATGTACGATACTGCTCGTCCAGATTGTACCGTACAGTACGATGATCCACATTAAACCGCTCAGCGATTTCTCGGAAAGTCTTGCCGCGCTTCTTCATACGCTCCATCTGCTCTCTCATCTCAGAAGTTACCTTACGCTTTCGGTCAAAATCCGTACCCTGAATCTTAACTGCCTTATCCAACTTGTCGTCAACCATCTTCAGAACATTAATCTTATCGTTCATTGTTACCTCCATAAATAATATAGTAATATTATGTTGAACGCTGGATTAACCAGCGATTAAAAAGGGTAGCTGATATGTCAAACACCTTAGTGTGTGTTACTTTATACATCTATTATAGGTTAATGTGATCAATAATACAAGTTATCTACTCATTTTCTTCCTTTAATTTTTCTACCAAAAATTTCATCAATTTTTCATCAATAACAAAGTAATTCTTATCACCTTCAGGAGTAAATGATATAGCTATTGCGGAATTACTCATACGATCTTCCCACGATTCTCTACGCTGTTTATCAAGCCACTCCTTTTTTACAGTAACAGAAGATTTTTCCGTCAGTGTTGTCTTGCACTCAATGCTAATACCAGCATCCTTTACAATAACATCACCCTTTGACCACTTTCCTGCTCCGCTGTTTGCAGTTTTCTGCCCGCCCAATAACTTAGAAATATATTGTTCCTGTTTATCAGAATAATATCTTGTGCTTTCTTTGTTTTTATTCATGCAATTTTTCCTCTCTAACTAGGCTGTCTAATGCTTCAGCGCATTCACGTTGTAAATTTCTGCATGGAAAAATTTCAAAACCGTTGTTATTTTTTTCTGAAGAAAACTGCACCAAATAGCAGCCTCCTATCTTGATGGGAATTGTTCTCTCAAGAATTTCTTTATATGTGTATAGCTGCATTGAATAGTGTATGTAATTGGTGTCCCGCTCTCTATTAAAAGGCTTATAACACCACTTATCAAAATACCCAGGAATTTGATTAATGGACTTCACATTTTTATAGTCCCAGATTTGAAACTCATTTGCCCTAGCATTCCAGCACAGCATATCAATATTACCGGCTATATAGTGCTCAATTCCTACTGTGTATTCTAGCTGTAAAGGGAACAACTTATTCAATGTGTCTTTATGAAAAGCTTCTGCTTGAGGTAGTAGAATTGATACTCTTTCTTCAACCTCTTTCCTTATGCCTAGTGAATCAGCAACAGAGTAATCAATCTCAAACGTTTTACCTCTTTTAGCATTCTCCATGTATGAGTGGATTATAGTTCCAGCTGTAGTTGAGATATCTCCCTTTCTTTTCCATTCGTCCAACACATCTTGTTGTAGCAACTTGTGTTTTTCAGCATATTTTTTACTTATGCCTTCACTATCAAAAGGAGGGCTAAACCTTGATAAAAATTGAGTTACAGAATATTTAACAGGTTTATCATAATAGAAATATTGATGCGTTTTTTCTACAAAATTATAAGCGTTAAACTTTTGCCACACCAACATTGAATTAACATCAATCATAGTACCTCTAACAGTAAATAAGTAGGAAGGGTTGAACCTTCCTACTTATTATAGCACACATAACCAGATAATACAAGTTACAGTTCTTCTAGTTCAACATTATTTTCAATACCCAGTTTACTATAAATGCTTAAACCAAGCATTTCCTCAAAACTCTTAACAAAAGGATCTTGCTTCTGTGATAGCTTTTCATACACCATGTCATACAACTTGCGCCATTGATCTGTATGCTCACGAAAATATGTAGCTACATTTTTCTTTCCTCGGATCTTTATTTCGTTTCCATCTGCATCAATCATAAGTGCTCCTGTTTCAGGATCGATTAACTTATACATTCCTTGAGCAGAGTTATCAATAAATCCGAGATGCAATGCTACATCAATGGTGTCTTGCACAATATCAACACCACGTGTATAATTAAGATGTGCGTGACCGAGCTTTCTATCCCACCTGCAAGTCTTTGTCTTCAGCACTGCCATGTCAATAATATGCCCAGCAGGTGATTCCGCGCTTGTAGTTAACTCATTTCCATCTTCGTCAAAGAACGCACCTCTCTTGAACATCAGACGCATTGAACAAGCATGCTTCCATGCTCTACCTCCTGGGGTGGACAATGCTGGTCCGTATCCGCCTATATTTTCTCTGACTTGGTTAATAGCAATCAAAGTTGCCTTATACTTACGAAGTAATCCAATAGCTGTATTTGCAAATCGAGTAAGTGCTTTTGCAATACCTCCCATTTGCTGCTTCTCCATTGATTCATCGGCAATCTGCATAGGAACAAGGGTAGCAATACTATCAAAAATCAATAGACCTACTTCACCTGTCTTTAACATATCCAATGCCATATCGAATATTTCTTCGGCTGATTGTGCTTCAGGTCGGATAAGAATTGTAGGCACAGTAGCATCTTCACTGATATCATAGCCCATCTTTGCGGCCCACTCTCTGTCCAGTGTACCTTCATTATCAAGAAATACAATAGAACGAGGGTTTTCCGGATTACGTTTTACCTCAGCTCTCTGATAAGAAGCTGCTGCTAAGAAGGCATTAGTAGTCTTACCACTGCCTTCAGGTCCACTAAATTCCACAATTCTGCCTTCAGGTACACCACCGTAGATGCAGAAGTCCAAAGAAGGACTTCCCAGAGACAACACACCGTCCACGGTTAAATCTTGTGCACCTACTCGTACAACATTATCTCCATACTTCTTGGAGATCTTTTTCATTACTTCAGCTAGGGAATCATTTGCCATTAGTTATAAACACCATCCTTACGTGACACTTCCGGCATAACAGGCTTATATGTTGCACTCAGTGATGCTTCTTGCATCCTTCGTGAAATTACTTTTCGTAAAGTATTTACCATATCATACCCTGCATCCATTTTTAACTTAATCTGCTTATATACCCGACTATATATAGAATTCAATACGGACTGATACCGTGAGGTGTCTTCAGCAATTGCAGTTAACTCTGCTACTGTGGTTTTATTCCTTCGTTCAGTATCTTTCTCTCTACTGCTAAGATACGCATTATTAAACACTTCTCGTGACGCCATTTTTGAGAGATCGTCGCGTATTCCTACACTCTCCAGTTTATCTCCTAAGAAATACAACTTGTTATTCAACTCAAGCACATATTTTTCCAAAATAATATCTGTAGGTTCATTATCAATGAGGTCTTCTTTCAGATCACTCATCAATTCATCAAAATCTTCCGTATACGACTTTACAAGCTTTTCTGAAATTGAAAGATAATAAGAAACAGTATCCTCAGTCGTTTCTACGATCTCATCAAGTAACTCTTTATCCGGTGAATTTAAGAGTGTTGTTTCCGACATTTGTACCTCCCTAAATACTAAAAAAGATTAACTTTCTTGTCGAAGCTATTAACGGGCACATCAGACTCACAAGTATACATGTCTCCTCCCGAAGTAACGTACACTCCGTTATTAAACCCAATATCTGATAACCCTTTTATCAAACATCTTTCCCATCCATTCATTGTAGTAACAAGGTCAGGCTCAATAATTAAATTACTGATTTTCGAACGAATAGACTTTACAGAGGGTTTTTGAAATACTACAACATAGTCAATTAAACCCTTAAACTTTGATGTTAGATCGATAATAGCAAGTTCGTCAAAGGATGTTTTTATCCACGGTATAAGATGCTGAAACTCATAGTATGATTCTTGATATATAGTAAACACAGAAGGTAGTAATGCAGGTGTTACCTTTAAGAAAAGATAATCTGCATTTAGATCCTGAAACACATCAATTAGTCTAACATCCTCGTAGATGTAATTTTCTATTCTAAGAGTACGAATAGCAGAAAGATCAAGTATTGCATAATCTACATGCGTGCCAGAAGATATAAGTGAAGAAAATGTAACATTATCCAGTTCACTCACCTTCTCTCAAATGCGTTAAAACACTATAATCACTATCCATGAATACACGCTTTTTCTTTGACGGAATATTGATTATACGATATTTATCAGTGTTTAAGTCTTTTATATTGAACGACTTCTTTTTATCATCTTTCATCTGCTTTACTGTACTGACCGGAATATATACCACTACATCGTGGTCAATCATCCACAATACAACACCCGATCGAATCCCTTTTATGCCTGATACTTCCAACAAGTCATTGTATTGTCGTAACTCTGAAAAAGGAAAAGTATTACCAAGATGTGATTTACACTCGATAAAAAACATATTAGGAAAGATATACCCTATAAAGTCTGATCTTCCTCTTATTGATTTATACCCCGAAACATTATCATATATTCGTTCAATATGAGATCCAGGTATCTTACTAAAATCAGATTTTAGCTTATTCTCGAATTGTTTTCCTTTTGAGAGTGCCAAGGGTTATTCCCCCTGACACTCAGGAATAACCCACTTTACAGAACCCTCAGACACCACAAATGCTTGCTCATTACCAAATCCCATGTTAATAATTTGGTTTGTTGCACTCGCCAAAGTCTTAATAAGATCGCTACTATCGATAAGAGCTTCATAATGAGTGTCTGCAGAAATTTGATTAGTGTAGGGAATAGCCTCACTATTTACACCTTTACGATCAGACACCGTTACACTATCACTGTTAAAAATAAGCTTGATAATAGAAAGGGACAAATCAGACTTAGAAGCTGCTTGACTAAAGAGCATTAGTCTCTCAACTGCCTGCATAAGAAGATCCTTGTTAATAGAGATAGTATTAGGATATACATTTTCTGCTCTGCATCTAATACCTTCTACTGGGAAAGCAACAGCCATGCTGTCATCACAGTTAAGTACAGCATCAATAGTAATAGAAGGAGCCTCAAATCTGACAGCGGTGACAACTGTGTCTTCACTCAACTTATTGTGACCCACTGTTACCTTAACCTTCGTGTCCTTAAACAAACGGAACAACTTAACCAGTTTATCATTAAGGAGTAACTTGGACTTCATTTCAATTGAGAACTTATTAACACAAGCACCTGTAGTAAATGTAATAGCACCCTCACTGTCGATGTAATACAAACGCTGAATGGGCTTTGAAATAGTACCTTTACCCAGTTCCTTACTATTATAATTCACGATAGAATGAAGCAGTGCACAATCAATGTCAAACTGCTCAGAAACATTCTCGATTCCAATCTTAGGCAGTTCCAGTAGAGCGTTGCCATCATAGATAAGAGGAAGCTTATAATCACCGTTACATTTTACATAAAGTGACTTTTCATCTGTGTGAAGCTCAATAGTTTCAGAAGTTACTTTACTGATCAGCTTCAAAAACAAATTAGCATTCACTGTTGCATGAATCTCTTCATCAACATCATCCCCGAAAAGAATCTTGACAAAATATTCTCTGTTAGTTACAGAAAGAGAAAGCTGCTTACCCTCAGTCTTAATCTCCAAAGTCTCAGTAACTGCAGAAAGAACATTGGAATCCACCGCGTTAAGAATCTTTGCGCAAGACTCCTGAAGAACTTCAGTTCTAATAATCATTTACATACTCCTTATTTTAATTTTGTTGATATATATATATTATATAGGATAGAATTAGATAATACAAGTATCTTTTTCAATATCTGATAATTTATTAAAAGAAAATGAACCGTTTGAATCTACTTTAAGTATTTTACAATGCGCGGACACATCATTAAAAATATCAAGAAACTCTAGCTCATTACCGTGTTTATGTATATATGACTTCTTTTTATCATCATAGAATAGCTGCTTCATCTTACATAGACATTGTTTGATATATAAGCAGTCTCCGTAGAATAAACTTAGGTCATGGAACCCAGGTTTAACATCATCTCCGTGTTTTTTGAAGTACACCTTTGCAGTCATGCACTGTGTGTCAGGCTCTAGTCTTACATAAGGATTATTAACAACCTCGCAAGGTACCAGCAAGGCCCTTGTAGCAGATGCTCTGTGGGTATAGGTATACTTTATTACGTCTGGGGTGCAATAAGAATCTCCCCACATAATAAAGCAATTATCACCCTCAGACAAGTCAAGCTTAGATAAAGCATTTAGAACAGCATCTCCGCTACCCTTTCCGGACCTAATTACAATACGTGGATATGTGTAGAAATAACCCTCATTTTCAATGCTGCATACTACATACACTTTATCACAGTATTCACCAAGATTAAGCATATTAACATCAAGTAATGTTCGATCCCCAAACTGTGTTAAAGCTTTCGGAGTATCGACACCAAATCTTCGCTGTTTCCCTGCTGCAAAAATTAGTCCATATGTCATTGACAAAGCACCTTCAAAATACAATTTGTTTCCTCGACACCGGAGGTATGAATAGCCTTTTTAGCCAGCTTAGCTATATTAAAATCATTTCCCTTATCCACTTCATCACCAATATAAAGAATATTCATACCGTCAAATTCACACTCTTTATATACCTTAACCTTATTATCACCGGAAGTAGTAATATCGACAGTACTCTGGCCAGTAATATTAGCTAACAACTCAGGAGTATTGATGTTATACCGAATATAGTTATTAAACAAGTAGGTAAATAACATCCTCTCAAGTTTTCCCATGGGTTTATATTTAATGTAAGGCAAATCCGTATCAGGATGTGATACAGCTGTCATACCAAACAAGTTATTAATATGACTCTCAACTTTTTCCAGTGTATCCCTACTTATAAAACAATCTCCGATTGTATGTGTCTTTACACCTTGAATATACTCAGTGGAACTTGCATCAGCCCACACGGGAATATTAAAATCAGATAAGTCAGATCCATAAATGGAAGCTAGTTTTGTTTTTATACTACTAAAAGAATTACCTGAAATAATTACTCCCATATTTGTTTTATTTAGTAACTTGATGTTATCAATTCCAATATTGTTAAGTGAAGTGTTACGAGGCCACAAAGTGTCATCAAAGTCACAAACAATTTGTTCAGGTGTAAAATTATCAAACCCATAGTAGCACTCAAGGACAGATTTAGCGTACTTATTTGGATCGTGCTTTCCATTTTGATTACCCATCTGAGAATAATGGCAAGAAACATCCTTATCCTTAACAGTTCTTAGTATATCACACGCATCGGTGTTAACAAGAATAGTGAAGTCATCAAGGCTTAGCCCAAGCTTGCGTAAATGAAAGATAAATTCATCAGCGGAAACACCATAGCTATCTTTATCCTCTTCGCAGTTAAGAGCCCAAACCTTTTTTGCATGAGTATTTTTGTTAATCAACTTATAAAGATCTCCAAACTCAAGCGTGGGGTAAATTGAGCTCCAAAAAGTGCCTGTAGAAATAATAATCAAATCTGCGCCCTCAATGCTAGCAACAGCGCGAGGATTTAGTTCTGTGTTCAGCACGGTGCCATAAAGACATGATTCTATCTTATCGTCTCTGTTACACCATTCCACAATTTCCCCTTCATCTTCGATAACATAGCCAGAGTTTGTAATCGCCTTCAAATAAACATTACTGAAAGAATTCAATAGCACGAACGAGTCAATATCAAGGATCTTATTACAAAAGTAGTCGTTGGTATACTCGTATCCTGACTGTGCATACATCTCCGCATACACAATATTTGAGATATTGAAATCTGTGTATCTATAATTCTTAGCTTCTGGTGTGGCAAAGAATCGCTCCACAAGAGGAACAAACTGCGGCATACCCCAGGTATTAAGCTTTTCCGTAATTTCTGCAACTTCATTTCCAGGAGTAAAATCATATCTATTGTCGTAAAACTCGATAATGTTCTTATTACAATTTCCGTGCATTGCTTTATACATACGGATATGATTTTTACGGATATCAGACACACCCAGAGTATTAGTCACCGCTCTACATACACCAGTAGACTTACCATTATCATATGCGTTAACAATCACTTTACAATTCATACTAGGATAGTAATATTTCAATCCTCTAATAAGAGAATCGTTACCGCTACCGCCAGATAAAATAACTGTTTTCATTATTCCTCCTTAAAACAAAGACACCTTGGGATACTCTTTTTGTTCACTTGTTTTCTTACTTCTGGGAGTATAGGGTTTAATTTCTGATTTACCTGTTTCCACCCTGGGAAGAACAACCTCTCTTAGTACTGATTTACTTGTAATATGATATCCAAAGGTTTCTGTGTTTTCTAAAATATAACCATCCAATTCATCAAACAGAACTGGCGGATAATCATATGTACCCTTTGAATTTGCCCAAGTGCAAGATGCCTTTGAATTCGGCTTATTAATAACAACCGTTGGAGCAACATACGAGGCTGTATACTTCTGTAGAACACGAGCGAAATATACATCATCAGGAGTTCCCTTACGAGTATCACACCTGCTATCAATATAGAATTCCTGATTATAATACTTCTTAAAATTTTTATGTAACAGGCCGTGCATCCAGTTATAAGACTTATTATTACGAGTAGGAATTAGATGTACATTGTCAAAATAGTCACTAGCAGATTTATACTTGATCCTATCCTGCGAAACCCAGATACCCAGAGTACTAAAAATAGCATCCACATCACTTAATCTGTCCTCTTGAACAGCCTTAATTATTGTAAGTAGGTCATTTAGTGTGGGTTTTGAAACCGTTGAATTTGCGTCAATCCAAAAAGCATAATCAAAATCAGAATTGTAAAAATGTTCCAGAAGCTTATTACGAGGCTCAACCCATCCCATCCTCTCCGTTGAATGGGCTATGTATTCGAATCCGTAAAGTTCTGTATAATCGGCGTCCGAAAAACATTGATCGTATACCACACAACAATCTAACCCCAGAAGATCCCTAGTTTCCTTCATTGCTTTTAAGTTAAAAGACCTGTTATTAGGCAACATCAAACAAGGGATCAATGCCATAATTTTTGCCATGATAGCACCTCTTATCGAGACTCAATGAAGTTATAGTTTGCGGATTCACCATTATCAACTAGAATAGACTGACCGCACATAGACTTATTAATCACAGACATAAAATACACCCATTGAGCAGCTTCCTCCTCAGTGATCCACTTATTCAGCAAATTCTGCTCTGCCACTGCATCTACAAGCTCTTTATGAGCATACAACTTGGGTTCCAATCCTGTAAGAACTGCACCGAAACAAAGAATATTAATAGGAACCTTCTTAAACTTATGACAGAAATTCAATGCAAGGTTTTTTGTGTAAGAAATACGTCCACCCTGTGAAGCTGCATAAAGAGGTGTATCTAATCCTACAATACCGGAGATACTTCCAACATTCAAGATAGATCTGATATTATCATTACCCCAACAGTATTTATTAACTACATTAACATATCCCATAAGATTAGTACTAATAGACCTATCTTCTTCGATTGTTCCTGCATTGTTGATAACATAATCCATGTGAGGAAGATCAGGAAGTTGATCCATTACTCCCACGTCCGCAATATAGTGGTGATATCTAAAATCGTACTTGATAGCGTCAATTACTGATTCTTTGATATCAATGCCATAAACCTCATATCCTTTGTCAAGAAACAACTTTGCAGTTTCTTTACCAATACCGCTGCTGGTTCCTGTAATCAATACTCTTACCATAATTCACCTCTAGTAATATTTTGATAGGTACATTTATAATTTCGGCACCACTCTTGCATTGAACGAATATTTACAATCTGTCGTGCTTCATAATTCTTAGAACACTCTTCAAGTGTATATCCAAAATGACGAAGTTTCTTATCAAACTCTTCTTGCTGATGTTTTGTCTGATTCAGCATATTACCATTATCTTTAATTCTACGATCTGACACCATCCAAGCCTTATTATTGATGATAACATTGCCATATGCAGCAGCCTGAACCCAAGTAGTAGAATCAGCGGAAGTAACAGGGAATTTTTCCAGCACATCCAACGCTGTACACCCAAACACGTGAGTCATGACATCTGGGTTAGGACTATTCTTGATAATATCAAAGCACATCTGCAGCCAAGCAAAACGAACTGCCGCCGTATCAACTGTACTTACTGCAAGTCCGATATACTTGATATGCTCACCATCAGGAAAGGTGTAGTTAAGCATGTTGTGTAACCACTTAGTATCTTCTTCAAAGTGGAATACAGGAAGAATTTTATCTCTATACTTAGGGTTAATCTTTTCAATCATATAAAGATAGTTTTCCCAACTTTGTCCAGGTGCAGCTGCCAATTCCTCCTCTGTGGGTTTTCTTCCGATAACCTGAGGAATCTTGTCCACCTGTGCAAAAACAGTTACATAATCACCTGTTTTATTGATAAAATCAATGTAGTCATCTACATCAATTTCTTTGCCTTGAGTGTAGGCGCTGTATGCGCCACTGTCTACGAACAAATTAAAAGCACCCGGATGTTCCTTGAGGTACTCAATATCCTTAAGTATATGTACCCGTTCATTTAGCTGACTGTAAAGCTGATCACACCCTAATTCTTGTTTTAACTGCACTCCATTTTTACTTCCTCTTCCAGCGAAGTACAGATGGAAGGGACCATTATACATACTTTTTATACTCCTTTAAGTTAGTTATCTTATGTAATTATTATATAGTAGTTCCTACTATATCACAAGTTATTTTTGAATGATTTTAGAAAAATATCGCACTTGCCATATAATACATATACAACAAGTGCGATAATATTTACTTAACTGACGATACCCAATCTAAAACTTCTTCTGGTGTATTCAAAATTGTTTTGTTTGACACACCCAACAGCATATTATTGATTAACGGTTCATTTTCAGTTACCCAAAATTGATGTGAATTTGCAGGAAGTACTTCGATAGGATATACAGTGCTAATATCTACACCTTTTCGCAGTTTCTGAAACTCTGTTGCATATAAAGCTACTGGCTTTCCTAAAGCATATGCAATACCTGTTTCAACTGCTGTCCCTGGATCATCCCCATCAATGTAAGCTACCATAACGTCACACCACTTAATATGATCGACATCTGTATTAAATGTTTTTAATGTGTCTTGTAGCGTACTTTGATCTTCGAAGATTACCCCTTCGTCTCTCCAAGGAAAATAAACTTCATGTCCATTTGATTCAAGCAAATCTGCAATTTTCTTCTCATGCTCATAATAAGCAAGATTATCCATTATTTGTGCAAAATATACTTTCATTATGCAGCCTTTCCAGTGGAGTTAACTTCCTGTGCTTCCTTTACCATACTAACATACTCGGAACCTACATTATTCTTTCTCCAACCCTGTGCAATCTTATACCCAACAGGGGAAAGAATGATCTGACTAATCAGCTCAACTACCGCGCCTACAGCTGCAAACATCCAGATGGAACGAGGATCACACCAATCCTGCCAAACACTGAACAGCAATGCAAATCCAAGATTATCAATAAACTGACCAATCATTGTAGACATATAACTTGCAACAGCATAAGACTTAAAAGTAGTACGATCCTTAAACCGAGTCAGAACGAACTTAGAAATAAAAGCATTTACAGAAATACCTACAATAAATGCTGCGGTGCCTGCACCCAAAGGCCAAAGCATAGCTCCGAAGATAGAATCAAATTCTGTCCAATCGCAATAACCAGGAAGGTTTGCCCCCAGTGTTAGCAAACCAATAGCCAGAAGCTGAATACCAATGGCTGCTACATTTACCTTAATAGATGCCTTTGCTCCGAATCTCTTAACAAGCATATCGCCTGCGAGGAATGCAATCCAACTTACAATAATTCCTGCATCCAATGAGATCCAACTTTCAGATACAATCGCCTTATTTGCAAGAAAGTTCATTGCAATAAGTGCCGCACACAACACTGCAAACGGAAGTGCAGGAATACATCTGAAAAGTACCTTTGTCTCTTGCCAGTCGTTCTTTACCCAATTCTTTACTTTGTTCATTTTTTATAAACCTCTCATTTTTTTTATTTTCAAGTGAAGGTAGAAGTCAATGGCTTACTTCACTTATTAACTTTGTAATGTTTAATACAATATATTATTCCGGATATCCATCCTTGATATAAGAAATATTTTTATCATCTCGAATTATTTCGGAATGCTCCTCAAATAACTCATCTAATGCTTCTTTTTCCGTTTTTGTCTCTATGCTTTTACTATAAACATTGTGTAAATAGTTAAAATAATCGTCTTCATACCATACATTAACCGTGTAGGTGTCGCATTTGAAAGGGACAGAAACATCGGGTTCAGCGCAATGTCTCATTACATCACTCAATACCTCTGCAACTCTTTCTGCATTTTCTCTGGGGCACTCCCCGATAAGTTCATCATGCACCTGTAACAAAATACGGAACCCAAGTTCCCTCAATTCTTTATTATTGAAAACATGGATCATTGCTATCTTGCTCATTGTAGCCGCAGAACCTTGCACCCTAGCATTTACGCATTGTCGTTCCGCCTGACTTATAAATGCACCATTATCTCTTATATCAATATTATTCTTGGCAGCTTCATCTTTTATTTTTCTTACTTGCTGCCACCCTCTTGCTTCTTCAAGCTGCGACTCATACTTACTAATAAGAGGATTAACAGTTTTTGATACAATACCTTTACAATAAAGTAAAGGATTTACTTCAGATGTATTTTTACTTGACTTATCAGTAATTGTATATTTGGGAAGTTTAAGATCAGGAAGCCTTCTTCTACGACCCCAGAAATCTTCTACATAACCATTTAACTTTGCATCAGAGGTGCTTTTATCTACCCAGTACTTCACCTTCGGAAACCCATTGTAAAAATCGTCAATTATCTTCTGTGCTTCTTGATAAGATTCACCAATCTGATCTGCGATTGAGGCAGCACCTCGTCCGTACATAATCCCGAGCAATATTGATTTACAATTACTTCTTCGTTTCTTACCTGCGGGATTTGGAGTACCATCCTCAAAGTGCTCCATATTATCCCAGTACGTATTCTTGTAAATTCCTGTTGCAATAGTTGCATACAAATCTTTACCTTCTTTGTATGCATTTACCATATTATCATCGCCAGAAAGGGCTGACAACAATCTGGGTTCCTGCTGAGACTTTCTCGCTAAGAGAAGTCAGCACCTACAAGAACATAGTCTCGTTTTACTTTAAGCGACTTCTTCATCTACATCACCCCTACTTTCTTAAGAGAAACAACAACAAATCCTATAAGCTGCTTCATCTTTTGAAGCGGAAACTTTTCAATGTAACTCTATTATTCCTCTTCTGAGTGTTGTACCGTTATTGATAAGTATAACCCGTCATCAGAACTCACGGATACGATTTTTTCACCACTTGCTAAAATATCATCTGGTCTCAAATCCATACCTCGTTTCCATCCACTGGAGGTCTGAATTTGATCCCACTTGATTATCTTATAGGTATCTTCAATCATAGGAACCTCATACTCACCTGATGTTGCTTTAAACATCATTCTAATTGCTTTTTCCTTACTCGGTATATTCTGAAGATTCGGATCAGACGAACTAAATCTCCCAGTGTCAGTACCTAATTGGTTAAAATGTGCATGAAGTCTGTTGTCAACAGGATTTATACACGCAGGTAACTTATCTATATAAGTGCCAATTAACTTTTCCAAACCTCTTTTTTCGATAATCAACTCACATAACGGATTATCTATTTTTGTAAGAATGTCCTCACCAGTTCCTCTTGGACTTTTCTTGTCAACTACTGGCGTATTAAAAACATCATACAACAGTATGGCAAGTTGTGTCGGACTTGTTAGCTGTGGAGGGTCTGCTAATTGTTCACTCTTTGACTTCTGTAAAGTATACTCACCTTTCTTATTAGGCTTTTTACTTGTGGGCTTAAACTTTGCTTCCGGTGTCTCTCTCCACTTTTCAATAGTAGGACGAATACTACACAACTGATCTGCAATTTTCTTGTCGACTAAGTCTACTTTTTGATGATACTTATTACTAAGTCTTTTTGCATAATCTGAGTCAATTTCAACTCCTGTGAGCTCCATTTCCGCTGCAACTTTCATCACAGGCATTTCCACATTATGAAATAACCACTTAATTCTTTCGTTGCCGGGAAGGTCAAACTGCTTCATTTGCCACTTATACAACTTATAAGTCATCATTGCATCAGTTGCAGCATACAATGCAAACAGAGCAGGATCAACAACTGCATACTCAATATTCTCAAACAAGTGATCAATTGAATATTTTTCAACACTTGAATCAATCTTATCTCTATACTGTTGTTTCAATCCTGCGGACTTTTCATTCTCATCCAATATTCTCGCACCAATCATTGTGTCCCAATACACTGACAACTCGAGTCCACAAGTACACTTTATAACCTGATAGTCGAACTTACCATTGTGCATGATTATCTTTGTGTTATTTAATCGTGAAAATTCATCCTTTATTTGACTCTCCGTAAGCTGATTATCAAGTTTTTCATGTGTAATAGGGTCCACATGATTAACAGGAATATATACACTCTTCTCTCCAGGTGTATAAATACAAGGACCCATTATCTTACAACTAATAGGATCTAGGCTATTATTTGTTTCAGTATCTATTGCAATTTCACCGTTAAATATAGCCTTATCAACATATCTATGCAATTCCTCAACCGAAGTAATCAGCCTTGTTGTATCAGCATATCTTCCTAAAACTTTTTCAACATTGGTTCTAATCAATGCTAACTGATCAAGTATTGATAAGGCGGATGACTTTGCCACCCGCTTTATCACTTTAGGATCTTTAGGGTTATTTACTTTGGCTAATACTTTCTTTACTTCTGGCTTTTTAACAGTAAATTCTTCTCCCCAAAGAGATCCGCCCATTTATTGCACCTCGGATTAATAATAACGAGTTGCTCTCTGAGGAGGAGCGCTCCGCGTGGAAGGCTCATACTGGCGAGGAGCCGGAGCACTAGGAGCGGCCGGAACATACTGTTCACGGACAGGTGCACTTACAGGTGCGGACTCCCAAGGTGCAGCTTGAGGGGCAGGTGTCTGTGACACAGGTGTATTAACTGCAGGCTGATACTGTTCCTTCGGAACATACTGAGGAGTAGAGGGACTAGGAGCATAAGTGGCCTCATTTGCTGCATAAGCACCTCCCGTACTCTGAGCAGTATCCGTCCGAGTACTAGGAAAAGAACCAGTATTCAGATAAGTGTTCATTTCGTCATAGTTCTTCGACATAATTACAGAACCCATGAAGTTAACACTTTCAAATGCGCTAAAATCCTTTACAAACACATTATCTGGATACATCTTGGGATTACCATAGAAAATCTCATATGTTGTATCCATGCTACCGGCTGCACCACAACGCTTAATCTTAAAGATACATTCGTCAAGAGGACCATACTCATCAATGAGACTCTTCAGTCTATTTGCATAAGACATGCTGCGTTCCCACACAACCGGCTTTACTGTAACTGCTCCTGTCTGCGGGTCTGTGATATACTGCAGCATCTCAATAAGAAAAGTGTTACGAGAATTAACACCTGCCTTACACAGCGGACACATATCAATCTGATCACGAGGCTCACGAAGACAGTTCACCTTTCTACGGCTCTTCCTACCGTTATTAACAAACTCCACATCGTGTACCGTAAAAATCTTGAACTGAGATGTGTTTTGATAGCGGAATCTTACGATAGCTTCATCGCCATCATTACGAAGTGTAAAAAAATCAAAGCTGTTACCAGAGCTCTGCTGACGAGCAGACTCCATCTCATTTGCGACATCAAATGTTACTTGTGCCATTTACATACTCCTTTCAAATTCTACAAATAGATTATATATTATTTCGAAACTTTTTACAAGTTAAATCATAGGAAGATTACAAATTTCCTCGTAAGTAAGATCGTTCACATCTTTTCCTCGAGGTAATTGGTGAATATTTACAAATTTATCAGACCCAATATTCTCCACAAATCTTTTTATGCCTTTGTCTCCAGATACATCACCATCAAAGTATAGGTCAAAAGTAGTTATACCAGATTTACGAAGTGTTTCTAACTGTCTATGCGAGCCTGTCCCGAACAACCCTACACAAGGGATGCCTAACGAATTTAGATACAAAGCATTTATTTGTGATTCTGCTACACCTACTCTTTTTATATTATTACGTAACATATAGTACAAAAGATATACCGGCTTATCTACATCTGGAGGAATCATAAACCTGTGACTTAAAACACTTCTTCCTGTAACAAATCTAAGTACTCCCTTTTCATCTCTAACAGGAAATATCAGCATATTCTGCTTCGGGTCATACCCTACTTCAAACCTGTCTACAACTTCCTTACTTAATTTACGCTTCCACATATATTCATGATAATAAGCATAATTTTTCAACTCGTCTTCTGACATGGAAGGCTGATTGTCATTTTTATGTTTATTACTATCAATTACAATCTCTGGTAGATACTTTATCTCTGAGATAAATGCTGTGGAGCATCTAGATAGCAGCCATTCCTCACCGAAAGACTCGTCTTCATCAAAACAGTAACCTACAAACTTTGGGAGCTTCATAGCGAAGCCGCAAGAGAAGCAGTGTGCTGTACCGTATTCTGTGTAATCATCATCTGGGTCAGCAAAAATTTGACAACTAGGATGACGTTCAAAACCTCCCTTGTGTTCGTTGCAAGGACAGGTAACATTTATGTTTTGTCCGTTACGTCGTCCAATTTCCTTTAACTTCCCATTATAAGAACTAAGTTCACTCTGAAGTTGAAACAATATGGTCTCCATCGGTGTAGTTATTATCTTATTACCTATAACAAGATCCATTAATACACATCACCCTCGTTAGAGCATTCATATTCGCGCCTTAATGCTTCTGATTGTTCTTCATCTGTACCATCAGGAATAAAAGTAAATATACCTGCGTTGAGATCAATCGCGTATTGTAATTTCGCACCATTGCCTGAATCACGAGACTTTACCAGATTCAATGTCAATACATTATCTCTTTGATTAAGAAAGATAAGTATTGTACTATCTTGTGAAATTCTGTCTGACTGTGCAACATGTGCAGTTGTAGTACCATTTTCGGTTGACTCTCTATTTTGCTGTGAAACTGCAATAATAGGGATCTTTTTAATTACCTGAAGGTTTTTCAAATCCCTCGAAATATTTGCTGCCTTCTCTACAGGACTCTTAGCTCTACGATCATCCTCCAGCAAAGAGTGCTGGTCAACACACAAAATGTCAAGTTTTTCTTTTTCAATGAAGGCCCTCAGTGCAGTCACACCTGCTACACCATTAATCATCGCTGGGGTCAAGACTTTTATGCTACCTTTAAACATTGTAGGTAACTTTTCAATATATGACTTATACTCAGTCTGTATATTGCTATCACCGCGCATTATACTACTATTTGACAAGTGTGAGATTAGTGTATCAATACGATAACCTACTTTTCTCTCACTCATCTCACCGGAATATATTCCTACATTAAGGCCCTGTTCTGCCGCAGCTACTGCCACTTTTTGCAGTACCCACGATTTACCTACACCAGGTCTTGCGACAATTGTAGCTAACTCCTCATTTTTATCCCATCCCCCGATTAAAGCATCAAGTTCCTTGAATCCTGTTTTAACATAATATTTTGAAAAATCATGACACCTTTCAACATAATCATCATATCGAGAAGTGTCCTTGAGTATATCAACTGTATCAATATGAGATGACTTAACAATATCCGAAGCAGCATTTGTGTACAATGTCATAGCTTCATCAATCTTATCGTCATTAATCAATTCACGGACTTTATTAAAAATCTTTGCAAGTGCTCTACGATTTCTATCAGTATACAACTCATCTACTAGATAAGTCATACCTTCCTTAACTTCAATTACATCAAAATCTGGAAACTTACTTACAAATGAGGTCATATCTGGGCAGTTCCCATACTTATTTACGTGATCTTTTATATATTCAAACTCTTGCTTATAATCACTAAAGAATTCATCTGTAAGGTTGTTCATGAGTAGTACAGAGGTGTCACCGGTCTGCAATATTTTATTCAAAATTTGTAGCTGTACCATATTTATACCCCTCTCTTGTCACTGCCCATTAGTTCAATATCCACACTCTTATTTACAATTCTTGAATGTAGTCTGGGACCCACACTATCCAATAACTCATTCGAGCGCAGATTAGAAGTATATATGTTAGATTTACCATTACATAATCTATTGTCAATTATAGTCAACATATTCTCGATTTCAAACTCAGTTCCCGCCTTTGTTCCAATGTCGTCCCAGATAACTAAATCACAATCAGCAACAACATCTTTGATGTGAGCTATATATTCATTTTTTGAACTAATATTGTCTTTCAATAATATAAGAAATTTGGGTACACTTATAAATAAAATCTTGCAAGACATATCACACTTATACCACACACGATCAACATATGCCTGTGCAATCCGAAGTGCCCAAGATGTTTTTCCATTACCACACCTACAAGAATGCAAATATAAGTTTACCCCAGATTTAACAAAATTTTCCACGTCCAGTTCAATGTTTTGTAATCTTCTGAACTGCTCGCTATCTGTACCGTCTTTATCAATATAAAGAGGAATAGATACCCGCTGTGTATTGCTAAAAAGTCCTTTATCATAGATCTCATTTTCCTTGAACAATTTAACACAGAAATCTTCTGTGCATTTTCCACACTTATACTTTGCACACTTATTTCTAAGGAAACAACTGTCTCTAAGAATCAATATTAAAACACCTCGTCACCTAAATCTGCCTTTGAGCGAACAACGGGAGTCTCTCTTGCATACTTCATTCTGAACATGGGCTCATAATCTTTCTTGTACGCATTTATCGCCCATTCCATCTCCCTATACCCTCTTGTCGCCGCAATTTCAATTATCTTTAGCGCAACATCCAAATTACGATCAGAATAGTTATCCACATCTTGTTGTGCAACTTTAACACTTCTTGCAGACATCCATCCTTGCTTTGCATATACCGCATCAATCCAGTCACTGTATGCGGAATACAACTCTGTGTTTGTTGTTTGTATTTTACTTTTTAACTCATCTTTAATTACTTCATCCTTAGTGCGTTTCTTATTTGAAATACGCTTGGTCATTATCTTTAACTCTTTGATAAATTCCTTACCTTCACTCATTATTGAAGTTAATGTAGTTATATCGAGACTCATCACATTTTGATTAGACTCGTCTACTTTTAATAGACCAATTTCCTTGAATGTTTCATCAATCTTTATCTGTTCAGCTCTTGTTAGAGTAGTTCTTTTCTCAATATATCCTCTGTCAATTGTAAAAGTAGCTTCTCCAGTTATTTTTGATTTTCTTACTGCTTTTTCATTAATATTGAGTAACTCATTTAGATAAATTGCAGGATGCAAACCAAATATCTGAGCAACTTTTATATTGTAACTAGCATAGTTATCCATGCTTAACAAATCAAGTAGCATTTACTTCTCTTTTCAACTTTGATCTAAGTGTGTATATATAATTCTCTATTGATGTTCGCAATTTTGTATCACTCATTTTATCAATAGACTCCAATGCCTTAATAACTTTATCCTTTGGGATATCATAGTAATCGGAAAAGTAATTAACATAATCAAGTGACCTATTGCGAATTGACTTCTTTGCTAATGATATTAGGGACTTATCATCCTTTACTGCATCCAACTGAATGTCATTCACTATAGCATCAATTAAAATTGACATGACATACTGTTTTTTATTAAAATACTCAAGCACCATTTCTTTATGTGTATCATAATCAAAATAATTACGCTCGCAATCGGGTAAAAAACTGTCGCCATATTCGTCTGACAACGATTCTAAGCTACCGATATTGTGATTTATCTTACGTTTATTTCTATTAGATGCTTGAAACCAATTTGCTCTGTCACAACTTACACAAGTATTAAGTATTTTTTCGACAGCCTTGGGGTCCTTGTAAACACTACTTTTCGGGTCGTCCCACGGTTTTGAATTTACAACTACCATTATAGCATTTATATACCAATCATATGCTTCGGTTTCCGGATATAAACCTTTATCTCTGTATAGATTACGATCAATGATGTGCCAGAATCTTAGCACCATTGCTGAAAGATAACTTTCATATAAAGGTCCACCCTCAGCACACTTGATAGCTAATTCAAGCTGTGGTATTGATTTCCAATCAGGTATAAGCTCTGCCGATTGCTTGTACACTTCTTTATATTCATTTAGCAAACTATCAGTATTAACTCCTTTCCGCCTCAATTATTAAATATATGATAAGGCATCAGCATTCAAAATACAAGTATGTAGTACAGAATTACATGGAAAAACGCGATCAATTTCTGAACGCGTTTCCATTTTTCTCATATTATATTTGAAAAAGTATGTAAATACAAGTTACGATAGGTCAGTAATCATTTCTTTCAATATATCCAATGTTTTTTCATCTCTGACATTATCAACTATATAATCACCGATAGCTTCTTTATTCTCCAGTATCTTTTTTACTCTCATATCAATGGAATTATTACACCACAACCTATATATAAAAACTGAAGATTTTGACCCAATCCTGTGTATCCTATCTTCACACTGTTGTGTTACACCTTGAGTCCAGGGTGTATCGATAAATATTGCATAGGAGGCCGCAGTTAAGGTTATACCAGTTCCCATTTTTGAAGTTGTACAAAGAATTACGCTATTTTCATCTGACTCTTGAAATTTATCAATGTTTTGTGAGATTATATCATCAGCCACATCTCCTGTACAAAGAAGAGGTTTGTAATTTGATAGTCTTTTGTACAACTCATTCAGAGGATCTTTGAACACACTGAATACAACAACCTTATTATGATTGCTTATAATCTCATTGCATAACTCTACGCACCTGTCAATTTTAGTTGCTGTTATATTTTCTGTAGTAAGAATTGCAGGACATGCAGTAGCTTGTCGTAACCTAGTAACCATTGCAAGCAAATTAGTAACAGATAATTTTACTTTATCTACTTGGTCTACAATTCCCTCACAAATATTACTGTATAGTAACTGGTGATCTGGCGCCATGTCTAAAACTTCATCAATAACTGTCTTTTCAGGCAAATTAAGTAAGTCTTTTGTTCGCCGTAATGAGCAACTTTCAATCTGTTCGGAAAGCATATCTAAATTCTTGTAGCCTATTATCTCATTGTTAAAAGGACCACCGTATACACAGTATTGTGCCTTAAAATTACCATAGGTAGAACTATCATTCCCAGTCCACTTTAACGGCATATAAGCATCAAGAGGAGAATTGAGAATAGGAGTACCCGTTAATCCGATCTTAAACTTTGCATTTGTGAGTTTAAGCAGATTACGTCCCTGTTGTGAGGTTGGCGTTTTCGCTGTATGTATTTCGTCTACAACCATCATATCAAACTTATTTTTCCCAGACCTAAGTTTTTTTATAACATCATTCGATCTAAGTGTTTCTATGTTTAATATAACAAAAAATTCATCGATAGGAGAAGATAATTCTTTTATCCTTTCCGCAACAGAAGCATATGTTATATTTCCTTTTTTATTGATTCTTTTACCAAGTACTCTACAGGATAGATTAGAATGCTTACTTATCTCCTTTTCCCAGTTTGACTTTAAAGTGTTAATACCACAAATAATTAGACAATGCTCAACTCCTTCTTTTTCTTTTAATTCTTGAGCAAGACAAATCATTTGCAATGTTTTACCCAACCCGGGCTGATCAAGTAGTAACCATCCTTGATGGTTCAATCCATAAAGGATACCTTCTTTTTGATACGGATAAGGAATAGTTTTATATACCCCTAGATCCTTTTCAGTATAAACATCAGTTTTATTACTATTTTCCTCTATCAGTTTTAAGTCAATATTGTCGTACTTATATGCTTGATTTATAAACTTTGATAGTCTTGTTAGAGGTATTTCCCAGATGTTTGTTTTTTCACTATAATTACATGGAGTACATGTTTTAAGTATATCTACAATCTCTTTCTTAAAATCAAAGGTTACAAAAAGAGAAGTTAAACCAGGTACTTTTTCAGGTTGTTTTTCTTCAATATAAATCATTACGTAAGAACTGTTTCATGAGGATATTCTGTATCGGTAATATTATCAATCTGTACATCAAATTCAATGTTAGCTAATACTTTAAATGACGTGTTACAATTATCGCATTTATATGTTTCAGTATAGTCTGATTCTTTACCTGAAACACTTTGAATCTCTCCGCTAATATTTCTCTTAATATATTTTGGCGATCCAAAAAAACTATTAGGAACATAAATTTCAGCAGGTAAATACTGATATCCACATCTTGGACAAGTAATTACTTTTTCAATCATAACTAAACTCCTATTAACTTATTAACTTTATATATATTAATTATATATTATATATAATATAACTTCCATAAATAACTTATGTTAATATATACAAATCTATAACAGAGAAATCAAAGGTTTCTCAAAAAAATTAATAGAAATTTAATATTTGTGAGTATCAGTGTTTACCATCTATCCCAGTAATATTAAGAGATCTAGAATTAAACTTCATATAACTATTAGTATAAATCTTCCAAGTATCAGCTTTAGGAATACCGTTACTATCAGTGTTTCCGAAGTACACAGGTAAGTTATATGTGTGTTTATTAAAGGTATCTGGATTTAATGTGGACACTTCAATAACTAATCCTTGGTATGTATTGTCAGTTGAATCTTGTCCTATAATCTCATGTGGTTCTTCGTTTGTTGTGTCAATACAAAAATACAAGTATACAGTGCTATCTTTAAGCACAGTATTACCGTCCACTACCGCACCATCACTGTTGAAAGGAACTATACTTGAGCCATTTAATATATCAAAGTAGTAACCTCCTATATCAATTATAAGATTGTTACCGCTTATAGTACCAGAGGGCATACTAATGTCAGAAGCACTTATAATAAATCCAGGAACATCAATAAGTTGCCTAATTATATTACTGACATTTTGCTCGTAAAATATTCTGCTTGTAATATCATTTGAACCCGTAGATCTCGGCCTACCAAGTGGAAATGCCTTTACTTGCTTAGATTGTAAATACATTGCTTATTACTCCTTATAGTTTAGGATAAACATTGACCACACAATTAGGGCGTCCTGCCCATTTACTAGTGCCGTATATAAAAGTGGTAAGCTCCGGTCATCCTTATTAGCTGCCTCATTTATATAAGCTAGCGCGGACCCTGAGGAATTGCGCAGTACAAGTCTCATGTCATATTTATTTGATACATTATACCCACGAATAACAGATCCAGTTGACATTATTGCAGAAAACTGAGCTTTACCAATAACATCAGGATTATTAACAAATCTACTGTCTGTAATAGAATTAACAGAAGGACCCCAAACTCCTGATGTAATAGTAGCAGGAACCGATACCAAGTCTCTCCACTCATCCTCATTTATTTTCATCTGTAATCCGATGTGTGAAGCTGCTCTCTGTGAAATAGATGCAATGTTTCTTTGATCACCTGACAGAACAATTGAAATTAGGGTACCGAGTTCTTCGGTACCCTCATTATTAACTACTAAACTGTGTTTATGGGACCCATTCTTAAATTGTAACTCAACTACACCTTTATATCCTATAGCCCCTCTTATTTTTGCATCAGTCATTATACCATTCCTCACTTATTTATCTTCAAAAATAGATTCACTATATAAATCTTTAATTGCAGACTTTTCAGTAGTTACAACCTGTTTTTCATCAATGACTGAAGTTGAACTGATGGGGTCTCGTATTTTGTCTGCAACTGCATATTGATCATCCGTTGGATAAGGAACCTTATTACTTGCCACAACAGTTAGATCAACATTACCCACAATGTTTTTAAGTACTCTTCCTCCCTCAGATCCTTCACCAGTAACTGTTTGTTGAGAAGGGTACAATATTTCTGCTCCAGAGTCGTCCGTGAAGGTTGTCCTAACAGCACCTAACAAAGCCTGGCTACCAGTAATTACTTTGACACTATCTGCGTATTCAACGCCAGTCTCTTTAGTGGCTGAACTGTAAAAAACATATTTATAGTTATATCCAGCAGGTATGATGTATTTTAATATCTCATCTAATATTTTTGTGTCTCGCAATTTTTCCTCGGTTCCAATGAGGATAGTGTAAGGTTCTGAGGACACATTTCCCCTTGATTTATCTACTTCATTTATAACTTCAATGTGTACAGGTGTATCCACTTTTATTACTTTTAGGAACAGCTGTACAGCTCTTTCCACACCTGTAATTGAACCTTTATTACGAACAGCACTGACGAATCCCTTTAATATTATTCTCACTCTGTCCGCAGATATTTTCTCTTTTGACCAGAACCCTAACTTTGTTTGTAAATACGGAATCAATCTTTCATTACATTGATTGGTGTCCACAATGTCAAGCATAGAATCTATATCATATTTTATCCCGTCATTAAGACAGTCAAAAATACTACAAAAAAGTTGAAAGTCACGGGACTTACGAGAATATACATCTGGCACATGATCCTGTGTTCTAAAGAAAGTAGCCATTACATCACCTATTATTCATAACTTCGATACTTGAAGCTGCAGTGTTCATTGCAGCCTCTGAAGGTATATTAAGGTTAACATGACTGATTGTGTAACCATTATATACGTGATTTTCTTCAAAAAACTTAACAGCCTCCAGGGGGTCTTCAATTATAACATCACTAGGAACTTGATAATTATATTTGAAATGTCCGTTGTAATCATATTCCGGAACTTTCTTTTCAATTACTGAAATGGGTATTCCATACTTATCAAATTCTTTATTTTCCACACATTTAAGTAGATTATCGAATTCTAGATATCCTACTTCATCTTCCCCGTCAATCTGTACTGTTATACTACTAATACTAGGTTCATTTGTGTTGTCAATTAGGAAATAATATTTACCATTTGCTAAACCTTTTCCTGCTATATTCTGATTATCAGTATTTATGTTAGTATTCAAACAACTTAGATACTTTGGTGTTTCTTCACTTGAATCAAGTAACCAGAATTTTCTACTCATACTAGTATTACGAATACCAAGTATGTACTTAAATCCAGTTTCCAATTTTATGCCAGGAACTTTAATACTTGATATACCTGAGCTGTCTGTACTAATATTAGGAGAACTACTAATATTGGATAGGATGAAATTCATTCTTATTCCATACTCTGCGGTCTTTGAAAAAGGAGGTTGATTAAATAAGCTATTTATCAAGAATGCAAAAAGACTTACGCTTTTTCTTTCACCATAAGCATCAAGATAAGTAACATCAATGTTATTACCACCCGTTTTATTCAAGGACACATTAGACAAAACATTTATTCGTGTATTATCTCTCAACGGATCCACAGGATATTGTATCGAGGCATCGTTATTTTCAGTGTTACGCAATACTAACTGTTGTAACGATTGTTTAACACCATTACCAGGCATCGTATTATCTATGATTTGTGCAGAATCGTAGGTAGCATTAATATTAAGTATTGCAGACCCACTCCAATTTGCGTTGTTATCTTGTATCTCAATCGAAGGAAGTGCAGTAAATCCAGCTCCTCCAGTTGAATATTGAACAGTGATACCATTAACACTATTTTCAGTACTTGTGCTAAAATAAGGAAAGGCGATTCCTGTAACTAGTTTATTACCCACTGTCTGTGCATAAGGCATTCCAGTAAAATCGTCATTTACAGTTATGGAGATGGAGTCACCACCTGTTAGATTATATATCTGTTGTTCTCTAACTAATCCATTAACACTTAATTTTTTTGTTTTATCAGTAAATGCCTCAAGACCTAGCATCGCTACATCCTCGTAATCTACCGCCGCAACTCTTAACACAGGAAGTGAGTCCATATACATGTTTTCATTCAGACGTATTAAGGTACCGGATCCTAGCAACTCGTATGCGGACATGTCGTTATTTGTGTAGATAAAATACTCGTCGGTCTTTAGTGTATAATCATATGTGAACTTAACTTCATTATACACGTTTCCACTCTTAGTGTAGTAAGTAGTAGTACCATATCCCCAAGTTGCGGGCTCCTTGGTTACAACGTTGTAACGAGAGGTATTCTCATTGAATATGTAGTACACATTAGGGACAAACTTAGGACGAGGTTCAAACTTCAGAACATAATCTAAGCTTACATCACCATCCACAATTGTTTCTTCAGTGGTATTTGTTATAAAGTAATAATAATTGTAATCCTTTACAAGATTTACCTGATTCATTCTTCTAATATCAATTGTCTTAGTTCCACTAAGTGTATTATCACCATACATGGAATAAACTTTCTGATAATCACTGTAAGGATTGGCATTATATGGAATGTTACCGGTAGATGTAAGTTTATTTGGATCAATCTTTATCGTACTTTCCGGACCGGTACCATTTATTGTAAAGGTGGGCCTAATTATCGGAGATTTATTACTATCTGTTTCTTTTTCGGGTGGTATACCCTTAAAACATCTATACTGGTAAGGAGCATCATCTTCGTCTGTCTCTTTCCAGAAAAAGGTTATTGAGTCTCCTTCTTTTAGTTTATAATCAGTATTTGCGTATACTATGTAAGCAGGTGTTTCGGTGTATAGTGTCAGATAATCCCTCTGCCATGCGAGGTACGAAGTTAGTTTTACCGTTCCATTATACCCTTCGAAAGTAAGCACTTTATTGTTAAACCAAGCTAAACTACCTGGATGACTTCCTGCGACATACCCATAATCCTCATTATTAGTTTTATCACCGAAGTCAACGTACTTCTCATAACCACCTGTTTCAAGGGCAATATAAAGTGACATATTACTGACACCTTCATAAGTGCCTTTTGTTATGCTATAGTTGTATGCATTACTTAACTCATATATAGATTCGTCAGATGTCTTATCTTTTAATACTAACTCAAATCTTACATAGTTGGAATAGCTGATTTCAGTTATAAAAGATGGAGCTAAGAATTGTACAGACTCGTTATCTTTTAGTTTATATTCTTTTATAGTATCCTTTGTGTCAGGATCCCAATTCTTTGGCGTTCCGTTATCGTTAAATCCCCAAGGTGAGATTACAAGGTCTGTAGTTACACGGTCTACATCTGTATCCGTGTGATCAAATACCTGATCAATCGAATATGTAAAAGAAGTATCTTGTTTATAAAGTGGTGTTACCCCTGCTAGAATACTTCTTGTTATAACATCAATTCTAAAATCGTTTATCAATGTTGAATACTCGATAAACTGTTGAGTAGTTGAATTAAACTTGTACACACTATTATTTTCTGTAGCTATATATGTATAGGAGGAGGGATCTTTAATTGATTTTATAGCTTCAGGAAACATACTGGCTTTATCTCTGGTAATAATCCAAGGGTCTGTACTAAAATCACTAATCGGAATACTCTTGAATCTCCCTGCTCCATTACCATCTGATTCCCAGTATGTAGCGTAAGTTGTATAATTAAAATCATCAATGGTTATAATCTTGATTCTCTCGTCAGCGTTAACTATCACATCGTATATAAGGTTAAAATCGGGTTTTTCTCCGAAATTCAACTTTCTTGAGTTAAGATTTTCAAATATAGCACTGATTATATTTTTCTTTACGTCATTTATTTGTATATTAGATAGCTGATATTGTGGTACAAATCGTATCTTTATAGGATATATGTTACGGAACATACAAGGACGATCGGGAAGGATATCACTAAAATTATGCTGCATACACTTCACAGACTGAAGATAATTTTCAATTTGCTTACAAGTGGTACTCTGTGAACTTTCAAGGTCAAAAGTTGAATTAAAATTTGATATACTATTAACCACACCCGCGTTATGCAAAACATACAACTTTAAATCGTAGGGGGAAAGGTCATTTGTTGATTCATTGTTGAATCTAGAATATTCAATAATCTTATCCCCAGATCCGTAACCATCTGTAACAATTGTGTATGAGCATTGTGAATCGTGTAATCTATCTGCTACTACATCGTTAGACACCATACCGCTACGATATATTGCATTAGTATAATCACGGAGAGTAACAAGTGTATCAAAAGTCCCAGCAACTTTTTTATAGCTATTGTAAGCATCGGTTACTGACTCAGGATCCGATCCATCAGTGGTTGCAGAAGCATTGTACATCTGTACAATCTCATCATTTAGATTAATCTTTTCTCCTCTAAATTCTATTGTGTTATCTTCATAGAATTTAGTTATTTCTTTGGCAGATACATTTCCTTTGATTCCGTCACTTATTAAATATTTTATCTTAAGGCCTGCTTTTATTAGTGATTCAATATCGTTTGGAAATTCAATATAGGTATTATTACTTCTACTGTCCACTCCGAACTCAAAGTATCGGTTACCCTGAGGTTCAATGGATAAGTTATCCACTTTTTGCCAGAATCCCATTGACGATTCCTCTGCGTTAGTAATAAATAAACCGTTCTCAGCAACGTTATAATCGTTCAGGTATATACGATTATTGTAGTCAATATTGTCAAGCTTAAATATGCTGCTACCGCTTACAAGTAGATCCGTTATCACTCCTTGTATAGCTCTACCAGTGGAAACATCCTTTCCGTAACTAAACATAACATCTTCAACAAGAGTGTAGATAATGGAATTATCGCTGTTTGTTATCATTGTGAAAGCAGGAATAGCTACACTTTCACCTGGCTCTAAAGTTTCGCCTTTCCACTTAAAACTGATAGTAGTAGTAGCAGAATTATACCATGGCATTTTGTATGCTAATTGTTTATATAAACTACGAGCAGAAAAATCCTGCGTAACAGTTTCTGGGAATGCTTCAAGGATGTTTTTGTCAATGTTGTAATTGTTCTTATCACCAATTACAGCATTTAATTTAAGCAGAATCACACCCGGATCTGATTCGTTACTTATACTGGGATCCCATTTATATGTTAATTTCTTTGTAAGATCCAGTAACTCTTGAAATATTGCTCTAAAATCTTTGTTTGAATATGAAATTGCAGAAAGCGGATTGTTATACTGTGAACTTGCCATTTACTTACCAACACTCCCATCCTCTGTCAGCTTTATAGTGTACACATCTGGTTGATTATCCAGTGTATTAACACATTTTATAGTGACATATACGTCGTCGTCTTTTTGACTAATTTTTATATCGTCTCGTGTCACATATACTTGCGGCATAAATTCATATATTGCAAGATGTATACTATCGATTATTAAATCTTGTAGTACTACGCTATTTTGTTCATATATATATCTTTTAATATCTGTTCCAAAGTAGGGATCACCCAACAATGAATTTTTCCAAGAAGCAAGCATCAACCTTAGATTTGACATCGTTGCTTCTCTATCAGATATTAGATTTGTTCCTGCACTGTTCAACATATCAGGAAACTTAATAGAATACATTTAATTACCTCTCTATATTCCATATTTCTTCCCAACTATTATTTGTTCTTAACACAGGTAGTGTCTCTTCCCAGCCACCTTTAGTAAAAACATACGGAATAGTTTGATAGCACTTTTTGTTTATATATATATTTATACAAGGGATACTAGTTATCAATCCTGTAGCCGTATATACTGCACCCATGGTATTACCTCTGATTGGAATAACAGCAACGGACTTAGCCCTACGAGGTTTTTCGACAGGAATTGTGAATGCTTGGTCAGACGTTTTAACTACAACATCATAGTCAGATGTACTAACATCTAAGCTATTCCACTTTATATATATTGATACTTCTTCTCCTGAATTACTGTTAGATATTCCCTGTATTGTTATTTTACGAGTTGAATTTGCAGTTATACTCATTATTCGAGGTTCTCTTTCTATCGGCCCAAACTCGGTGTCCAGGTATATAAACCCCTTAAATATATAACCATATCTCGCATATCCACTATTTTTTGTAATTTCTTCTGTCCAAAAATAAGTAGAACTACGATATCCACTATTTGAAGTTACTATGTCGCCATTTTCATCAATTTCTTCGACTACTGCTACGTGACCAGCAGCACCCGGTCTTTCCCAACATATAATAGCACCCAACTTTGGAGTCTGCCCATACGGATACCCTTTGTCCCCTAAGTTAATATTATAGTCGTACCACTCACCTGCGTCACTTGTGCAAAGTTTTTTTCCGTGTCCTTCGCCAGTTCCACCGTCAGGGCGATTATTAGTTAATTCGTACCTTCTGCCCCACGCATAACACGTGCAGTTTGGCATACCAATGTCAGGATCGGTCAGGTAGAAAACATTATCCGTATAGTAATATTTAGTCCCTCTTATCGGTCCCCAATATTCATCAACTTCCTTTAATCTAGGATGGTATTCTTTGTAAACATCATACAGAGTTTGATACCAATATGTTGCATTGTTTCGTCTTTCATCTATTGCGCCAACTCCTGCGCGTTCATAGTTAGCACAAAATACTTCGGCAAGATACGAAGCTGATTGTTCCGAGACAGCAAACTGCGAAAAAGAAAGAGGATAGCTTGTAGTGGAAATGTATTGTAACCCATTATCGTATTCATACTTTATACGTTTGCACTGCGTGCTAATGCTTCTCCAGGAAAGCCCTTGATCTGTTGCCCAATCTATAAGATTGGTAGCAGGAGTCCACTGTACAAGACCAAAACCCATCGACATGTTTCCTTCATCAAAATTTTGCCATACACCAGGGTTTATCCAGGACTCTCTCTCCATATTTCCGAGCATTCCACATACAGCATTAAGTGTCCACCCAAGATCGAGAAAATACTCTGTTATATATTTTGCATTATCTAATGCTTCAGTTCGTGACAGAGATTTATTCGAAGAAATTATTGCCATACATTAAGCCTCATGTTGTATCCAAAGATATACTTGTCCTTCCTTTGCTCCACTGATCGTTTTAGGGTCTTTTGTGCCATAAGAAAGATTATTAAGAATCAAAGGTCCTTCAAGTGTTGTTTCTATTTTTGTGACTCTATTTTCTACCTTTTCTATTTTGATATCTTGTTTAGCATTTATATTGTTAATATCATTTATTTCTTTATTTATTTCACCAATATCTGATTGTATATCAGATATTTGAGACACAAATTCAGTATGCTGTGTTTTATTGCTATCAATCTCATATTGCACATTTGTATTGAGGCCTTTTATGTTTGCTATATTATCAGCAGTTACTTCTCCAATCTGTGTTTCTCTTTGTAGAGTTGTGTTTACATTTACGGATAAGCTATCAAATTTTGCATCACTTACAATCTGAGAATCAAGCGTATTAAAAAGTGATCCTACAATGACTGGCTTAGCAGTATCTCCTTCTTCAAACTCAACAAATACAATATCACCACTCCTGAACTTAGGGGATACACCTGGTGAGACAGCTATTGTGGCTATTGACAGTTCTTCTACAGGAGTAGCACCTATCGCAGCAGCAATTTTATTCAAAACAGGAATTCTTACACGGTAATGAAAATCATCTACCATTCCCTCTACAATAGCTCGAGTCATTAAACATCACCGCCTACTCTTAGAAGTGTTAGTGTTGTTGTATAACCTGCAGAAGTGATGGAATCTGTCTGCTTAGTAATAATATATGTACCACTTGAGATATGCTTTTGACCGCCTGCGAACCACACGTTTAACTTAACATAAGTCATTAGCATCGAAGGTCTTGTTAATCCTTTAAGAGTTAGTGTTGCAGTTATAGGAAACTCAGTCATGTAGCTCCACCATTGACTTTTGTAGGCTGATTTGCCGTTTGTCAAAGAAGATGTTAGCAATGATGGAGAACTTAGTGTCTCAATAGTTCCGTCATCTCTTATATTGTAAGTATATTCTTCCTGTTTAACATCGCCTGCATATTCGTAGAGTATTGCCCATGACTGATCGTTATTTAAACTAAATTCAGTAACAAAGTTATCTCCCGGATAGTTGATGTCTAGCTCGTAAGTATCCGTTGCGTTGTACACAGCGGCATCCGCTGATACTTCACTTACTTTAAAGTATGTTCCTCCAAGATCATTAGTGTAATCGTCATTTATAGTAAGAAAGTATTTAGAGGTTGATAATTTATTTTCTTCCGGTGTTTTATTGTCCACCATGCACCCTACAAGATAATTTAGATAATTTAATATCGTAGTATTATTCTGTGCTACCATCTGTACTTTTTTATCATTACTTGCAATAAGATTTTTTGCTAAAACACTGTTCTTATTTCTCATCCCAGTAAATACGTCTTTAAGACCATACTTTGAATTACTTAGCAACTGTAAGATAACATCACTGGGCTTTGCATTTCGTGAAGGAAAATTAAATTGTGTAGAATTAAGCCCGATTGCATCACTAGTGCATTGTAGAGTGTAATCAAGTGAAGAGCTACTCATATTCAATCGTGTTGTAACATTTGTTATAATACACTGCTCTTCTTTATATATGTAATTAGGCGCCATCCAGTCTCCATACTGAAGGATGATGCGCCTATCTTTTGTAGCTCTACTAAATATTTTATCTAGAAGGTTAGGATCCTGTCCTGTTGCAACTTGATAATGAAAATTCAATGTGTATGTATTAACGGTTCCATTAACTTTAGTTACGGACATTGACTCCATGTAGTTGGGATATGTAGCATTTGTCCTATAATTACCACTGAATGTTCCAAAAGTTACACCGCCTATATTTGCAATGATGAAAGGGCTTTGCACAAGCGTAGGAATGGAAACAAGATTTGCTGCTTTAGCCATTAGTTTATTCTCCTAAGTCAAATTCAATATTAGTAAAGGTAGGTATTCGTAATATCTTACCTTCGGGAAGCTCTGCATAAGGGTCATTAATATTATTAAAAGATAAAACACACCAGTAATATAGAGGTGAACCATAGAAATATAATGATATACTATCTGCTGTATCACCCTTTTTCACTTTATAAGAAACAAAATTTGTGTCCTTTTTTAGCTGTGATGTAAGACCGTAGATATATTTTTCATCCATTCTGTTGTAATAATACGGGAATACAGAGTACCGGGAAATATAAGTGTAATCTTTATAAGCTTTTTGTGTTAATATATCTTTCATTTAGCTACACCTCTTTATACAACATATCGAGTATTACCTGCTCTTGTCCAAACATTTCGCTCAAGAGATGCATCGAAACCTCTAAAACTTCCACTGGTCATAACCTGAGGAGCACTATATGGATCAACTTCCACAATGGTAAAAGATACACCCACATGAGCATATTTATTTCCAGAAATAATTGGTAAGTCATAATCCACACCGACACTGCCTTCAACAACACCTCTTATAAAAATGTCGTTACCAAAACGACAAGCAATAATAGGAGGATCAACCATCTTTTCAGTAGCCCCATACACGGGTAATGCAATAGCTTGTATTTGCTTTATCAATGTGTCAACATAATCATCACCAGGTGAAACGGGTATGTTACTAACGTCTTTATTCACCTGTGTCATTAAATCTCTGTGTAAATCAAGTTTTATGGTTATCTGACGAGGACCCGATTTACTATAGGAGTATATAGGAGCAGATCTGGACATTGGAGTGGAGCTAGCAAATTCAACCGATAAAGTATCAGTTAATGATTCTGGGTATGTAGGTATAACAATAAATTGTTGAACATGATACATATATATATAGTTTTCGATCATATTATACGACATGTTTTATCAACCCCTTATTAACAGCATTCTCTATATCTCTATCTACAAATCCCAATATATCTTTTTTATCTATATAGTCGATACCTGAAATGTTCATATACTTACTGTAAAGAGTATATCTGAGATCAACATCCCATATACCTTTTACAAAGTCAGGTAATGGTGGGTGGTAGTTAATTTTTGTTTCAATACCTGATATGTTCTCATTTATTTCATCTCTATAATCAATCGTATATTGCAGTAGGTATGCAATTAACTTGTCTGAATATGGGATCTGTTTACCGCTATTACTTTGCAGTAAACTCAGTTTACTAAGAAATGTTCTTGATAGTTGTCTATCAGATAGTTTATTAATACCTTCAGCACTGGATACATATCTATTTGCTACGGAAGAGAAATCTCCCTCGATAACCGAAACACTCGATGTATTTGTTTTCGGAATCTGAATAGCCAGATAAAGATATTTTTCATGCTCTTGAAGTGTTCTGTCCACTTCTTTCTTTTTTATAAAAGCTGCTTGTTCAGCATCTTCAATATTGAAATCCGACCCGTCATTATCCGGCATATACAAATCTGCACTGGTATCGTTACTTATCATGTATGTCACAGGATTACTAAATCTTATACCGTTGTATCTTTTGGTTGACTCAGGTAATAAATCTGTAAAACTGTTGTCGTCTTCGTCTTTAAGTAACACCCCATCTTTACAAAAAACAGCTTTAACAAGGACAGGAAATTCGCAATCAATAGCTATAGTGTAAGTTCTGTTAAACTTAATGGGAATAAGTAATACCTTAGATTTTGGAAATGTTCCTTCTACCGCTCCCTTTTCCTCATCCAAGTATAAATACTCTGTACTATCATAGTCAAAACAATTATATAGTGGCATTAGGTCTACACCATATATGTCTCTAACACATCTCAGGTACTCACCTAGAAACCTATGTGTTTGTGGGTCATAATAGGATACATTTGAAACAAATCTTTGTGTAATATTCTTTATACTCTCTCCAAAAGAATAGTCGTCAAGTATTTTATATTCTCCTATCGGACGATAGTAATATCTAACAACATCGTCTGTTACAGTTAATCCTCCTACACCCGGAATATCTGTACCTTCCCATGTCTGTGTGTCGCTGTTATACCTTGCATAACGCCCACCTTCTTTTCCTTCATCCTCGATGTATATATCGTAGTTACGAGTACTCGGATTATAGTGACTCAGAACATAGTCCTCATCTGTAGCTATAACATATTCGTTGGCATAAAGATGGTCATCCGTAAATTGATTTGCATTTATGCCATTAAATCTTCCTGTCTTTGTGCACCTAAGGATCTTATCTTTATATATATAAGTACAACCCTCTATAATTGTATCATCAGAACTGATAGTTGGAAAAATGGGGAGAGGTGTATATGAAAGTAAGTATTTTATGAATTTTGATTCAAGGGTGTTTTTGAAAAATTGTGACAATTTATAACACTCCCTTATTATAGATTAAATAGCTGATAATTTGACACTCTAACATTAAGGTCTCCAGAATCAGCATTACGAACTTTTATTGTAGGTGGAGTAGTACCATTACTACCCTGCAAAGCTCCCTCTACGAACTGCTTTAGCTTGATATTCCCCTCAGTGCCGCCCAATGCTTCAAGTATGGCCGCAACAAGTGCACTTTTTCCTATATTAACTGTGGTATTGGGGGCTAATGTCATCTGTTGTGGTTTAGTTTGGGCCATTGAATTTGCAATATCTGCCGCATTTGATATCTTAGTTGTAATACTCGGGTTAGTAATAGTTGTTCTTAATGCTCTAGAGGAGTCGAAGGACAGTAAACTTAAATTAGCAGCATTGGTATCATGTACTCTTAAAAAGGATCCTTCTCTTGATTGTTCTATACCAAAATCAATTGTTCTAACAAACCCTTGTGAAGTGATACTTTGATTACCAAAAAGTATGTCAAAGTATTCTGACATAGCACTATCATGCACAAGTATGGAACCTGTATTATTATCGTAGACCCTTTGTAGCACAACATCTTGTGACTTTACGAAATCCGTTGCAGAATCACCTATCGTAGCGTTCCAAAAGTCATCCAGTTGATGGTCTGTCTTTGCTACATTCTTATTAGTAATCTTTGTGGTATTTTGAGCGTCATCCGTTGCCGATGCGAGAGCACTATTCGTCATATCTGTGGAATTAGTGTTAGTAACAAAAGTACTTGAAGAGGTTTCACCCGTCATCGTACTTAGTAAGTTACCTATACCTGTTCCACGTTGTGTGTACTCGGTGCCTCCCCACTTATCAAGGGATAACCCATTTCCGTTAGTGATACTACTGAACACTGTTCCTACCAGCGACATGGCTCCGGAAAGACCCAGTCCGAGGTTCAATAATGAATTAACGTCTGTGTTTAAGCCCAGGAAGTTTCCCAGTACACCGAGGGTGGGGATATTTATCTTCAACCCTGTATCGTCCATGAAATCCAACATCTTTTTCATGACCCAAGTTCCTGGGCTATTTACCATGTTCATTCCCATGCCAAACAATACATTATCGTATATATTTTGAATATTTTCTGAGGCAGCTGATCGCTTTTTTATCATTTGCAGCTGACTATTTGTTTCGTTTAACATTCCCCCATAGGACATATTTGTCCCAGAGATGGAGGAAATGTCAGCTGTGGTAAGGTTTGAAATAGCTTTCATATCAGATAGTGACATATTGAAGATATCACCATATGCTGATTTAACAACCTGACTGTCGCTATTTTCAGCTATATCTTTCAAATATAGAACCATGCTCTCCAGCAACTTATTGGTAGTAGAAGCATCAAGACCGTTAAGTAGTATTTGAGCATAATCCAGTCCTGCATTACTTGCACTCATCGCCATTAAAGTTTGTAATGAAGTGTTACTTGCAAGACTTGTCACATCACCAGTAGCGAGGTAATTAACACCTTGAGCAATTTCTGTAACTGCACTGTCACTCATACCCAAAGAATAAAGAGAACCTAACCACTTTTGCAAAGTGTACTCAAATTCTGCAGATTGGTCTCGGGTCATCTGTGAATTAGCATCAATTATTGCTTTAGAGACAGAATCATACACATCACTAAGATAACTGCTATCACTAAAAGTACTGTTAAACAGCTTAGTAAGTGATGCTTCCATGCCTAAACGAGCAGCAGTTGTATCAGCTTGTTGTAATCTTATTAACCTAGTCAGATTACTATCAAAAGCGTCGAAGGTATGAGCAATTTTATCTGATACAGACTCTAAGAAAGCTCTTTGCTCAATATTATAAACAATACCACTATCGGATGCTTTTTTAATATTGTCTATAACTTCTTCCATTTTAACAGAGGAACTAATAGCAAGATTTGTAGTAACCATGTCCATCATGCTCTCAAAATCTTTATTTGAACCCTGTAAAGATGCATTAACTCTGGATTGATAGCTAATCATTACCTTCTCTGCTTTATCCATCGATTGAATGGCTTTTCCAGTAAATGCGTTATAAGCAGATTTTATATTTTCCTGTACCATCTCCACATTTCTGTTTACTGTGTTGACAGTATTTGCTAATTTTTGTAATGCGTCTAGGTTACTTTTTTCACCGGACAATCTATCTTGTGCTGTCTGAAGATCTACACCATATTTCTCTTTTGCAGAATCTTCTCCATTTACAGCTGCTTCCTCATCATACTTTTGTTTTATTTCAGCTATTTCTTTCTCAGTTTTCTCAACAGCATTTTTCTGCTCGTTAAGCTGCTCCCTAATATTACGCGCTCTCTCTTCTCTCTCTTCTTTTGACAGTTGTTTTGAAAAGAGTGCGGTGTGTAACAAACCGTTTTTCTGAATATCATCAATCTCTTTTTGTTGGTTTGCTATGTCCTGCTTTTTCAGATCATTTATCCGTTTCTCCTCGCGTCTTACTTTTTGTGCTTGCAGAACCTCATAACTAGCTTTATTTCTTGATATGTTCTCTAACTCTTTTTCAAGTTTCTTTGCTTGAGCTGAATTTTTTCCGTACACCACTTTTGACATACGAAGCTGCTCTTTCAATTGCTCTTGCTCATTTTTCAAACTCGCAACTTTTTGCTTCAACATTTCAGCTTTACGAGTTGCTGTAGCTTGTTTATAAGAATTTGACCACAAAGTGCGAGTAGCATTTGCAGCATCCTTTTCAGCTTTAGTAATTGTTTTGCGAAGTTTTTGCTCCAGTTTTAAACGTTCTTCAGTGCCCTCTTTTGTCCTTCGTAACTGATCTCTTATTTCCTGTACACCATATTTTTCTGCATACTTATTACGAGTTTTATAAAAGTTTTCCGTTAGCCCCAGGAGTGAACGAAAAAGAGCAGGATTATTTTCAGGGGTACTAAATATTGAATCGTCATCATACTTATCTCTTGTTGCCATCTAATCACTCCTTAAGGCTTAGCGTTTCATTTTTGCTTTATTTCTAGCTTCCTGCATTATCTCATTATCATGCTCTATATCGTCTTTAATGAATTGCAGAATTAACATTCGCTCCTTAACAGAAATTTTACCAGTGTCTGCGTAGGAAGTATTTATTCTTTTTGAGATCTCGTATCTCTCTCTTACAATTTGATTAAATCTTTCAGGCGCATATAACTTACCATCAGATGTCAATTTCGGGTCTAAAAAAGTCTGGTCCGAGGCGAAAGGAATTATTATAATCTAACCCACAAACGGAGCACACACGATTCACCTCAGTGCGTACACCAAAACTTTCTACTAACTTTTGTGCGTGTTGTATGATGTAGTTAGTGTCCATCATAGGCAGATTTCGCAGGAAATCTTCAGAGGTTATTACGTCCATTCGCTTTCCGTCAACAGTATCTACAACCATTTGCAAAGTATATAAAAGTGCAGAATCCCCGACAGCGCCATTCGACTTTCTCTTGAGTTCTTTACTACGAATAGCGATCTCATCGTTCATACGAGGAGTCTGCATTACTAACTTTATTTGTTTACCTGTTCTGGGAAGTGTGAACTGAGTTAACTCTGCAAAATCATTCTTGTCGTAGTATTTTACTTCAAGTTTATCAAGGTCGATAGCATCCTTTGTTTCTGATCCACAATACGGACACTCACTTGTAACATCATATGTTTTTCCATACGTTGCTACTCTAAGTTTATGAAGTAAGAAAATGTAATCTGCCATGCACATATCATAGGAAGATATGCCTGGGTTATCCACTAGACAATCATCAATAATTTCACAAAGTGTCTTATAAGGTCTCTCTGAAGGCGAAAGTCTTTTCATTTCGTGTTCAGTAGTCATTGACTTTAGCCTTACTACGGGATTAACTTTTACATCGTATACTTTGCCCATTGAAGGCAGAGTATATTCTTCTGCGAATACATATCCGTCAGTCATCTATCAAAAGCTCCTTTCAATATTTCACTATATTAATACAATTCAAAATAGTTATTGTAATGAGGGAGCTATACAATAGCAAGGTAATACTTATTCTACTATAACCAGTAGCCTCGATAAATAGTCTGCAACTAAATGTATACTAGTTTAATTTTATTCCGGTTAACTTATACCTACTAATAGTAAAACAATAGCAGCGGCCTTTAGCTATTGCTACAATATATCATCCGGATTTTCCTCTATGGGAAGTTGGTTATCAAGTTCTTTGTTTGATTTAGCAAACCTAATACCAGAATCATTTCCTTTCTGGAATCGTGTGGATTGTTGTCTCCACCTATTTGCGGCGCTGAGTGTATCCGAATCACTATCAAGAGTATCATCATCAAACATTGAAGTTTGAGCAGGTTCCTGATACTCTTCCCCGTATATAGCGGGATAGATAATATCTGCGTACATTTTTGGATAGTGTGTTTCCATGTAATGTACATAGTTTGAAATAACACGAGCTATACGCTGAATCCAACTATTATTATTCAACACAAGTAAAACATGTTTACAAGCACTGCCCAAACTATCATTAGGGTTTGTAATATTAGAAGGTCTTGTTTCCGGAGCCCCACTGTTAAAATCGTTCTTCGATGCAAAAAATCCGAAACGATACGAAAAATCTGGGCAGCTACAGCTGATATAAACATCCTCTTTATTAAAAGCATTTATAGTAGCTCTAGCAATCTCACGAAATGATACATTACCTGATCGTTTCACTTCCTCCTGCAATAGCTCAAGTATACCTGAAACAGATATGGTCACAGTATAATCATCAGTCTCACCTTTAACTGGAACTCCAACAGTTAATATATCTTCTGTGAACAACTTGTTCATATCAATCTTGTTCATTGCTGAAGTAGTGTTCTGCACCTTACTTTTTGACCTTCTATCAAATCGTTGCTTTCCTTTTTCGGAAGACTTTGATTTTGCAATAAGTTGATTACGAGTTGCTTCATTCAGTTTTATCTCAATCATCTCCCGTAATTTTCTTCTATACAAATATATACAATTCTGCTAGAAACTCATTGTATTGAGTAGATAACATGGTAAACAGGATAAAAAAAAATATCACGGCTCGAAAGAGCCGTGATACCTAACACTTAAACTTACTGTCTTATCCGTTTTGATCCAAAGTTGCATAATCGTACTGAATTGTACATTTTACTTTCTTTGCATCACCACTGTAGTTGTCATATCCATCTTCACTAAGATCAGATATCCAACATCCGTAAAGTCTCCATTGACGAACCTTTCTATAATCAGGTGTGTATTCGATTAAGAAAGCATCCTTCTTGTAGTTCTGGGCAGGAACATCTAAGCTACCAACCTTTTCCGTATATACGTTGTAGCTAAGGTTTTGCCAAGCCATCAAGATTTCCTTAGTATTAGCACCAATAAAGTCATGGAACTCGATGTCACCACCGTCAAAGGTAGGAACACCTGCAAATTTAATAGTGCTGTTACCTCTTTTTATCTCAATAGGATTTTGAGAAAAATGAGGAACAAAAGCTGAGGAAACTGATACTCTGAGAACTTCCTGTGCATTTCTAAATACTGCATTAGTATCTCCGGTAGCAGCACCCGGTCTCACAATACCATCAATATCAGTGACAACAAACTCATAGTTATTAGCTCTCTGGGGGCTATATAATTGAGGGTTCTCACCAAGATGGTATGTACCGATCTGAGATTCATATGCCATAATTTATAATTCTCCTTCTTACTCAGAAATAACCGCGTCCTGATCATCTTGCATAATGATAGAAACATAGAAATCTTCTACCGGCTCGATAGGACTAATTATAATTTTAACACAAAGTGTGGCTTTCTCATTATACTTGGGGTGTGTGGTATCTAACTGCAACTTATAACTACTAATACCATACCCATGTAGCATCTTATCAAGTAACGGAGTCAGCTCTGCCTTAAAGTTAATCCAAAGAATGTCGCTGTTTTGCTCGAAGGTCAATCTTCTAGCAGTTCTATATACTTCTTTCTTTATATCACTTACAAGGTTTCTTACATTTAAGAATGATGTTGCAGTCAGGTTACCTTCCGTAGCATTATTCTTTAAAGTACGGTTACCCCAGATAGTATATCCATAAGGCTTAATGTTTGTTATCGGGTTAATGGAAATAGCATCACGAGGAGACATCTTATCTGCGGTGCCATTAGGAATGTTTGTGGTCATACCACCGGAAGCAAGATTTTGTACCAAACCTCTTGCTACACCCGCTACTGCAAGCCAGTTGGGGTTCACAGTTAATGAATCACCAAGAGACAGGAAGTAAGCAAAACTACCAGGCATTCTTACTGTTGCATCATAATTTTTTGCTTTTCGCATCTGCTCATCCAAATCTGTTGTAGTCCTGTTGTAAGTAGCCCAAGGAGTAAACATTGTTGCAAACTCACCAGAGGTTTGGAAAGTCAGATCATTCTTAATAGCATAGTATAAACTACCGGGCTGATCAATATTTTGATTACGATACGGGTTATCTGTATGATCGATAAAAGCTACGCAGTCTCCACGCTCTTGGCAAAGATTGAGCATCTTTGCCACCAATGAGTTTTGACTATATTCGTAAGTAGGATAGCCACCTGAAGTTAAATACTTAATACTGTAGTTTCCTTTATCAGCCAGTCCTGAATCATTTATGGCATAAACTGATGACAGAGAGTCATACATATTAGCAATACTAATGCCATTTGATACAAGTCTATATATAGAGTTAGGATCCCAAGCAGGAGCAACTTCACTACTTGTCCCAGGATTTATTCCTTCCACTTGTTTGAACACCAGACTGGAGCATACACCTTCCATGTAACCCACTACCCAAGAATGAGGAATAAACTCTGTGCCTTCTGCAATAACACTGCCCGCTTTAATAGGCTTAGCATTAATGCTTGGGCCTGAGGTTACTGCCTTAATAGGAAGTACTTCCGTGCTTAATGTGTAGAATTTAACAGAAGCGTTGCCCCAAGTTTCAGGTTCCTCAGTTACAACTTCAAATACAGTTGAGTCATTTGCTGAAGGAGTAATAATAGTCTTTCCTTTCAATGACTCATCATTAAATGCAGGAGTAATTTCTTTTGTAAATGTTACTACGGTATAATTACTGCTGCTCTTTGTATAATATTTATCTGCGGATCCCCAATCTGCGGGAGCAACAGTACTATCGAGAAGCACATAATTATCATCTTGTTTCAAATAATAAGTACCTGCTTTATATACAGGGGTTACATTACTAAAGTATATTGGTGACTTGAAGTAATAATGAGTCAGATCACTCTCACTGACAAGATCACTATTCTTCACGTAGTAAGCGGGTACGGACACTCCGTCCGTGGTTTCGGAACCCTCATCCATAACAACTTGAATTCCATCCTTAGTGTAGGTTTCAACTTCAGACACAGGAGAAAATGCAATAGTAGGAGCATCACCCTCAGATACATCCTTCACTGCAGTTCTGGTATAATACACAATACTACCGCCACTTGCATTCAAGTACGCCTTACCGTTCTGCTTTGTAAACATCTCAGGTAACACCGGGGTACTAATTGAGCTATAAGAGGCTACACCTTTCTGGTAGTTTTTGTAGTCAGTGTCCCAGTCAGAAGGGGCCTCAGAAACCTTATTAAATGTCTGAGTATAATCATCTTCATTCAGTCTTTCAAAAAGAACAGGAAGGCCTGCAGAAAGAATTTCCTTTGCCATCACGTATGCAGGATCAGCCTGACCTTCTGTGAACATTATGTTGTGATACGGAATAGCATCTGCACTGAACCCCGTAAGATCACCATCGGCAGTAATGCCAGCTAAATCGGTATATTTCTGATCTTCTGTAAAATAAGCGGGTTCGGCTCCACATAAACTTTCAAAGGTTGAGATTGAGGTAAATAAGGTAGGCTCATGAACCTTAATGCCTACGTATTCTCCTGCACTGTTGTACAGACCGGAATTGGTTTGTCTATCCAGATTAACAAAACCAGGAATATACACAACATCTGTACTTTCACTTAAAACACCGGGACTTGTATTATCTACTTCGGTTATAACAATCTTCGGCATGTATTCGTCTCCTTTAATTTTTCATTAGACTCATTCTATCAACTTGGGACACTCAGGAGAACAATAATTCTTATCTGATTTTTTATCCCATTCATCTTTCGGAAAAACTTGTGCACAGATCTGATACACATCTCTGTACCTAACATCCCAGAGTCTTGCATCATTAATACTGAACCCTATTGTCATACGAGTAAACTGTCCAGCAATGAGCCTTTCAGGTATGTCTGAATTATCTTCGATTGAGGAAGAAATTGTCATACTGGACACATGTTTATAATTTTCGTTATTATAAGGGATGTTAACTTCAACTTTAGGGAAATTTATAATATTAAATACAAGGTTCCTAACATACTCGTCAGCTTCTTCGAAATATCTTGTGTATATATCGAGTTGATACGGTATGCTAATAGGTATACTATTTAACTGACTTGCTTGATTATTATTTGCATTAAGGGTGAGACCATCAAAGCTCATAGGTTGTTTACCCAACCCATTATCAAGTATAGTAAACCCTCTATTACGAGAAATCGCGATAAGCGGTAGTTTTATAGGTTCGTCGTTAGTTTGATCAGCTATTACTTCGAAAAGCCTTCTAGACTCATCAGGTCCTGTAACAGTAATACTTGTGTTTAGTGTCCAACCTCTTATTTTTTCAACAAGCGCATCATCATACAATTTTGTCGACATCACTGATCTCCCTTGCTATGAAAATAGGATTATACCTTTTGTAGTATTCAAATACATTATTGCTAACGCGATTAAACACACTACTTAATATAGGTATACCTCTTACTCCCAATGCGCCAAATGTAATCATATTAGCTAATGCTGCTAAGGGTATATCCTCATACTTCTCAAAACCACTAATTGATATTGTAAGGTAATCCTTAAAAACATCAATGTAAAGACTGTTGCTACATTTCAATACTATATTTTTTACATTTATGTTTTTATTCAAATACTGTTTTTCTAGGTACTTATCCATATAATAAGTGGAATACCTGCGTAAACCACTGAGAATTTCCATTCTCATATTACGCCTTAACCAACAAGCAAAGTTATATGAATAGTATTTCCTGTCAAGTTGAACTATCATAAATGATAATCCTCTTCATTTAGTAGATTAAAAGAACTGTGCATAAAATCATTGTTCGTATTTTGATAAGTATCTTCGTACTCCGGAACAATTTCACAAGCGATAGAAGCAGGATACACAATAGAGTTTGTCAACTTAACGCAACGAAATAGTCTTCCCTTTCCGTCGTCTAGTCCACTTGGGACAATGAACAGTGCTCCTTGCTGTATGTCAGGAGTATCATATGCTATGTGTATTAGTGAAGAGTCTTTTTGAAGTTCAGATACCCAACCCATCTTCTTCATTGTTTGCTGTGTGGGATGTTCATCAAAAATACAACCTATTACAATTGATGGTTGATAATTCGATTCGATTTCAGCAAAAGATGTCCAATGCTTATCTTTTCTTGGAGCTCTGTACACAACTTGTATTCCGATTAATCGTACCATTTCATCAAACCACTTACGATGCAGCTTTATATCGGGAGTAATTAATCGACCATATCTATTGTCCATCTTTTACCTCTTGCTTTCTTACAGTCTTTGTCAGTAATTAATAATATATAAAGAACTGCTCTTTTACTTATTGATATAAGTTGTAACCGGACACACCGTCAAGGACTAAGCCATCATCAAATCTAATATTCCAAAAACTATTCTTAAAGTTTGTAGGAATACCTTCAACACACAAACTCTGAATTGTAACTGTGTCATTATTGTGAGAGAATATTTCGTTCATCTCAACTTCGGAGACACCCCAGTTTTCAGCAGTATCAAAACCGGGCTTAACTTTAAATACTGCAGTAGTTCCTGCGTACTTATCACCCCAAGATTCTGACATCTTTGCTTTATTCTTAGCAATACGGTCACGAATAGATGACACCCTATCATCTGCATCCTTTAGTCTTTGATACATTGCATTTTCCCTATCTAACAATGCTTTATCCTTCTTAAACTTGGATAATTCTGTTTCGTTATCATCGGGTGCTTCTTTGCCTTTGTCAAGAAAGTTTTTATAATCAAATGCATTGGGATCTGCTTTAACTAACTCTCTATGTTTATCATTATATATAAAACGCTGTTTACCATATTTGGGCGAAGCTTTCAAAAAAGCACCACTTACAATGTCAAAGTTCTTTGTACCCGTATTACCTATTATAGCGTTACCAGTTTTGGGATTACGAATTGTAATAGTATCACCAAAATACCTACGACCAAAGTCTTTACGAGCATCATCATCAATGGTAACTTCGTACCCCATCTTTTCTAATTTCTTAATTGCTCTACTCTTACCAGTAGCTACTTCATAGATTACCTTATTAATTGCGGCGTTCTCAGGATTTACAGCTTCTCTTAAGTCAGAATTACGATATGCATTAGCATCAATTATTGAATCAAGAATATGCTCAGCAGTAATTTGAGGATTCTGTGTATTAAACAAATCATTTCTTATATCCAATCCTACACTATTATACCAAGGAGCATCTGGGAATACACTTTCAATGTCCTCAATAAATGCTGTAAAGTAGATGTTAAAATCTGTTGTATCTTTTGCCTTCAGTTCTTGAATGCTTTTATTCAGTAATTCAGATAATTGACCTTTATCTGAATCATCTGGAACAGGAATAAAGTTCCACTGTTCTTTGAAAGCCTTGTTAATATTTGAAAAGTTCATATAATCCTCCGTTATATTATATTCTAGATTGGGTTACTTGCAAAAAGCAAGTAACCCAATAAAAACTCACTTGATAACCTTAAGTGACTCTGCAATACATTTCTTATCTCTATTGCGGCAAACCAGGGACATTGATTTAACTGACTCTTTCAGTTCTTTACTGTAACCCTTGAATATAACTTTTGACTCTGTAATTTTTCTAGGCTTAAATACGAAGTTTGTGTTACGCTTTCTTCCGGAGTTAAATCCAATAACACCTTCTACAATAAACCTATTATTTCTAGGTACAATATTGGAGCAACGGAAGAACTTAACATTACCAAAAGACTCTTTCAGTGACTCTTCAATCGCATCTTCAGCAGACTCTCTATCAATACTATTAAAATCAATCTGCTCCTTTACTTCATCGGATACCGGCTCAACTATAAAGTTATCATTTGTTCCTTCGATACTTTCATCTTCATCGTTATCACTGTCCATGCTAATAGTAATATCGTCGGATGTGATCTTGATCGTATCTACGTTTTCCTTAATAGTTCTTCTATGCTTGAATGATTCGCTAAGTTCATCTAAATCAATGGGATAAACTCTATCTCTAACAACTTCAACAACAGGGAAGTCAGGGTCAGTAGTCAAATAACCATAGGTATCAATAGCATCAGGATCCTTAGGTTCTAACAATGAAATTAGCTTAACTCCGCTAACAGTAGTTCCAACAAGTTCATCATCTTCGTCGCTGATTACAAAATATTTGTTATAAGGAGCAGGAATTTTACTTTCCTTAATAGTTCTTCTATGCTTGAATGATTCCTTACTATACTTACGACGCTTGGATTTATTAAGAGACTCTCCAAGTTCCTCTAGATCAACAGGATAAGCTCTGTCCCTAACAATTTCAACCACAGGGAAATCAGGATCATCAGTCAAGTAGCCGAAAATGTCCAAAACATCAGGGTCTTTAGGTTCTAAGGCTGCAATTAAATTAACTCCACCAACAGTATCGCCCACAAGTTCATCATCTTCATCAGTAATTACAAAATACTTATCATACGGTGAAGGAATTTTACTTTCGGTAATTCTTCTGTGCTTGAAAGACTCTTTACGAGACTTAGTTGAATTTCTTCCTACCTTAATTACCTTTTCACCAGTCATGTAAGTACCGATGGTGGACAGTAAAGCACCAACGCTCTTCTTAGAATAAAGATCACGTTTCAGCTTAAGGGCAGCGGGCTTATTAGCAATATCACTTTCATTTACAAGATCCATAATAGCATCGCGAAGTTCATTAACATCAGTGATGCTGCTTAACTTGTCCATGTTGTCACGAAGTAAAGAAGCAATAGTATTATCTTTAGTTAAAAGGTCAATAGACTCATCGATTCTTTTATCCTTCATGCGACACTTGATAATACGATCCTTAACAGACTCTTTTACCTCATCTTCTTCGTCAGAATCCAAATCAGAGACAGGCACATCAGAGCTTTTATCTTCTTTTACGTCATTTTCTGAAGGAATTTCATGGACATTGTAGCTCATTAATTCGTAGTCGCCATTAAAGTATTCGGTTACCTCACCTTCAAAAGATTTACCATCTTTATAGAAGATAATTTTTTCGCCTGTATACTTCTCACGATATGCAGAATCTACTTTAACGTCGTTTTCTTCTTCCAGATTACTAATAAATTCTTCCCAGGTAGATCCTTTCGCTGCTACATCAGATTCGCCTTGAATGCTGTCTTCACCTGACTCAGAAACTTCTTCGTCCACAGAAGCTTCTTCCTCACCAGAGGCCTTAACTTGCCCTACAATCTTGTAGCCTTCCACTGAGAAGCAATAAGGACATTCTTCTCCTGCGTTGGCAATCTGAGATTCCTCATCTACCACAACCTCAGAAATCGGTTTGAACACCTTTGAGTGACAAACACAACAGTCAAGGATCATATCACCTTCATTGCACTCTTCGTCATCGCGAATAGCATCATCTTCTGTTGAGTCAATATCAAATACAGAAAGCTCGTCAACAGAGTCATCGTTCTGCATAAAATCATTTAGCTTTTTGATACCTTCGGCATCAACTGAGAATACATCCTCATTTAGTTGATCCAAAGCCTTGAAAGCTTCCATAAGATTCATACTAAATTCTCCTTTAATTTGTATATTTCGAAATATGCAAAAACATAGTTGCAACAATATCAGTCAAGCGGATATAGTAACTGTGAATCATGCTTTAACTGGGAACGAAGTTCTTCCAGTTCGCTGTTACCTTCTGCAAGAATTGCTTCACCATCATTTGACCATAAAGCATTTGACTGTTGGAATTTACTTCTTACTCTACCCACCGTAACTTTTGCTATAGCCTTTGATAGTCTCATTAATACATCAATCCAATAATCGGAAGTAACTTCTTCTACGCTATCATACCTGGGAACATATTCTACTGTTATATTTGACCCAAGGTCGAGTGAAGTATTTATATAAAGATTCTTTGTAGCATCTTCATAATAAAATATCAAATCAGTTGATAAAGTATTACCAATCTGCTGCAATGTACTCCAGGAGGCATATCTTGACACATAGTCACTAAAATTATACATATTACCTGTGTTTGAAGTTAATTGCCATAATCCAACCTGCACGGGGTCAACTCCAGAATATGTACTCTCAGTAGTATTTCTTACATTATCAGCTAATGCTCTGTACACTCTAACAACTGCATTGGGTTTATACTCTGACATGTTAATACATCTACTATAAGGAAGTGTTACTATCTTTGTAGAGCATATATATCTTTGTAACTCCCTTAATGCAGAATTAACAATCCTTTGTAAAGTTTGATCATCTAACTCTAAATCAAGCACTCCGCCTGTTAAAGCTAATTTTATCTCATCTGTGTAAAATGACATACTGGGCACAAGAATCACCTCCTGTGTTGTCCAAATATAAGTATTCCCGGTATTCTACATAAGTATATACAATACTTACAACTAACAAAAGTATAACGGAACAGTTATTTAGTATTGTTCCTCCGTCACTATTTACATAGGATTATTCAATATATTACTAACTGTACCCGATATATTTTATCACAGTTCGTTATCATATAGCTAAAACCTATGTGTTTGTAAAATAAACTAATTAACTAGTAAAAGTAGTAGGTATTTTCTTTCGGTAAAAATAAAGGCGCCTCCGAAGAGACGCCCTTAATTATAAGTTATCTATTACTATTACACACTAGCTTTAGTAATAACAGGATTCTCGTTATCGTTCATTACGAACACGCCCAGATAATCGTTCTTAGGACCATCGATCATCTTACCAGCAACAAGCAGCCAGCTGTACTGACCATCTTCAGCGTCCTGTGCAACGTCACCCACTCTATTGTAAGTAGACAGCAGCTTCATGTCGTACATTGTACTGAAACCTTGGCTCATAGTGCCATCAGCAAACCCAAGCAGCTGGGTAGGAACAATGGCCATATAAGGAGCATACACAGCTGCGCTGGTCTGTAGGTCCGCACCATTTACACCGAAGAAGAACTCACCTTTTGCCATTGCAGGAGAAACAAAGACCTTAACGCTATCAACGGTACCAGCAAAATAAGGACCATTAACAACAGCGGCAGGAGCAGCAACCCAACCCTTCAGGTAAGGCATAACGGTAAGTACGTCAGGAGCAACTACCATGTAGTTAGGAGCAAACTTCTGAGTACGCTGATAAATGATAGCCTTTGCACGAGCAATTACCTCAGTAAACATCTCGTAGTACTGAGAACGGCTGATAGCACCGGCAACAGCAGCACTGTAACGAGGCATATCCAGCTGAGGATCATGCTCAGCGCCCTTGTACAGCATCATTACGCCTTCACTATCAATTTCGTATGCAAGCTCTCCCTGAGCCTGTGCAGAAAGCTGCTGACCCAGATCATAACCATAATCGTTCTTGGCCTGGAAAGCTGCAAGCTGGCTGTAATACACGGCAATGCGACGAGCATGTGCGTGAAGGTTTACAACTTCCATCTTAGCAGTCAGGGTGGGCAGAGAAACAGGCTTTACAGTCTGAGGAATGATCTCGTTATCATACATGTACAGAGTGCTAATAACGGCACCATCAGCAAACTGAGCTTGTGAAGCATTAAAGGTAAGAGTAGCGACTCCAGAGGTTTTATCAATAGCAACCTGAACCTCATTGTCTTTGGGGGCTTCACTAACAACAGTCAAGGTCTGTACAGGTCCTTCTTTAGGAGTAATCTTAACGCCTTTTACTTCCAGTACAGGACTCCACTCTAACACAATGCTCTTATTGGACACATTCTCAGCAGTAATGTTGTACTTCTCACTGATAGCGGAAGAAGTGTAATTACTTCTGTCCTCATTCATAACGCCCAGACGGAAAGCGTCATTGAAGGTGTCACCAGCCTTAACGCCACCCTTATTAGTACCAGCGCTATAACGCAGATAAGTGATATAACCACTCAGGCTGGACATGGGCTGAACTAACATCAGCTCGGGCAGAATCAGGTTAGGCAGAGAAACAGTGCTAATATTTAAGCAGAATTTCTTGAAATCTCCAATATCAGCTCTCTGGGTAGCAGCAGCACCCTGGAAAGCTTCGTTAAGGAAACGGGAGGTGTTGTGAAGCACAGATGCAATCATCAGCTTCTTCTGGGCGCTCATCTTAGCGCCATTGTGTGACTTCTGGTGAACGGACTCAGCAATAGCAAGTCTGTTCTTATAAGACTCGATCAAATTCATCTTTATTTCCTTTCTTCAACATCAAAGTTGAATATCATATTATAATAGTTCCATTAATGCTTTATCCACTACATCATCAGGGTTAGTTAAAGCCTGCTTTTGTAGGTTTTCTTTCATTGATACTTTCTTAACATTGTTTACTTGAAAAGGTAATTTACTCATGTTAAGATTGTACTTCCTTAGATTTTCAAATGCATTGTCTACGTCAAGTAAGGTGAAAGATTCATTTAACCTGCTTTTTACTGACTCAGGAGAAATTCCTAGTGCGTCAGACTTGCATTCGATGTATTTATCTACTGCATTTTTTGCAAGTTTTTGATACTTCTTTGATTGTTCCTTACTTTCCTTTAACTTTTGTGTGTATTGCGAATGTTTAAGTTGAGAGTCTCTTTTTAACTCTGCAACCTCATTTTGTAAAGATTCGATTAAATCTTGATCTTTACGTTTTGATGACTGAGAAGATTCTTGTAATGACTTAACTTTGGACTGCAATGCTTTGATTTTACTATCTGATACCTTTGCAGCTTCTGTTAAGTTATTCATTTCACTTCTCACACTCATTAGCTTTGTCTTATAAGACTCTGCTAATTTTTCGGAACGGGCTCTCTCCAATGACATATCATCAATCTGAGATTTCATTGTTCCAATTTGTGACTTCATTGCATCAGTTCTTTTTGCTGAGTCTCTTTCCGTTTTCAATGCAATTTGTAATTTGTTTATCTGATTTAACAATCTCATTTCTTTGGCCTCGCCAACTGAAATCTTCTCGTTTAAATCAATTACTTGCATTTTAAGGTCGCTGATCTCTTTAAGAGCTGACTGTAGGTCGTCTACTAAGTCTGCCCCGCTACTTGCGGCATCATCCGTTTCAACTGCTACTGCAACATCGTCCTCTTGAGCCTCCTCATTTTCAGTAGGCTCTATATAGTCAATACCCAGATCCTCCAGGGTACGTAGCATAACTGCCTTATCAACGTCATTTGACGCATCAATTGATTCTTTAAGTGCTTTCTTTAAACTACCCTTTTTATTATCCAAAGACTCAGTAATAAGATCTAATCTTGCTTCTTTAACTGCGGGAAGTAGTACTGCATCAAATGCCTTAAACTCAAATCCTTCGGGCTGTACACTTTCGTTACCATCCCAGTCTGTATCTACGTCGCCTTCTGCTCTTGAGCTTATACCAATCTTATATCCGTAGTCACAAAGACACTTAAGAATACGACCATTTGGTGTATCAAGTATATCCCATCTACCGACTAACTTGCCGTCGCTTCTCTTCTTAGGAGGTTCCGGCATACAAATGGCAATACTATTAAACTCTTCATTCTCAGTTTGTCCTTCCTTGGGATGACCTAACTGACCGAAGATACCGCCGGCTTTGAAATGTTCCTGCACGATAGGATCATTAAATGCCACTTCCCACACGCTATTTGGATACAGTCTTCCATTTCTAGTTGCGTGTATACAGTCAGCACAAATGCCTTCGAGTGTGCCAAGAACACCTTTTCTTTTTTCTGATGATTTATAAGATAAGTTATTCTTTAACTGTGGCATCTAATATCTCCTTTAAGGTTTTCACTAATATTATACAATGAAAAAATTACTTTTGATTTTTACTTGTAATATAAAAAACAGAATATTATAATTAACTTGTGTTTGGTAGATGCATAAAAAAGGGCGTACTAAAATTAATTAAAAGTTTTTTACAAAAGTTATTCAAGTAAGTAATTTACAAACACATTTACAAGTTATTGTATTTCTAGTGAATTACTTTTGCAGTAATTCACAGGCCTTCAAATCTGCTTTGATCAGATTAAGCATTTGTACACTTAAAGTAAGGTCGAATGTATCAAAATAATTATATAATACTTTTGTTATTTCATCTGCCCTTGAATGTTTTAGAAATAGTTGTTTATTTTCTACCTTGTTACTATATAATAGTATTTGTGTTAAAAGACTTGATAAAGTTACAATCATATCTTTCGGTTCTTTTATATCAATTTGTACTATTTCTTTATATAACTTTGATTTACCTTCGTTATATCGTTTTCTTAGGAATTCATAAAACAGACCTAACTCAAGAGGTCTGTTTTTATTTATGAATTTTAGTACATCAATATCAACAGAAGTATTATTTAATGTTTTAATTACATAGGGTTTTGTATCAATATTTCTGTCTTTTAACTCTGCAAGTAATAGTAAACAATCATTCTTTGTAATCATAAGTGCTCCTTCATGGTTATTACCACCTAAGTATTTTAGTCACTATTTACTAAATCAATTCCCAACTGATCAGGGGAAGGAAGAATAGTATCGTATGATTTTTCAGATGTGTCTCCCTCCTTCGTATTTATATCAGTATACATATCATTATCTGATTTTTCAGTATCTTCAGAATCGTTAGTAATAGAAGATTCATCTTCATCTTTCAGACTGAATATTTCACTATCGTCATCTGAATCTGTATTATTTTGTTCCGGCTCTTCTACAGGCTCCTTTTCAGCAATAGCTAATTCAATTTGCTCATCTAATTCTTTGATTATATCCGGATCAGTAACAATATTTTTCATCAATGACTTTAATATCTTCAATCGTGCAGGTGCATCTTCTATATCACTTAGCATATCCATTATATCTCTTGATAACTGCACTTTAGTGCTCTGATTCTCCATTCTATCAATGTCTTCTTGAGTTACTGGAGGCTGAATATGCACTTCAAAATTATTAATATAACTGTCTAATCCCTTATCCAGCAAAATCAGATTGAAAATATCTTTTAATAGCTGTGTCAATATATTCTGTATATGCTTTACAGTTTTTGCGTACCTGCTAGAAATAATTGTTAAAGACTGTCCTCCATTAAATCCAGCAGCATCATCATTTTGTGAGAAAAAGTTTTTAGGTACCTGTAAACTACCGTACAGTTTATTTAGATACCATTCTAAGTCCGCAAGACTTTTTACATCTACATCTCCGCCAATCTGGGTAGTAGAAATTGCGCCGACACCGTCATGTGTAGGAACATACACATTATTTTCAATGGGACCAGGATTAGTGTATTCTGACATTCCCGAACCCTTATTTATAGCTGCTTTCTGCTCTATCATTTGCTTAATACCCATAAGAGTTTTAGCAACATTCTCTTTCGGCATATCGCCTACTTCAACATTTATCAATCTAACTATTGAAGATTTTGTAACTCTGTTTAACAAGACACTAGCTTCTAATAATTGTAATTCTCTCCATGTCTTGTAAACATTTGATAATAACGATTGCCCTCTTTTTACAGTATAGGAGTACGCATTATTATCGCTATCATAATCTGAATCGTTTAAGAAAATATTCACTGATTCCTCGTATCTACTAACATTATCCTCGATAGCAGCATGTACAAACTCAGTGGGTGGATATATTGTTATATCATTACGCTTAAACTTATAAGCATAATTCATAAAATCAATGTTATTTTGGGACCTAACAATAACTCCATCAACAGGACTTTTTATAAATCCCACTGTTTTACCAAACTTTGTAAGTTCAAACATTTCAGCAGGATTCGTAACCATTTCAACATAGTGAGCATACTTATCATTCTTCTTAAATGCCTTTATCTTCACATCTTCTGTTAAGTTACGATTCTTTTTTCCGAATATAGCATCATCATACTCGGATTCACGATAAAGACGAATGTATAAATCTCCATACTTGCATAGACTGTAAGCCCATTTATATATGTTCTTGTCTATATTCAAGCTATCAATATAATAATTGATAAGGTATGCAATATTTGAATCATTTGAAGTTGCCCAAACAATATTGCCTTCAGCATTTCTTTGCGTAGCGTCTTCAGCATATGTTTTTATCACGGCGCTAATTTGTCCATCTTCACACATCGTATCGTAGATGTTATACATCTCATTACGAGTTGTAGCCTGTTGACTTAGTGAGTTTATTCCTGAAAGGTCAAGTGTTGAATTTATACCAGATTGTATGATGTTATCATACATGACATCACTGATTCCGACATCAGATTCTTTGCCCTCCGGAGTAACTTTTTTAATTTTATTTCCATATATTGAGTTGTCAGTTAAATATACGGAATCTTCAATGTTATTATTACTCATTATATTACCTTTCAAATACTTTTATCTTACTACATAAATATATATACAAGTATCACCAAACCATGATTCCTTCGTTTACATATCCCGCGGTATATGGTATAGAAGGACCCATTCCAAAATCAATTTTTTTAGTCTCTTCTGAAGTAGATTCATTATTACTAAATATGTTGAACGCACTTTTTATTTCGTCCTCGAGATTCACCGTTATTTGTGTGCGAGTCTGTGATTCTGAGCTATCACTCACTGAAGTTATATTATCAATGTCATCGCCATATTCGAACGCATATTCTTCTGCGTGTTGAGAAGCCGTGTATACAGATCCGCAAAGTGCGTCGCTCGAGTCCTTTGAGCCATTTTCTGGATGATCCACTTTTCCTGTACCATTGTTTTTTTCCAGTGATGTGATCTCCTCAGTCAATAGATCACATTTCTTATATATTTTTATTCTATTTTCATATATTACATTTTTTAGATGCTGATAAGGTACACAAATTCTATCAGTATTAACTCTATCCACGGACAGTATTTCAGTCTTAAATTTTTCCGCAGTTAATTGTTGCAGTAAGTCGTAGCTCTGGAAGGTATCACAACTCACAACTTTTATTCTAAAGCCCTGTTCTCTTAACCAGCGTATGAATTGACGGTTCTTTTCAAAGGATACTTGATATCCCTTGGGAGCTTTAACTGAAACATTAAATGCCAATTGATAATACATATCTTTTGATATAGGCTGACCCGGAACAGATGGCTTTTTACCAATTACCCATGTACCTGCTATACCTGTTTTATCTCCGCTAATTGACATATCTAGATGTATATATAGTGGTTTATACTTGTACTGTTTTGGGACTCTTGATAAATCAAAATAATCCCAATATTGTGAAGTATCCTTAGGATTATTACCTACTTCAATCACATCTTTTACAAAAGGGTTTTGATATTCATCTGTCTTACACTCGTTAAATCTTACACCAGAAATATAAGTGCTAAGTTGAGTGGAAGATATTCCTGCATAGTCACAAAGGGCTCTGTCAATATCATCAATGAAGTCAGGTCTAAGGTCAACGGGCACTTCTATTATTCTGTACCCCTTTGCCCTATAAGAGTCCAAGTCATCTGTGTTATCAGGTATTACTTCAGAGTTCAAGAACCTATTACCGACGGCTACATTAAATGTCTTTAATGAGTATGTTCCTCTAGGTTTTATATTCCAAACTGCTTCATCAACGATTAAAGTGTTATCCCCTTCCGATACAGCTTTCTTTTTCATGTGCTCTTCCAAAAAGGACTTCTCACTCCTCTTAGATGATGCAAGAATAATGATACCGGGATTCTTTCCATTTCGAGTGAAACGAGTTTTCATGCCTCCTAATGCAGTGTCCACCATATCGATAGCCCGTTTCTTTTGCTTTTCAATGTCCTGCGTGGGAATAAAACTGCTTGCTGACTATATCTTCAACCATTAAGGTTGCCCACCACTTCGGCGTAAAGCCTACTCTACTCCATTCACATATAGTGTGTTTCGATAGTCGATGAACTTTGCTCTATTCGAGCCTTAGCTGCTGATTGTCCATTGTAATAGTGTTTAGGATTTAACCATGCACCAACACAGTAATTTTTTCTACTTTCGCAACATTACCGCTTTAGCATATTTCATCTATTCGTTTTAGTTTACTGTGTATTAGGATGTCCCAGCAATTCAATGGGTATTTTATCACGCAACTTTCGTTACGCGGAGACCAGTTTACCAATCTCATCAAAAAATGAGGCGAAGCAGGCTTGGCCTATCACGTGTCTGGGCTGAGAACCAATTATAATGTTTATGTAAGGAGGAGGATTCCACACAAGTTCTTTCTTACCACTTAGGGTACCTCTTTCCATAAACCATGGAGACATTTGTATTGTATTCTGAAATTTACTTACACCGATATCATACGCCAATGCTTCAGTAATATTCATGAATGAAAAGGCAATACGCTCCGTGGGCTTTAACCCAAAGTATTCTAGTGGATTTTTTAGACACATTACTCGGTACATTAAGTATGCCATAACTGTTACAGCAATTTCACTCTTACCTAAACCACGAGCACCAGATAAAATAAAGTTATTTACTGATGTACTTATATTATCTGGAAATAACTCTTGTAGTTTATGTTCCCAGTAAGGATATAACTTGCATTCACCGTCTGATAAATGCCAAGCCTTTCCTAAATATTTCGGATCCTTTATAAATGTAAGTATATCAACTGGAATTTCTTTGTAGTCCTGATATAGGATGTCTGTATACTTATCCGAACTCCCTTTATCTGCAATCTCATTCATTATTTGTAAAACTGCTGCCCGTTCTTCTTCAGATAAAGCTTCAAAATCAATATCATTAATATTTTTCATTCATACCTCCCAGCAGAGCCTTATGCATAGGGTAGCTTAGGCTTTTATTTCAACTTAGTATATCTATATAAGTAAAGGGAGCAAACTAGCATTACCTAATCTGCTCCCTGAGTGATCACATATTCAACTATATTCATGAACCTAATTTACATGTATAAGTTAGATATAATCTACTCATTTATACTTATGAAGGAGTTAGGCCTACTTGTAATAGTACATAAGCAATAAGTGCTCCAAGTACTGTCATTACTATTTTGTCAATTACTGCATCCCATCTCTTTACGGGCTTTTTCTCCAGTTCTTCAAGTCTTTTGTTTTGACGTTGCTGTTCATCTAACATTGACTTCATGTTATTTGCAAGTACTGCAACTGACGAACTCAGTTGCTGTATGTCTTGAACTAAAGCTGATTGTTTATTAAGCCTTTGAGTGATGACCTCATTCTCATCTTCTATTGCCTTCATCCTAACTGAAAAGTCAGCCCATCTTTTTTCGTTTTCTAATCTGTATTCTTGTAGCTCCATGCCTGATGATACTCATCCTTTATTACAAAATTCATCTGCAGATTAGAATAATCTGGTTATGTGTGTGTGTAACTATTAATACAATTACAATATGTAATTACAATGCATATTATTCAGCATTACACTCGGTAGAACCTTCATTGCTTGCTACCCAGTCATCCACAGTTCCCTGTGTGCCACTATTCTCAAATACCTTATTAAACTCACTCAAAGCACTCTCCAGTAGCATTCTTAATTCAACTTCGGTTACTTTAATGCCCTTTTCTGCAAGCATTGAACTTGCTGCTTCAAGTGCTTTCTCTAACTTTTGAGGACCTTCAAGTGCTTTATAGCACTGCTCAATTCCGCTAACTACAATCTTTGCAACATCTTTTTTGGTTTTATCATTGATATATTTTTGAGCAAGATTCTTTGCTACAACAGCAATATACCCTACGATTGCAGTAACAATTGTTGTAACAATCTCAAGTCCATATTGATTGATAAAAACCTTTAATCCATCCATAAAAGTATCCATAATATTCTCCTTTTTATCTTTATGCTAATACACCATCATCAATACCAGTTCTACTTCCAAAGTTATCAAATAGGTATTGAATATTAACAGCCTGAAGTGGTTCACCCGTAGTTGTAGCTGTAGGTACTTGTACTTCTGGTGCATCCATAGAAATAGAAGTATCGGCATATAGGGAAACATAGTTTCCTTGAAGGTCTACATCGCCCCCCTGAGCGCATAATATTTCAAATTTTGCTATTCCCCTGCCGCCAGTTTTATCTAGCTTTTTATTCAGATCATCTTTGGTGGCAAAAATAGAGGGATCAATTTGTCCTCCTGCAACCGTATCCACGTAACCCTTTGTAGCAGCATCTGTACTCTCAGTAGGTGTTGCTAGTGAAGTAATCTTTTTTGAACCCATATTGATAGCACCTGTCATGGTTCCACCCGACAAGGGGAGTTTGGTGCCATCTTTTACTTGTAATCGTGAAGTACTACTTAAATCCACAAATAGGTTCCCAGTATCAGTTTGTAGCAAGAATTGTCCTGCATTTTTTGCTACATTTCCCATTGCAGATGAAAGGCCTTTACTAAACTTAATTTTATCCGCCATTAATTCACCTCATAACTGAACTAAAACAAATTATCTTACATAGGTATATACAATAATATAGGTAGGAGAAAGAAGATTTGAACCTACTAACTCCTACCTAACATTAACTAATATAGAAAATTAATCTAATTAGAATGTACCCCAAACTAATGCGGAAGATGAGAGCTCGCTCTTTGTAGCATAAGTTTCAGTAATAACATTACCAGCTGCATCCTGTGTAGCCTTAGTGGCAGAAGCAACAGCACCGGTAACACTGCTGCCAGAAATTGTTGCATTTGTTAACACACCGCTGATCTTACTTGCCGTAATTCCAGTAGGAATGTCAGCATCGGTAAGCTCGCGTAAAGTAGTTACTAATGCAGGAGTAGAAGCACTTAAATCAAGTGTACCAGTTACACCGCCCGTAACTTTGATACTAGGCTTACTTGTGATGCCGGACCATGCTACAGCATCAGCCGTTCCAGCAGTGCTAGGTTTACCAATGAGCACTTTCTGTGCTGTAGCACTACCGCTGGGTGTAACACTAAATGAACCGTCTTCACCGCTAACGAACGTATATGTAGTATCAGTGTCAGGAGTGGTAATAGTTATGGCGCTTGAACCGTCATACTTATTACCATTGATAGTCAGTGCATGGTTTACCTTATCTGCAGATCCAGCATTACCTGTAATATCATTGATTTGTACATTTGCAGTTAAGGCCTGTCCATTAACTGTGATAGTATTATCTACCTTACCGCTAAGTGCAGAGCTAAGTCCGCTGATCTTGGACATACTAATAGCAGCGCTATCAGAAATATCATCATTAACAATGGAACCAGCAGCAATAGCAGCAGTAATAGTATTTGCACCACTGCCCAGGGTAACTGAACCTGTAACATCACCTGATAAAGCAATGGAAGTGGGTCTACCGGTAACACCGGTCCAAGCTACGCTACTTGCAGTAATAGCACTGTTTTTCCAAACTTTCTTCGCAGCGTCATATACCAGACCTTGTCCAGCAGCAGGTGATGTAATAGTAACATCGCTAAGGTCATTAGCTCCGATAGTAATAGCTCCACTCAGCGCCTTACCTGCAATAGTTACTGATTGAAGGTTATCAATGTCAGTTTCGGCATTTCCTACTCTGCCAGTAAGTTGAGTTACAGAACTTGCGGTTGCAAAATCAGCAGCTTTCTTACCACTGTCCACAACAGCACCATTGGCACCAAAGGCTACAAAGTTACCATTTACGGCATCTGTTACTTTGTCAACCTTAGCGTTTAGTGATGCACCTAAACCATTAATCTTGCTCTGGTCGATAGCAGCATTAGCAGCAATATCTGCATTAACAATGGAGCCCTTAACTGCATAGATGGATTCATCGCCTAGTTCGTGCCAGTTAGCAGCTTTATTTTCTGCCTTATCTAGAACAAACTCTTTATTACCGTAAATAACAACATCACCGGCAGACCACTTGGTATGACCGCTCACAGTTGCACCAGTTGTGCCCTTAGGATCTGTGGTGGACACACCCACAAAGTGCATCGCACCAGCCAGGCCAGCTACGGCGGAGTCAACATAGGTCTTAACTTGAGAACCAGTTACTAGGTTATCATTTGCAGAAGTGCTAATAGCTTCAGTTGCAACATCCTTAGTAGCAGCAGTACCAGCAGCAACACCTGAAGTAACAAGTCCTTTTGCATCGTACTTTACTAAGCTATTTTTAGTAGCAGCTGTAATAGCACCATTCGCTACAACGGCATTTACCATCTTAGGAGTGATGGTGTGTCCATTTGCAGTTAGTGATCCAATAACATTACCTGAACCAGTAGCAGCTCCAATAGTAATATTAGTTTCAGCAGGGAAGGCGATACTCTTTTCCTCAATGGCAGTAATAGCTCCCTTACTGTCGACAGTAATAACAGGAACCTTAGTTGCAGAACCATAAGCCTTAGCAGTAATTACACCAATGGTCTTATCATCGGAGTTTAGTACAGCCTCATTTACGTGTGCAATAGGTTCCCAAGAAGCGCCATCCTTACTAAAGAATAGGTCACGAGTTCCTGTACCCTCTAGTACGAACAGTGAGTTAGGAGGAAGATATCCTGTAGGAAGAGAAGAACCGTAACTTACGGGACGTGAATACTCAGTTTCGCCTACAAAGAATCGTTGTGTGTCCGTAATAAAATATACGGTGTTAAGGTCTTTTGTGAGTTTATCAAAAGAACTCTGCAGACCAGCCTTAAAATTAATTTTTGCGTTAGCAGAAGGCATGTAAACATTTCCTTTCATTAAAATAAATACTTTACATTTATGTGTCTTTACACATAATAAAATACATTATTTAACACCAACTTTATATCGTGTGATGTTATAACACTTAACATAGTTCCTAATAATTCTCAAGGTTACTCTACACTTTCAATTACAAAAGCTGTAAAAGTAACCTTGAGAATTTATTTAATAGATAGCTACACTAGTATGTGTATTAGATCTCCTGCCAAGACATTGCTGCAAACACAGCAGCTTCTGTAGCAAGAGTGCTAGCATCAGGGTCGGCAGCAAGTGTAGCACCACCGGCCTTCTTACCGCTGTCCTTAATGTTACCGTTTGCGTCAACAAACCCAACAAAGTTATCAACCACAGAAGCCGTTAGGAACTTACCGGCTAGAGAATCCTTGAATTGCTCAAGAGTAGTAACTTTCTCACCTAAAGCATCAATAGCTGATTGCAGTGTTCCTTGTGCAGCAGAAACAGCACTTGAAATAGCAGTTGCAATAACGCTAGCAACGGGAATCTTTGTTGCGGAGTTACCCATCTCACCTTCTGCGAGTATTGACACTCCGCCATCCTTCATGTTACCATCACCATTGGCAACAATAACATTACCAGATACAGCACTTACCGTGTTTGCCTTACCGCTAATATCAACCTTTAAACCTGTAGCACTTGATACTAGGGCATTACCTTCTGCAGGATCGATTATCGCACTTGCAGTGATAACATTGCCCTCGCTAACACTTACTTGAATATTATCAGACTTACCGCCAGTGTACACGTCTACTAGAGATGCAGCAGGAATAACTACTTCCTTATCAGCACCTGCTCCATCATTAACGACAAGTACGATAGCAGGTCCTTTACCACCTTCGGGCAGATCATAACTGGCTTCATATCTTCCACTACGGACGAAGTTGTCCTTAGGTAAGCTAATAGTTTGTGAAGTAGGCTCACCGGACTCAGAAATGCTCTTTACTACCAGCTGTAGCTGATTAGGATCATATACTACACTGTTGATAACACCAACTAATCTTGCAGAACTGTCTCCGACTTTCAGCACACCCGTTGAACTTTCAAAGGTAACTTCAGGCTTAGCAGCTGCAATTGCTTGTCCAATGATGGTCTTAATAACACCAATAGTACCTAATTTACCATCGTTGTCTGCTTGAGCCCAGTTTCCACCAGTAGTTAGATACCCGGGTGAAAGTACTGACCAAGCAGAACCGTTTTTAATACGCATTTCAAAGGTTGCAGCATTCAGGTATAACTTACCTTCGAAAGCATTAGCAAGGCTTATAGTGCCTGCTGCGGGCTCTGCGGGATCGAATGCTGTGACAACCTCAATATTTGATGTAACATCGTTTGCGCCTTTATATATTCTCTTAGCGTCAATAACAAAATACAAAGTATTAGCATCTTTAGCTGCTAATCCGTTATAGCTACTGAGCTTATTTACTACTGTAAAATTAACCTTTGCCATAAATTAAAACACCTTCCTTAATCAAGTGCTGTCCACTCTGAAGTAGCACTGTTTACTAAATTATTAACTTCCGTTTTTGTATAGGTATCAGTTAATCTGCTTTGAATAGTGGAAATTTCTGACTGCAGTCCTTCAACAGTTGTGGGGTTGGATTGATAAAATGCGAGTTCAAAATTACCCTCTGCGATCTTAACAATCTTAACTTCCATTCCGGAAAGATTGGATGCAGGATGAGTAGGATCGTTCCAATCCGTCTGTATAAAAGTGCCCGTGCCGGACTCAGAACTTTCCTGATATCTATAGTACTTCTCACCGAAGTTCTTTAAACTAAGTTCGCCACCGCTGGAAAGAACAATAGTTTTTCCATCTACGCTAACTTCACCGCCGATGGCTTCTAGTGAACCATCCTGTGCAATACCGAAATAGCTGTTCTCACCACTAGCATCAACTACTGCAATTACCTGACCGGGATAAGCAACAGGGCTTGTTGAAGCATAGGTTTGAGCAGCTTCTAGTGTACTAAATACAGAATTGCTGTCAATGGGCAGCGGATTTGTACGAAGGAATGATACACCAGCATTCCACTTTGCGCCAGATGCAAGCTGACTAAAGAAATTGTCTCTATTGATAATAGCCATTATGTATTCTCCCTTCCTTATTATTTAGCAAGAGTGATTGAATATGTGGTAGTACCCGGAGCAGCTGCCGCATTGTCTGAGTAGAACACTGTGTAATCAATCGGGCTATAGTCATTTAATCCGCCCACCTGAACAGTAACAGATCCACTAACTGTAACAGGTAGACCAGTGCCGGTGTCTTTTAACTCCATGCTCTTGTAACCTAATCTGCTAGGAACAGCAACAAAAATCTGCTGCATGTCGGTAGCTCTCAATGAATTAGGTGCACTGCTATTTTTATTACCTAATGCCTTAATCTGAGCCGCAGTAATTCCAGTAGCTGGGCTAATAAGATTACTTGCTCCCTTGTATCCCCAGAAGCAATTCCGGAAAGGAGTAACACTGCTTGATTTTGCAGTTTTGCTTCCAGCCTTAATTTGTCCAGCAGCATATTCTTTACCCAAGTAGGTTGTAGGAATATTACCGTCTCCATAATTAACAGTAGCACTTACGGAATAGTTTGTGCTATCTGTTACGGTGAACTTAGTAAAGCTTCCTGTTTGAGTGGATGCACTGCCTCCATTTGTATCGGTAACAGCATATGAAGTTGCTGTAACTCCAGTAGGTTGATTACCGTTCTTGTTTGCACTATAAGAACCCGGATTTAAAGTAACAGAATAAGAAGGTGTAAACTCAGTACCAACTTCCTTAGCACCAGCATTGGTAAGTGCTACGGATGCAGAAGGTTGTGTAACTGTGGGGTTACTGTCCTGACTTAACATGCTAACAAGTAGCGTCTGAAGGTCTGCAACATCTGCAGGATTAATGACATCGCCCTTCTTAAAGTTTCCTACAGGAGTAGTAACAATGATTTCTTCTTTCAGAGCAACATCTGCGGTAGTAACAGCTTGAGGAATAAGTTCACCAAGATCAACCTCAACCGGTTGTTCCACATCTTTGACAAATAATTTTAGCTTGTGAGTAACAGAATCGTATTCCGCAGAAGTAAGAAATAGATCACCAACCGTTAAGCTAATAGGATTAGTGTTGGAAGCACGAGTTAAAGTAATAACTGTACCGCTATTATCCTCGCTTCTCGCAGCACTTGCATTAACAACGGGGTCACCAAGATCTTCAATCTTCTTGGACAGCTCTGCAGCTGCTTTCTCAATAGCTCCTTTAACTGCACTTGCAGTAGGAATAGTTGTATCACTATCGGGCATTACACCCTGTACTAATCCAGCTGCTTTGGTAATAACACTTTCATTAAATGCTTCGATGGAGGTAATAGCTCCTGCTTTTACAGTGCCACCACCAACTTGGACCATCTCAGTAGAACTCTTGACATAAAGTGATACGCCGTCAGCAGATGTTACAACATAGATACGATTTTCTTTTGCAGAACCAAACTGGGGCACTGTAGTTGTGAAAATCGCCTGCTCACCCATTAGAACACTGCCCTTATAAAGTCTTGCAGTATCCTCAATGAAGTACAAGCTGTTGGAATCATATCCCGCACCTGAAGCTAATGCGTCAAATGCAGCTTGATTACCAAACTTAAATAGTACACTTGCCATCTATCTATGGCTCCTTTCTTGTAGATATTCGAATATATACAGAAATAGATTTTATCTATTCAAGTATCAATATTAAAATACAATTTAGTTAGAATTCGTTCCACTCAAAGGAGAGGTTGTTATTCTGATCCTTTATTATATTACCTCCGAGTTTAACAACTCCAAAAACTGAATCAGATGCTTGAGGTACAGAAATTTTTCCTTCTGTTACAGCTATATTATCTCCAACTTTTACTACACCATAGTTATCAATACTACACTTTGAAATAGAGATCTTTCCTTCAGTAACATCTATATTTTCACCTACAGAAACGACACCTTTTACTGTATTGTCTGCTACTGGTACGCTAATCTCACCACTTGTGTTGATAATATTATCCCCGGTTTTCAAAACGCCGAGTATAGAATTTGTACCGACAGGAACTGATATGAGTCCATTACTATTAGTAATATTATCCCCTGTTCTCAATACTCCTAGTGAACCACTTGTACCGGACCCTCCGATAGGAACAGAAATTAAACCTTCTGAATTTACATTGATATTATCTCCTATTCTGACAAGGCCCTTTGCTGTTTTTGAAGCATCAACAATTTGTTGTAAAGAACTAAAGAATAACCACTTACCGGGTGTTTCGGAAGATGGATCTTTAGGATCTGGGTCTCGGAACATCCATATTTCAGGATATTCAGGATCGGAAGAGGTCGGATCTGTTATTTTAACGGTTATCTGATCTCCATTTTTTGCACTTCTTCCCGAAGGTGGGTTTGTGTCTTTTGTGAATTCTTTTGCTGCGTCATTGAGGGCTTTAGTAAATACTTCCGTATTATGATAAACCACTGAAGTAACATCAATGTATCCTAACCATACATTTTTGTCTAACCTTTCAATCTCAGCATCAACATACCCTTTAGGAGTAAGTGTATTTGCTGTGTTGTTTGAGGAAAGTGAGTTTGTACCGGAAAGCACTATACCGGTCTTCTCAATACTGAATATATTTTTTCTGTCAGTATCTGAGTTTCCGTAGCCTACTTCAACTATGTTATCATCAGAGTTACTATTAAATTTACCAACAATAAATTGATTATCATAACCTGATGTAACACCTTCACCGAATCCAAAAGTATTATTTCCTGCTACAGATGTGTTAGTGCCCCCACCGAAGGAATTATTGCCAGATACTTCTGTGGCCTTACCTTGTGCGTGTGAGTTTACTCCCGCAGCTACAGTTTCTGAGCCCTCAGCATGTGAGTTATCTCCAGAAGCTTCTGTTTTATTGCCTTCAGCGTGACTGAATTTCCCTGAGGCCTTATTCTTAACATAGTTATTAAAAATTTCTCCTCCTACAACATCTTCACTTGAAGGAGGATTGGAAGAAACCTTCCATCCAGCATTGGACTGCACAAAGTAATCTAAGGTTTCTGACACTTGTCCTTCCACAAGTGATCCAACCTCTTGGCTATAGGACCTAATAAATGCTACCAAGGAGTTCATGTTGGTAGCATTTAATCTAGTCTGATTATTTATCCAGGTTTTAAACTTTGCGGTTATTTGGTCATATAGATTTATGCTTTCAGGTGTATTTGCTATTTTTTCACTTAACTCTTGATAAGGTAATTTATTATTATCCATCTTTACTCCTTATCTCATATATCAAATTTGAACCCACTGGTACTCGCTTTTTATCATCACGGGTTTTGATTGAGTGGGCTCGGAAAGATGTTCCCAATTTGACTCTTTTGTAACTTTTTCAATTGATTCTGTATTGACATATGGGTTTGACACATTCTTAGTTGTCCCATTAATGAAAAATTCTTTCATCGGAAGAATTGTTGTAACAGTGTCGCCTTCATTAAAATCACTCTGTACAAGTTTTATTTCAATAAAATACTTGCCTGTCACCAAGTATTCTGTGTCCTTCGGTGATAATTCTAGTAAGGGATGACCGTAACGATCTGTAGGGGAAGTTATAGTTATAACCTTTCTGATAATTGCATCTTCAAATGCCTGATTATACTCCATTATTCCTACATAAATTTTGTCGAATTGTCTTAGCTGATATTGTCTAAACTCTAACTTGGTTCCCTCGTTTATTACTAGAGGTAGTGTATAAGAGTCTCCTCTATTCATTTTTAAGTAATTATCTTCTATTGCAATAAACATCATTAAGTCCTCTTAACTAATAGGAATCCATACATACTCGTCACCAACTGTTCCTAGTGGTTCCCAAGTAAATGTACTTCCGTATTTAAGCTGAGTAGTAAAAGTATTTTCGTATATTTCACTACTCTCACTATCAACATATCTTTCTGGATTACATATAATAGTTACAGGTATTTCACTCTGCTGTATTATCTGTGATCCCTTCTTTATTATAGTGCGAATAAAGTATTGTCCTTCAACAAGTAGCGGTGTAACAAGAGAGGAAATGTCAATAACTGGTGGGACACCTACTTTTATATATGAATATAATTTCTCCCTGCGGAAGTTCTGTATTTCACACTCAAATTCAGTGTCGCCGTTAAAGGCACTCACCATAATGATCTTTGTACCATTCTGTGGAAAATCAAGTTTTTCATCTTCCTCCCATATCCAAAGATCTTCTTTTGCAGCTGTTTCTTCTGAACTTTCTGTATTATCAAAAAAAGTATATGTAAAAGCTCTTACTTTTGTTGTCTTAACTTCTTCCCACTCTGGAAGTTTGGAATTAGATCCTCCCATAATCGGTATCCATTCATCTTCCGAGAAAGCATCATTTATTGTGCCCTTACACGTCCAACTTTTACCTTCTACAATATTATATGCTTTAAGACCTTTTTTACCAGGAGTTGTTTCTGTAGGTTTTTGCCCTTCAGATGAAAATACTATGTCATCTTCAAACACAGTTATATTTTTACCGAAATTAATGCTGAAGTTAAAAGCATCCACTGGATCCCACACCATTTGTATAGGATTCTTTCTATTATCATATTTTATATAAGGGGGATTCAACAGCAATGATTTTTGTTTATGGATAGTGGGAGGAGTTAAGTTATATGCCGTGTATGAACTGTCTGTATATTTATTAAACATACTCATTCTAATTATACCCCTCTCTTTTTATACAAATATATACAATACTAAAGGGTGGCCTAGTTGTTTAAGCTAAGTCACCCTTTAGTCATCTATTTCAATTATTTGTTAATCCATGTCGCTCATGTATTCTTCCATTTCCTCATCGGACACCTTTGCATCACTGACGTTTCTCAGTATAGCATAGAATGGATAATACTTGTTAGTGGTTTTATTCTTATCTTCCTTCATGTCAATCTTGAGTCCAAAGTGGTCTGCAATCTTCTTTGCCCACTTCAAATCATCTTTGATGTGTGCATAAACTGTAAGATCATCATTACCAGGACCCACATAAGGACCTATAAATCTCTTACCACGAGGAATATCTACTTCCTTATAGATTTCCCCCTTAGGTCCTTCGTTTTCCACTTCTGAACTAAGTTCATCGTACACTTTTGCCCAAACATCATCACGAGAATACAACTTATCTTCTTTCTTGATAACGGAGCGTGGTTTACGAAGTTCCGCAGTAGCTCTACCTGCTTCCTCAAGATTTTCTGAGGTTTTATCACAAGTACAAATTTCGTTGCCACAATCAGGGCATTTCTTACTCTCAAATACATTTTCATTATCCATGATGTAAGAATAAGAAGTGGCAAAACCATCTAAAACTTCTGTAGCGCGATTCAGAATTTCAAAATCGCCCTCTACCATAAAGTCTGAAGTATTAATCTTTCCAAGCTCTGAAATAAAGTTTGAAAGCATTTCGGAAATATTTACAGCTTCCTTATATAGCTTTGTGTCGGTATATAGTGACTCTTTCATATTCGGCTTAATAAGTTTGAGCATCTTTTCTTGTTCACTCTTAGGTGCCCGTACAAATAACTCATCAACTGTCATGTTGTCAGGATTCTCATCTTCTTTTGCATATGTATCCAGCATGTCGTAAACCTTATCGAAAGCTTCCCTGTTGTCATCATAGTTACCCGGATATTCATGATACTCTATGAATTTATCCACTAACTTTTTATCAACGGATTCTGTTACACCAGAGGAAGATGAGGTATTTCTACGATTGTTCCAAATTGCAACTCGTTCATCTCTGGGCAGATCTCTAAGAAAATAGTACTCTATATAATCGTTGATTTTATCTTTGCTCAATGTGGGCAGTATTTCACGAGCCTCACTCATCTTAGTAAGTCCCAGGTTGTACATTATAGCTGCAAGTGCAACTTCTTCATCGGTGCCTGATCTGTCAATACGTTCAAATTCGTTGTCACTGTCATCTACATAATCAATGGATTCATGAAATCTCTTTTGATTTTCCTTTTCAAATTCGTACATGATTTTATTTTTTCCTTCAAAGTCTTTCTTAACTTGATTAATATTGTTGATACGTTTATTTATTGCATCAGCATAAGTAATGGGGGTTTGACCTCCAATTTTGATTTCATAATCAGGAAACTCCATGTTTGCGTTACCAACTTCAAATTTCTCGCTGACTTTTCTTTTCATATTAAAACCTCACTTTACATCAACATATACAATTATGTCACCATTTTGAGGCATCAGGAAATAATGATATACAACTTCTCCTTTACCATTACTCATATCTGTACTGAAAAATTCGATACCATTAGGTTCACGAACCTCATAATCCGAAGGATCGAACTTACCTTCTTGTATTTGCTCAATAAGTTCTTCTACTGTCTTTTTATAGGTTTCGTCAATTACAGTGATTACTTTCGCTTTTTCTGTCTCACTTAATTTATCATTAAATAAATTACCGATACTTTCGTAGAATACTGTAGCACCCTTGTCCTTTTTGTTATAGTAGATGTCATAGGGAATATTCTTATGCTTAAGGTCATCTGTCAAATCATGAAATTCGCCACTTTCCTTTTCAATATCCTTAAAAGACTGTGAGTTCTTATAACCCTTCTGCATAACTCGATATTCAGATTCCATACTCTCATCCAACTTCTGTTGAGCTTCTTCTTCACCTTCACCAATTGCATGAGTATTTTCATCAACAGACTTCAACAGCTGCTGTAACTCACCTACATGTGCAGCTTCTTCTCGGGCTATATCCGCAAATAACTTTGCCGCATCTTCAGCACCAATTTGCTGTGCAGTAACAGAAGCGCTGTTATAACCACTAATAGCTTCCCATTCATCAACAATAAGCTGATTAATTATTTCCGCCATTGCAGAATCACTTCCCGGCTCAAGCATAGTACCTTCCTGCTCCTCTACCCCGAGAGTAACAAGTTTCATATTAGGATTATTAAGATAATCTCTAACCTTTTTCTCTGCGTCATCATCACTTGCTGCTTCAACAATGGAATAGTGATAACTTTCGTTTAACAAATAGTTAACACGATATTTTTTTGACTCATTCATTTTTCTCATTTTTCTATATGTAATGCCATTTTGAAGCATTTGCACTGATTTGTTCCACGATGAAGGTCTTTTACTTTCAAATTCCTGAGCTCTTCCGTCAAGTTCTTCTAGTGAAACATCTGTGTTAAAAACAAATTCCTTCGACATTACTTTACTCCCTTCACTACACGTTTTATCTTACTTTTACTAGTTTCCCTCTTCACTCTTTTGGCATAGAGTGTTATCAAACTACACTAATATGTCACTTATAAAGTCAACACATATTATATGATATCCGACGCTTTTTTCTTTGTTGGATACCTTTATTATAATCTATTGATTCATTATTTACAAGTAAACTTTCAACAGATAACTCTTTACTGCGAATATCTTTTAGCGTATCTTTTAGTGCATCTAATAACCCAAGGTTTCTAATTTCCTTGAATATGAAATTACCTTGTGAAAATTCTCCGTCAGTCATTATTCCTGACCTTCTGAGGGTATAGAGACTATTAATATAATTATCAATGTCTTCAGCACTTGTATTAGGCTCTAACAAGGCTTCTGCTTTAGTTTTATATTCATCTAGTAAAGTATTATACCCAGCGTCATTCTCGAAGCTAGGCACCTCAATTTTTGCAGGAAACTTTATCCACTCATTCCTAAATACTGAATATATGCCATTTGATGCTGTGCAAGATTTGACATCCTCTACATATAACTCTACATCTATTCCTCTAACTTTTATATCATAAGACTTATTGAAATTTATCTTTTCTGCGTTACAGGCAAGCTGAAATAGCGCAGGATCACAACTAAGGCTTTCCATATTCACAACAAGGTGTAAATCAAGGTCAGATTGTGGTGTATAGTTGTAACTTGCGTTACTTCCTACAATCTCTGCATCAAGTATATTATCGTAATTAAGGACTTCTGAATCTTCTGCATATTGTTTTGTTATATGAAGTAACTTGTCTCTTACTATGGGACGAAGATTATTATCCTCGTCCCATATCTTTATATTAAGACAATCGTGTAGTTCAGCAGCAACTTCTCTTAGCGTTTCCATCTGGCAACCCCTACACTATTAAAACTCAGCGTAACGGTATATTTTACCATCCTTCGGATTTAACATAGATACAATTTCAACATCATCGGTACCCCATACATAATATTCATAAATTGTAATCATCTTCTCAATATCCGAATCTGAAACCGTGTGCTCGTTTTTTGCATCATCAAGATCAATATAACAGTCATCTGGAAGTCTATGCATCTGTACATCGTCTAAGAATCGAGCAGTGGATTGTCCCCTATACTGAGGGTAGAACTTATCAATTGTATCTCTGATAATTTGATGTTCACTATCAGTGAACTCAGATAAAGACTCAGACAATTCGTCCTCAGTCATGTAATTATACATAATTACAAAATCTTGCAGTTCATCTCTGGACAGAAAGTCCATGAAATTATCAATAAGTTTATCCTTATTTATGTGTCCTTCTCTTATGTAATCCTTTATTTCCTTCTTTATATCATGAGAACTACTTTTCATAATTATTTTCCTCTCTAATATCTAATAAATGCACAAAGGATGCCTGGTTGCTCGGGTTCAAAGTATGCATCCTTATCATATTTTGATATAACCTTATCTAGCACCTCAGAAAGATCCATTAAGTTATCATACTCTAATTCAGCTCTAACTTGTACTTCAATGTCACCAGTTTTAGGGTTCTCAGAAACAGCAAAGATTGGGTTGATATAATCCTCAATCTCCTTGTCACTCTCAAATCCCCACTTTGGAGTCTTAAACAACTTATATGCAGCATTCTTTAACTCTTTAGATATAACCTCGGTAGTACCGCTTGAACCTACAGCTTCATCAAGTTCGTCTCCAGTAAAGTCTTTACAATACTCTAATGCAAAATCATACAGTTCATCTTCAGTAAGATAATCCACAAACTTTGCAATAAGATCATACTTATCAACATCATAATCTTCTACATAAGACAGGAATTTATCCTTTATTCCATATACTTTATTCATTAAAATATATACCTCCAATCACTAATAACTAATAATAGCCGTTTATTGTTTACTCTTCGCCGTATTGATCTATATATTTCATAGTATCATTATCAAGGCGCTCTTGTTATTTCTGTGAAAAACTCTATAAAATTATTCTTCATCAAATCCTGTGTAGGAATTAAACCAATCTTCAGCCTCGGAATCCGACTCAGTTTCCCAGTCGGCATAATCAGGATCTGCTTCCTCTTCTCCGAACATGAAGATATTTAACCCGCTATCCGTATTACGATACCAATCGTAAGATGTTAAGAATCCGTCACTGTCTTTTATCATCTTACCTTTAATAAATTCCCACTCATTAGTAGGTGTAATAAAAGTAAACACGTTTGAACCGTTACTACTATCCAATTCTATATCAAGGTCTGCTTTAATCAACGCTTTTAGCAAAATACGAGCACGAGCAGTAGCAGATCCCTCAGAGTCAAACGTTACAATATATGTGTTAGGCTTTCTACCTTCAGAAATATCCTTTATCCCTGAAATGCCCTGAAAAGCTTCCCACATTTTATCAATCCACTCATCGTCGGAGTAGCTTTCCTCAATTTTTTGGATGTCATAATCGTCATCCGGTTCGATAACATAACATTGAATGGCACTTTCAGCTTCGTCCTTTGTCATGCCAAAATTGTCCATCAGTTCTTCAATCTTACCATCATAATCAGTAAAGCCACCAATTTCGTCAAGGAATTCTTTTACGTCTTTGATAGAGTATCTTTCATTTAGTTTTTCAAGTTTACTATCTAATCTGGGAATCCCGATATTCTTAAGAATGGATACAGCCTCAGAAATATTATCCAGCATTGCCTTCTTATGTAATTCCCAGTATTTGTCGAAATCTTTGATTTTTTCTTCTATCTCAGATTTATAATCCAGAATATCATCTTCGACGCTAGGAAGGAAGCGCTCAAATGAATCTTTATCCTTGCTATTCTTATACTCTTTCACCAATTTTTCTAATTCTTTTGCTTTTGTTACAAGACTTACCATAATGGGTGCTGCATAACCCTGTCCAATATTACTGGCATCAGTAACAATACTTTCAGTCATACTGGTTGATTCGTTTATAGCAGTAATCAACTTACCCTTACGCTTAACATTACTGAATACACTTCCAACTTCATCCATATAATCACCTGTCTTTCTGTTTAGCTGATACCCACTCTTAGTGGGACCTTCTGCGCCGTCACCCCTACCTTCATAAACTGTTATATAGATGGGTGCTCCACGCTTTGTAATTTTCTTAATATTCTTCAGAACAGCTTCACGCGCTTCAGGCTCTTTGATAACATTTAATACGTTGGAGTTAACAGCGGCGTCAGCTCCTCCATGCTCCTTTAAGAGACGAAGTACCTCTTTGTTATGCTCTGCTGATCTATTATAAGGGTCATACACTAAAAGCGTTACGTTTTTATCTTTTAGATAATTAACTGCGTTATCAAACTTACCTCCACCGAAATCAACTACTACATCTCCGGGACGGAACTCCACCATATTATAGATAGCGGGAAGTTTATTTGAATTGATGGAAGTAGCTGCGCTACTGAATTCCTGTTGGGCTTGTTTGAGCTCAAGTTCGTCTGTGTCTTCAAAAGCTTCACGAAGATTTACGTATCCTTCTGCATCTTCTTCGACGATGTCTGACTCTTTTAAGTACCTACTGGCTTCTGCTTTAGCATCGTCAATACTGTTGAAATTGCCATAATGTTTTGCAGTTGCACCGTTTGGCTTAACCTTTTCAAGATGGTATCCCTTATAAGGTTCAGGATTCTTAGAAATAACGAACGGACCTTTATACCACATATCCTCAAAAGACCATCTCTTTACCCAACCATCATCAACTGACTCTTTCAACTGTAAAGGTGATATGTAGACGTCTTCCGAGTTATCACCTTCATCGTCGTCGCCAAAGTCAGAGTCTTTGAATTTATCCCTAGGTCTCAGTGTAAGCAGATCTTCATCCTCATCATTATTGACTACTACATGAGGAGTACCGTGCCAGTCGACTACGTCACCTAAGTGAACTGATTCAGTACAATCAGTATCTCCTAGTGATTCATTCTGTGGCAGAAGTTTTTTACCTAATTCCATGGACAGTCTTTTTATACCCGTTTTGTCATCAATAGGTTCGTCACCTCGAGCTTGTGCATACGTTATGTGCTGTACTGTATTATTTTCGTAGTTTACAGCATACCAATCGCCCTTACCACTGATAATCTTTCTATATAAATTGTAAGGGGAGTTACTTGCAACATATTTATACCCTGCATCAAGTAAATCTTGCTCAGTACTATAAGATTCAGTATTTGTAGTAGATTCATACATTTTGTCTTTAGTAACTAATTCGTCGACAAACTTTTTAGCAGCTTCCATGGAAGGGAACCCAGTGTCTTCCAGTTCACGGTATTTGTCATAAACATTGTAACCATCGCCACCACGGTCAATCTTGATTAAGTAACCCTTATAGATAACTGATGTTGAATTTAATCTTCGGTCTTGGTTATAAGTAACTTCGGGAGAGTTCTCACTTTCCTTCAAGGCATTTACAAAGGATAGGTCTTCTTTCATAACCCACTCAATGTCGTCGGTCTCTGAATAGTCCCAATCAACAAGTACTTTGATGGAGTCACAATCAATAACTGTACCCTTACGGTCACCGTCGGTTACACGGTCACCATTTTCAAATGTGCATTCTTGAGATTCACCAAATGACACACTTCCCCCAAAGTCCCCAGTGCTCATAAGAGCATTACTAGCAGTAATATCAAAGGAGGGTGACATTACAATACCCCAGGGGGCGGAATTATCTGCTATCTTACGTTTACAATCATCGGTTAATTTGTAATTTGGATTATTGAGGATGTTATTGAGAAGTTCATTAACAGCATCACTATTAACTTTTCCTAACTTTATGTCTTCGAAGCTATTAGTAGATTCATTCATGCATTTAGCACACAGTCTTCCCTCATCTTCTACTACATCATACACAGTGTACTCCATAGTATCATCATCTAGAACAGCATTTGATTGAGATGCAGTTGATACCTTTTCATTACACTTAGTTAAGATATCTTCAGAAGCTTCCTTTATTGAAGTGTAGTTAATAGGCACATCATAGTTGTAATCAACATATAACGATATACCATCGGTTTCATATTCCACAGGACTTAATCCGAAAGTATATGTTGTATCTTTACTCTTAATTTCAAATTGTCCTGCAACATCATTATAAAACACACTATCATACTTTTGGTCTAAGCCCATTTTTACATTATTAATGATAGCTTCAAAGGGTGTCACATTCTGAACATCAGTTAATCCTGTAAGTTCACTCACATCGTCATCACAGAAATAAGTGCACAGTTTCTGATATATTACCTCAGGATCTTCGTTGTCAAACAGCAGTTTTGCAATGTCAGCTTTGTCTTCATCGGTCAAGGGACAAGCATCGTACATTGTCAGTAAATCATATTTACAACAAGAGTCAGCGTCCATGTTACGAAGTGACTCTCTAATATTGATTTTACTCATTCTGCGCTCCTTTCTTCAAACTTCTAAATTTGCAAATTTAGAAGCCTCATTTGGAGGCTTCTTTATACTTAATACAAGTTATGGAATGTACTTAAGGAAAGCATCAATGAAATCATCTGCTGCTTTAACAACATCTTTACCACTTCCGCTTATGGAATAGTTAATGTGTTTATCCAGATCAGAAGTTATATACCCTTGATAGCCAAGGGCATCATCCACATAGAAAGAAGCTTTAATATCTGTGGTGTCATTTACAAAACTAATACCATTAATTGAGGTAACAATGTTAAATCCTACCTCTCTAAACAACTTGCTAATTTTATAAAACTTATCGTTTCTGTCTTTCTGTTCTATATTTAGCATTTTTTCAATTTCGTTCATAACTAATTCTCCTTTTGTATACAAAGTTATATACAAAGTAAAAGTATTATTTATGCAGTGCATTTATATACAACTGGGCATACATATACCTTTGGTAAACAAAAGCCTAGCAGCTAATAAGCTAAAATGCAACAACATAAGAATAGGACCCTACAGGGGTCCTATAAGTGATAACTTACTTATTATCGGGTTCTTTGATAGCTTCCGGAACTTCTCTCATAAGGATTTGGTATTGATAATCAACTGCTTTCTGCAATCCTTCTTTGTCAAAGGTAAAAAGTTGCCCGCTTGTGGTCATGTAATACATGTCCGTACCATTTACAACCGCAGGTTTTACCAAGAGGGTTGCTAAGCATTCTGGAGTCATTTCCTTCATTGTCTGATCAAATACATTCATTGTTTATCCTCCTTACAATTATTCACTGTGAGTTGTATGCCATTCCTCTCCATCCCAATATCCTCTAAAAATACACTTACTCCATCGGTTTGAATAGTGGTCCGGCTTGGCAATAACATCGAGTCCTAATACTAGTTTACCGCCTTGTAGTGGTACAATTTGTATATTTTGCAACACAAAAGTGAGACCTTCACAATGTACCTTAGGTGTCAACTCTTTAATTTTTACATAGTCGATATCATTACATGTGTTATCAAATGAGTTCAACAGCTGTGTGGTAAATAGCTCCGCAATATAATCGACTTCTTCCTCTTCTATTGACAAATCTAAGGCTTCAACAAAGAACCTCATCCAGTCTATACATGTAACATAATCACAGAAAGAACACTCATCAATACTCAATTACTCACTCCCCATATAATTGTGTTAATAATTTTGTAATTGTAATATCTTGGTTCAACCTCTTTAAGCTGTGATTCCCAAGCCTGTATTTTACTAATCTTGTAGATAATGTAATTATCCTGAGAACTAGATGGGCTAGTTAATATTGCGTTATACATCTCTTCCTGTGTAATATCAGCTATATCTTCGTTGTTATTTGACAGTAGTTTTAGATATGAATATGCATCCTCAATCTCATAACTCTTCATATAGGTGCATTTATTATAACTATCGTATCCAGAGCTGTTTAGCTTGATATTTACATTATTGCCAATAGCAATAATAAGCAGTAACAAAAACAGAAGAATCTTGAGATAACGAACAATAGCTATGCAAGCTTTCTTTCTCCTGTTGTCACTGAAAACATATTCCAAAACCGAAAATATCAAAGTAACTAAGAGTCCGAATAAAAATAAATATACCAATGTAAATCACTCCTTCAAAACACTATCTACCGGATGCATAATCTTACAATAGTTTCATTTTTCAATAAACATCTTAGTGTATTACTTACTTAAGGTCTTTTCAATCTCAACCCTATTATTGTATTCTTCTTCCTCGATCTCAACCCAAGAATTGGTATCCTTATCTTCTTTGAAAAATCTTTTAACTTCTTTAATATCACCATTGGTAAGCTTTACACTATCAATACACATTGTATCAAAATCTTCGTTCAATGATGTGGTATGTTCAGACACATATGCAATGATAGGATCACTTGAAGTATAGTAAGGAAACTTAATTGGGTAAATGCTATTAACAATTTTTGACACAAACCCGTTATACCAAACAGGAGCTTGTGGATCATCTTTATTTACACATACAACACGATGCACATCGCTATAAGTGATGTTCCCTTCCCTATCCACGTCTTTGAAAAGACTTGTCATTCTTGCACACTGGTAAGTAATTGTTCCTGACTCAGAAACATTTGACTTTACCCATGTAGTGTCTTCGTCAATTGGAGTTAAGGGGAATCCGCGAACAAGTCTTTGTAAGAACATCAACGTTTGTTCCATTGAAGCTCCACTGTGTCCATCTTCACGCAACGAATTAAATGCCTTTAGCGCACTGTTCAAACATTCACAAATGTAATGCGTAGAACAATTATCAGACCCTGACTTTAGAGCTTCATTCTTAGCCAATTCAACTTCTCTTTTTGCCCAAATATCTGTTGACATTATCAGCCCTCCTTTTCAGCTTTTTGAAATATCTACTTCTTATTGGATATCTGACAGTGCAAAGGATCGACGTTTGTTATTCATGTCCTCCACCACAAGGTCATGGGCTTCCTCGCCGCAAAATTTGCAGACAGCGTATGCCTCATCATAGGTTGTCGTACGGTGGTCATATTCGATGGTCGCCTTTCTGGATCTTATCCAGGTTGGGACTTTTCTCCTACAATTATCACAATAGGCGTCTTTCATTTTTATTCCTCACTTACCAAAGTATAGCCACCAACGATAAACAGGCGCATTAATGGCTGAGCTTTTAAGCTCTTTAATTGTATTGTTGTTGTCTACGTATACCTTGATCTGAGACTGAACAAGGGTGTCTGATTTAAGTTCGGGGTAAAGAGCAACAAGCGTGATAGAGTCTTCAGGAGCCACATCTGTAAAGATGCCGGTTTCATACTCCTGATACTGTTTTACCGCGTCTGAAATTTGCTGTTCAATTTTAGTATTTTCCTCTTCATATAGTGCGATCTTTTTGTCAATATTGACTCGGTTAAGTACACATACAAGCAGCACAATGGCAACTATTGTTGAAATTATAGTAGCAACTGCGCCTACGATTTGAAATATCGTACCAATCTCGTCTTTGCCATAGTCAAGTTTATCGTATAAGATTATCCCAAATGTGATCATCAGAATGCCGATAACAAGAATAACAAGAATCATAGTTAATCTCCTTTCCCAGTAATCAGTTCAGAATAGGGCAACTTCTCAATCCAGTCGCAGAAAGTATGCCATTCATCAAGCTTGTGATTACGACGTGACTTATACATGTTAGCGAGAACCTCATAATTCAGCATTACTGTCCGCTTCTGGTTATACGAACTCGGAAGAAGCTGGATCATCTGCCACCACCACTCTTTTTTAGCATCTGTATTGCACCAATGGTATGCGTCCCTTGCCTCGTTCAACAGCCTAATAGTTTCCTTCAAATGAGCAAGCCAAGAATTTTCAAGATGTTCGCAGCTAAAATCCTCCAACGTGAACTCCTTCGCCGCTATCTTGTGCATAGTTGAGCAGGAGTTTGCAACTGTGCCGACCTTGTAGGTGTCGAACTCCTTCCACCAATATAGAGGAGCTGTAATATCAAGATATACGGTGATCATCCGCATGAACTTACGATGGTCAGTACCAGCATTGCGAAGGCGAGTCATGAGGTCAAGATCGTTGGCACCGAGGGTGAATCCGTCAGTGTCGAAGCACGGATGGCCGTTCAGCTCGCCGTAGTACGTCCCGTACACGGTATCGCTCTTCTCCCACGAGTTCTTCGGATTACGCATTCCTCTGATGGCTGCCTCCCAGCCAGTGACTTCAAAATTTTCAATTTTTAGCATTCATCTATCTCCTATATATTATATATATGATTCATCCAAGTAAAGATTTATTACTTGTCATCTTTTCCATCTTCATTAGATAGTCCATATACCATTCAGCTTTTTTACGGTCTTCTTCACCATTCTTCGAATCTGCTCTGTAGGTATATTTCCAGATATTACAACGACAAAAAGCCTTTACAGCTTCGTCGCCAAAAAGTGCTCTCATTTCGTCAATGCATTCATGTTTACCTTGATAATGAGAAGGATGATCTACTCTTTCCTTATTATCAATCATGTTCAATGATATCTCCTTCAATCTTCAATGTAACTCTTCATCATTCTTCCACAGTCAGGACAGAATCTTGAATATCTTTGGGACCACATATCACAACAGCTAGAAACAAATCCAGAGCTGACTTTAGTCCCAGACCGATAGTGTCTTCTCCATTGACCGGGTTCGAACATATCTTCTTGAACATATTCGAAGCAAATCTCAGGTACAAGACACCAACCACAATGAAAAACACGCATTTGAATATCATTGTTGTATTCAACCTTGTGATAAGCTACGATACTACCATTGTCAAAAAATGAAGCAGGAATCTTATCATAGATGTTATAAAATTCGATTCTTCTAGTATCTTTTTCATCCTCTCCTAAGTATTCGACAATAGATTTGCTAATATCTTCCTTGCTTTTAAGTTCAGCAAACATCTTCCGTTTCCTCCATTCGCCTAATTACATCGGAGATCCTCTGATAATATTTTACTCAGCAGTTATGAAATCTTTATTATGAATGTAGTTAATTCTAAACTTCCTCTTTATTATATAGCATCTTTGCTTGATATACAAGTAATACACCAAGGGATATTTCTTCCCTTGGTGTATATGTTCAGTTATTTACAAATACTGTGGGCTTGAATTTATCTTTAACTACTTTTGCTACTTCCTTCTTTAAGGCCTTATACTTTGTGCACAAGAATTCGTACATATCAGAGTTATCCTTTTCAAGTGAGGATATCAATTCTTTGAGATCTTCGAGTTCTTTCAAATGTTCCTTAGTAAGATATGAAAGAGGCTTTTGTAAAACTTTACTTGCAATATCCTTATCCACCTTATATCTAATACAAATATAATCAATTGCTTTTTCAGTATCAAGCTGAAATATTTCTTTAAAGTTGTTATTTTTCTTCATGTCTTCGATTATTTCAAGAACCTTGAGCTTCAATCTATTCTGCTCAAGCTGTATTGTAGTACGATTTGTGTGAGTAGCAATTAGATATTTAATATTCTCCTTTACCACCTTGTGGAAAGAACAAGGAACATAAATCTTTTCTGAATCAAAGAATGCCATATTATATGTAACAGAGGATTGTAACTTTGTGTACAGTCTATTATATAGCTCCTTCATGTCCACTTGTTTATGTGGAACCTTTTCAATTACATATCTCACTTCTTTTGCTGATTCGTCTCTAAAATCAACTTTATCTAGAAGTATCTCTTTTTCTATTATTTTCCGTATATGATCGGCACTCTTTGTTTCTGGAAGGCTTGTAATAGTAATAACATTATTCTTATCGATCTCCATGTGAGGTGCAATTTTCAAAGACCCTTTGCCAGTTTTAATGATTGTATTCCAATCTTCCTTCTTCGAGAGAACATCAATTTCCAAGTTAGGCAGAGGTATTTTTTTAGGAACATAGTTTAAATCCTTGTGAGAAAGTACATCTATGTAGTAATCAAACATTCCAAGTATATCAATGGGAGGAATGTTTAATGTGGGCAGACCTGACGGAATACCTGAACTACCATTTATAAAACAAAGAGGAATGTAAGCAGGAAGTGCTTTCGGCTCAGGCTTATCTATTTCACCAGGAACCATCTCAGCATACTCAATGGAATCACAAAATAATTTTTGTGCAAGATCCGATAACCTACCCTCAATATATCTATCTGCGGAAGCTTCAACACCTCTTGAGCTATCACCCCAGTTACCTTGTGTGTCCATTAACTTAAGTTTATTTCCTGCTTCTCCAAGCTGTATAATAACTCCGGACACAGAAGTGGGATGAGGGTGATAAGGAAGAGCAAAAGCAGATAGCTCTGCAACTTTCATTTTCTTTTGTCCTTGACCCTTATACATTCCGTATATTGCTCTACGATAGCTACTCTTAGCCCCATCTATTACTTGAGGATAAGCACGCCCGCAGCTTACATACTTGCTATACTCAGTGTAGCTGTTCTTAGCTAGTTCAGTTGCATCAACAGCTTTGAGAGTACTATCCTCAGTATCTATATCTCTTTTGTTGCTAACTGCTTCCCTTACCGGTTCAGAAAATAGGTCTAATTTCATCACTTTCCCTCCTCGATAATACCAAGTTGTTGTAATAGTTCTCTTTTACCTGTGGAAGATCCGAGAATCTTGTTAAACTCATCCACGTCACTTGGATATTGCACCTGTTTAATATTACGGGTTTCGGGGTTTACTAAGAAATACTCAAGCTGTGAATTTTCCATCTCGCCCAGTCCTTTGAAACGTGTTGCAGTGATTCCTTTCGGTACATCTTCTACTTTATTACACCATCCATAATTCTTAGGATTGTCTCCCCAACAATACAAAGGTGGCTCTGCAATATAAACTCTTCCTTGTTTTATCATGTCAGGAAATAGGTTGACAAAAACAGATAACACTAAGCAAGTAATTTGCAAACCATCCGGATCAGCATCTGCAGAAATGATAACTTTTTCATATCGTGACTTACTAGCATCACAAGATGGACCTATCCCGCACCCAATAGAATTTGCAATATCGCAAATCTCTGCGTTCTTTACAGCTTCCTTTACCGACTTACCCGTAATATTAAGAATTTTACCTCTTAAAGCAAGTACAGCTTGTGTACTAACATTACGTGTAAACAGGAATGGCCCACGGGCGGAGTTCCCTTCGCAGAGAAATATTTCGGTTCCCTTTCTGCTACGAGAAGTACAATCAACTAACTTACTTACAATAGATCGTCTTCTGATATTATCACTATCATCAGTATTAATTTTGATAAGAGAACTGATCTCTTTCCTAGACAACAACTGATTTTGTGCAATACGATATTCTTCAAAACGCTTGATTAATTGCTGTGCTATTACAACATTTTCTTCCAGGAATTTATTAAAAGATTTTTTAAACAATTCCATCAGTTCAGTGAAATATTTACGAGGTACTACCAACTTTTCTTTGGTCTGAGAGGAAAACTCCGGATGAGAAATAAACACAGCACATACGGCTCTTAACCCAACAAGATAATCATTGGGTCTTAAATCAACACTGGGTTTAATATTCTTATGCTTATCAATGAATTCAACCCACGCTTGTGTTAGAGTTCTTGATAATTCCTGAACATGAGTGCCACCAAGATAGTTTGAAAGAAGATTGGTATAACCAAAATATCTGTCATTAGTCTCTGATGTGTACCTAAGTGCAACCTTCATTATCTCACCTGCAGATGACTTAACCTCAAATACAGGAGAGTTAACATAAGTTGAAACCTTCACAGATTCATCTTCATGAATCAAATCATGCATTTCCGCATTTGTATCTACTTCTTTACCGTCTATATAGAGTTCTGCTCTAAATCCTAGTGCACTTGCTACTCTGCACCTGTCAATAACATATTTGTTTGAAATCTTTGTTGTATTAAAATACTCCTTATTCGGAATAAATCTCACAAATGTTCCGTCGGGTTCCTTACTTTCTCCATAAGTAATATTAACATCCGTAGTACCGTTAGCTACACCTCGTACAAACTTACCCTTACGATACGAAATAATCTCAATTTCAGCAGAAAGGGCATTTGTTACAGTTAGCCCAACACCGTGCAGACCGGAGCTGACAATATAAGCAGAGTTATCAAATTTTCCTCCACTATTCGCCTTACTAAGCAATACCGCAATGGTTTCTTTTTTTGTCCCGTCATCCAGAGTCTTTAAACCATGAGGTATTCCTCTGCCAAAATCTCTTACAGTATACTCGGAGTTGTTATTATCAACTGTTACAACAATCTTGTCGCTGTATCCGGATTGCACTTCGTCCAATGCGTTGTCAATCATCTCAGAAAGCAGTTGTCGTGCATCTTGAGTATGTTCTCCGATGTACATCTGTCTACGCAGTTTGATATGCTCAATATCATCTAGCACCTGTATGGAGTCAGAAGTATATTCTTTTACAGCCAATATATTTCCTCCTTACAAAATTACTTCAATTTTTAATATAAGGTAAAACATATAGAAATACAAGTAAAAAGCGCAGCAGTATTGCATGCTGCGCCTATGTGGTTGAGAAATATTATTCGAAACTTACTTCATCTTTATCATCTCGAATAGAAACAAATACAGGAAATTGCAATGATTCTAGTCCTTCTTTATTCTTTGTTTGTTCCTTGTACTTTACCTCAATAATATGCCCAACAATTTCATCAGGATATTCCCAGAAATGATTTCGCTGTTCGTCGCTAAATCCTGAACCTACCCCAACTTCATTCCCTTTATACTCAACAATTGCCTTTCCCAATCGATCCTTATTTCTGCCAGTACCTTTTTCAATACGGATAACTCGTAAATCCATTGTGTAGAACTTCTTTACCTTAATTAGTTCCTTAGTCCGACCAAACCTGTATGGAGTATCAAGGTTAAGCATTACACCTTCCATATCATTTTTCTCAGCATAATCAAGATATTCCCATACTTTATTGAAATCAGTTCCACTATAGAATACCTTTACTACACCTACATCTTCGACTCCTGTCTTAGTCAGTACTTGACGTATATCTTCAAGGCGCTTCTTTCTTTCACTGTAATTTTCGCTTTCTGACTTATTATCAAAACATTCCCTGGGAATAACATCAAACAAAACCAATTTCAATTCCTTCTTGTCATTCTCTTTGGAATTAGCAATACCGGTACTAATTTGGAATGACGCGCTATCTCCTGCGGAAAGATCCTTCAAAATCAGCTCACCGTCGAATACCCAATCATTTGTTTTCATACCCATATTACTGCAGACAGTTTGCAAGGCCTCTGCAATATGATTCAGTCCACTAAATACCTTACCTTGGCGACTATAGAAACTTCCGTTACAATAAAAGCAGCGGGTGCCGTTTAACTTTTGCGAGATACTGAACCATGTACCATTCGGAATATCACAATGCTCAATGCTTGTTCCCAGCATTACTTCTTTCTTCTGAATAAAGTCGCTGCCATATACTTTATTTGCGGTAGTATAGTCCACACCGATTCTCAACGATTTTGTAACGACATCTTTCACAAAGTTGTATAATTCTTCAGGATATTTATAGCTGTCTTGGCAATAAGCAAGTTCCTGAGTATATCCTTTTACATAGCTGATATCAGCATCCGCCCCAGAATTATGTGTATCAAAATAGTGAAGCAGAGTGATTATACTCAGATCATCAGTGGCATAAGGAAGCAAAATGTCAACTTCCTTGCTAAATCTTTTTTCGCTGATGCCCGAAATCCTCATATTGTCAAGGAGGTACTTCAATACCTCCTTAAACGGTTTATTGTCGGTATTTTCACGCAGAATAGACTCTTTCTCCAGCCTTGAAGAAGTATTAATCAACTTCATGCACGGAAAATATGCTTCTAAAATATCGTTATTTCTCATGTGAATATCCTCAATTCCTTAATTAGATATATATATATTATATATTTTACTGATGATATATACAAGTAAAAAGAACCGTCCTATATACTACATAGGACGGTTCTTTGCTTTTACTGAGTGAAGTTACAATTCCAGCTTTACGTCACTCAACATCTTTGTTTTTGTGGGGAAATATAATTTACGAGGACCGGAAACAATAAATCCTAGTGTATAATAATGCCCGCCTAGTGCTCCTCCGAGCACATTGTCTTTCTCCCAACTTATATCAATATCCAAGTCTTTTATGTAAGTGTTTGTTCTTAAACTATTCATGTAATCATTTACCTGTTTTATCATTGTATCAGCATCTTCAATACTCACGTCAACAAATACAGAATAACTATTATCCCACACCCTTCTTTGGTCCAATCCGCAGTAAGAATTCCATCTGCCAACGTATCTGCTCGTACAATACTTACTAGGGACATGGCCGCCACCGATGTCAATCGAAACACTGATCTCATTTTTGAATTTACTTTTCAATAAATACTGTACTAATTCCTCACTTGATATTATCTTATATCCTTGCTCTGATAATTTTTTATTACTCTCAGCCCATTGAAGGACAGATTGTAAACCTTCCGTAATTTTTTTAATCCAGTCGGAATCAATAAACGTTGCTTTAACAATATCTTCCATATCCGTGCTATAAGGGACAACTGAATCACTACCAACTGGTGCAATAACCTGAACCTTTTCTCCCACACTATACTTCTCGCCACTACTTTTTGACTTGGGAGAAGCTTCCCAAGTGGAAAGTGAATCTTCTGTTACAAAAGAAAATATATAAGTAGTAGCTTCTCTTGATTTCACAGTTTGTGAGGGAGATAGTCCCTGGGCACGTCTGTCCTTTATAGGTATCCAGTTTGTAACTTCGTAATTATAAGCAAATCGTCCTTCGAACTTTGACGGGCTTCTTTTTGAAAACAATCCGTCACAGGATATCCATTCAAAATACTTATCAAAGAATTCCGGATCAATGTTGTATATTGCCCTTCCGCCCTCATCTTTAGGCTTACACACATTTTCCGTATTTAACACTGCATCAACTTTGCTGTCTAATTCAGGAAGCTGTGCTGATTCACTTAGATATATCATGTTAATACCTCTCTTACTTCAACATATTATACACGAATGGTATAAATTTATACAATGAAAAGACGATGACATCATTTAATCTCGTATCTTACACATAACTTTAAATCGTCATACTAAAAACCCATCCAATCAGAAGGAAAGCAGCTACTGCATAAAGGACACCGCCGGCGCAATACTGCCACTTACGAGATCTGTAGAAACTACGAAATCCCACAAAGCTCATCCCTGCGCTTGCAAAACCTGCAAAAAGAATAGAAACAATAGCCAAAAACAACATTGTTAAGTTCCTCCATATAAATTATTTATTATTTACATTCTTATTGTAAGGTATCCATATAAAATACACAAGTTAATTGACAGTAATCATTTACGAAGTTTTCCATTTTTTGTTGTGACTCTTGTTTCTTTGAATTCTTTCATCAGCTGTTCAAAAGGTTTGTTACAAACAGGAGAAACATCCGTTATAGTAAGATCTGATCTCTGACGAGGACAATATGACCGATTATTTAGCTTTCTTTCGGTTTCCACAGCATGACCCTGTAGTTTCTGCATCTTCGTTTTTACTTCAATGCCATTCTGACTGGTTATGTAGCAATACATTTCATGAAGGATATCATTTTCATCTTTTGCTTGTCGTCTTCTAACTCTTAATTCACGAAGAGTCTTGTAAAGCAAATATCCATGGTACATATCCTTCGGAGAAGATAACTCGATTTCATGATTAATATCATTTATCTCATCTTCTGTTTGTTTGATAATCTGAAGATTACTCTCATATCTTATTGTAACATCTTTAAAGATATTAATAATGGTATTTGAATAATCAACGACAGTATTTGTCATTTAGGCACCTCAAATCTTTTCTAACTATTCAATAATACAAATACAACCCAGGTGATAAGGATTTGTACCAAATGACATAACTGGTCTTGTACCAAGTTAATCTTCTTCAAATTTGCTTTTGAATTATCAACAACCATATGAATGCATAGATTAATTAAAAAGAATAATGCAATCATTAAGGACGCATTATTTGTATTTGTCGTGTTAATCAAAGTGTACACAGATGGAACAACCATAATCATAAATGCCCAGCTAAAACTATGCATAAATAATGCCATTATATAATCATGCTTATACAATTCGTCTGGTGCATTTTGCTCCCAATAGCTTTTCTGCTTTGCCGACGCTAACCATCCTTGCAAATAATAATCATCTACAATATGTAGAAAAATCATCGTTAATAATAGTAAAATCTTATACACAAATTCTCACCCTTTGAAATTCTATTTTTAGCCATTAGAAACATAATAATCATCATGACCAAATCTTACACAAGATTCACGTTTATATTTTTTATCTACCAGATGAAGACATCCATAGCATCCTTTATGCTGGTCTTCCCATTCATTAATTGCTCTAGTAGCCAACTGTAACTCACTTTATCCTTCCTCTACAATCTGGCCCCATATTCGCCATACTTCTTTCTACAATGATGATAAATCATGCAATATAAGTTTGAATGTTTCACACGCCACTAATCCTCTTATTGTGAAAAGGCTCAACCGGTTCAAACTCGCAATAGAAATTCACTCTACTACAGTTCTTTTGATCACAATCTCTTTCGCATCCGTATACATAATAGGATTTCTGACAATAGTCACAAACATCGGAGTTTGCAGAAATTAGATCATACTTTATCCTGTTATTACCTTCAAGATGTGTTCTCTCATGATCCCTGCATCCTTCTGCAGAATCAAACTCTCTGCCACATACATCACATCTATAGATATTAATCATGTAACACCTCAAATTAGTTTCTCAACATAATTTCTGTCTTGAGTAAAGATAGGAATCTCATTATCAATTACCCACTTACTACGAGGAATATAATCACAAATATTTCCTACTTCATCATATTTAGTTGTGCCGTCGTCAATTTTAATACAACAGCTACCACGCTTTAGGGTTGTAGAATAATCATTCCAATTAATTCCCTTCTGAGTCATGAGCATATCCTGAATGTTGTTGCAAGACTTACCGTGAAGTTCTTTATGACTGAAGTTTGCTTGACCTACAGACTGAATAGAGTTACGAGTAGCGTCCTGTTGGCGCCAAATGAGATAGTTGCAAACTTCCTCCTTGGGAATTGTAAAGACCCGAGAATCGAACATTGCACCTTTATCATAGGCATCAATATATTTGTTTCTTTTTTCAAAAGATGCTGTTGGATCATATTCACAATAATCTTCAATCATTGTTCTAAAATATTTATTAAAAGCCGCAGTAGCCATACTCGCAGATACGCTACACATCTTCTGTAGATTGTTGCCGAACCAAGCGTCAGTTGTAAGCTCTGCATAGTCAGTAAGTACAAGAGAAATTTCGTCGCTTTGTGTATAACCCAGTACACAACCCTGGATGTTCTCACAGAGATACTTCATTGTGTCTTGCATAGTCTTGACTAAAATATCATCAAAGGGTTTCTTGAAGCCCCTTGTAAAAGTGTGAAAAGCCTTGCCATCAATACGAATAATTACCGGCATCCTACGAGTAAGATAGTATCGAGTAATATTCTCGTAGTTATTTTTCATACGGTCGCCAAGCGTAGTCCTATCCATCTTTAATCCTCCCTAACGATTTCTTCTAGGCTATTGGTTTCTACGTTGTAAACATAGGGCATCCCATTCGGCGCATAATAAGGAGACATATAACCGTATCCGGAAAATCCAGCACCTTCATTAAAAAGTATATATACGATTTTTGTATTTGTATCATAATATAGATCTTGCATCATTGTAGGCTGTATCCTACCACCAGTGCATTTTGTGTAATCTTTAGACCCCTCGAATGTTCCACTACACCCAGATAGGAACAAAACAATAACTACAGTTATCATCAACGCAATACTCTTATTTCGCATTATTCTTGCTCCTCTCAATAATTTCGTCAAGTGTTCTTGGCTGATATTCCATCCAAGGCATCATGCAACCAACATTGATAATATTGCCGCAGCTATCACTATTGGTTTTTTGGCTATCCTTTAGCTCCTTAGTCCACTTTTCAACAAAATCCTGCTCTCTTGTTACATGAGTGTGACCGTGCAACATATAGCAATTAGGATTATAAGATGCTTTATAGCACATAATTGGATAATGACACATAATTACATGTCGCCCACAGTCAGTAATCTCTTTGTAATCAACTGCCTCTACAATATACTTCTTAACATCAGATGGATAATCCTTCAAATCATGATTACCCTTGATGATATGAATATTGCCATTTAGCAGTTTTAGATACTTAATCCAACCATCTCTCTTACCCCAGCAAAAATCTCCCAGATGATACACGTGATCTCCTTTATCTACAACTGCGTTCCAGTTACTTATAAGTGCATCATCCATTTCCTCTACATTAGTAAAAGGGCGTTTATCAAATTTAATAACATTACTATGCTGCAAATGTAAATCAGCAATATAGAAAGTTTTATTCATTAGACACCTCCTTAATGTTATTATAGTATAACATAGTGAAAAGAACAAGTAAAAACAAAAAAAATAGTGCTAAGCAATAACGCCTAGCACTAAAATTTTACTCAGTTTTTAGAAATGAAAACATATCTTCAATATTATCTGTGATAGGGTACCGATTAGTGGAGCAAGAGTTACGAGCAAACTCTCTTTTTACCATATCTACATACATAGATGCTGAAGTCATTTCACCATCAATGCCATCATCACCCATGTACATCTCATCCCATGCTTCCTTGGACATAATTCTCTGAGGATTTAGCTGCTTAATGGCAAGATTATCAAAACTAACAACATCAAACCATCCGTGATGCACAATTTCGGGCAGATAGTTATACAGGTCTTGCTTAAGGCCATCAATGTGTTCTTTTGCCTTTGCATCTTCATAGAGTTTTTCACCACGGCGAAACTCCTTATATCCAAGAATTAGAATTTTAATTCCAGAATACCGAAGGTGCTCAAGGTCTTGCATAGTTACAATACCATTGATAGCATGAATTACCGCATTAGGAAACTCCTTTACAGCATCAACAAAACCTTCCTGCCAAGGATTAGAAAGAGAAATTCCCAGGCCATAGATAAGTTCCTCGTCACGAAGCTTACGAATAAAGTCAAGGTTCTGCATAAAGTGCTCCTGACGAAGTGTGGTGTTGCAAATAAGCTTCAGCTTCTTGCACTTAACAAGGAAGTCATAAAAATCAGGATGCTCAAGAACATTACCACCACCAAGAGCTAGTTCAGTATAAGGATGGAGTCCATCAATAAAGCTATCAGACATGATGTCTCCATGAGCACCATCACACTTACTATCCTCGTGGCACATCGGACAATTCATATTGCAACGATTTGTAATCTTGATATCCATAGATTCAGGGAACGCAGCCTCAAAAAAGTCCAAGTCATTCTCTCTAATCTTAGTTCCTGTGTTCAAATCAATGCTTACAGTATAATTACCATTTTGATAACTTACCCAATTACCATTCATCATAGTAGCTCCTTTTCGGTGTTAACATATCGATAATTTTTTCTTTCTGCTCTTCAGATAGTGTACAATAATCTAAGCTAAAACTCTCACATCCGCACTCCGGATATGCAAGACCATCATCGCAATCCCAAGAATAACGACTTTTACAATATTCGCAAAGGCTCATATATCTTACTCATATCCGTAATATCCAAAGGCAACAATCTTATCTCCACTCTTAGTCGTATAGTAATTCGTGAATGTCTCCGTACCATTATTGTGACGATCTGACCACTCATCGTATGTTAGATATTCATCAGAGTCTTTGTTCTTTTTATCTGTTAGTACATACTCTGTAGTATATTCTTTCTTCTCTTCTGCACTTAGCTCATTCCAACTCTTGTAATACTTATGCTTAGAAGCTTCATACTTAATTCCGGCTTCCTCATAATCACGAGGAGTTAGCTCTCCTACTTCAATGAAATCTTCTTTCCAATCTGAAAATAAAACCTTTCCCTCAATCCACTTATTGTAGGTTTCCTGCGGACAAATAGTAAGTGAGTGAGTAGAAGAACTATTTGTCTCAAATGTCATTCGTCTTACCTGTCTCATAATTAATTCCCCTTCCAATACCAATCATAGTCATTGTGATCTGTCATATAATACGGATTTTTAATTTTATATTCTGTTTTAGTGCGCCAGTCATAATCATTAAGATACTCTTTGTCTCTTTCGATAAAACAATGCTCTTCTGTACAGGAGTTGTCATTACCTGTAAATACCAGTCCTCTGCTTAGAAAACGTACAAGTTTGTCTCCATCGTCCAGTAGCTCATTTACAAAATCTGTCAATTCGCTTCCATGGTCAATATAACCATCATCAAGACTTAGATAACAGGTTCCTTCATACACACTGGTATGATATTTTACAGGGAAAAACTTATAAGAAATACCACGAGACTCCAGAATACTAGATAGCTTATCCAGCTTCTGTTTTAGTTCTTCCTCAGTGTTAGAAGTCTCATAGATTGCAGTATAGAAATAATCCGCGGGATCTACTTCGTTCCAGCCCCAACCAAAATCACCTACATGAAATGAAATAAAATTATTCGTTTCACAATTTTTAGGGATAGCAATACTATGAGTACTGCTTGAATTTGTTTCAAAAACATTACTACGAACGGTTCTCATTCTTAATAACTTTCCTTTCTTTCAAATCACTCTTCCATATATTCTTTATAGCTGTCATGCAAAATCATGTCGGTGTCTAACAATCCTGTATTCTTTACATGATCCCAGACACAAAACTCATCGCCATCAACAATAACGATATACCGTCTATTTGTAAGAAACTCTTCCAGTGTAATATTATACTTCTCTAACCATCCTTCAATACAATAGTCGTCCGTTCCGCCGTAATCAATTACATAATTGTCACTATCGTAACTTTCATGTCGCTGGTCAAACTCAAATGCTACAAATTCTGGAATATACTTACGATAGATTGCTTCAACCTCATTTACCAATTTACCTTTGGACGATGCAATTGCATAACGAGCTTTACTCTCGAAAGTGCATAGAATATCGAAGGGCTCACGATAAAACTCCAAGGATGATGCCCAAATCCGTACAATACCGTTTTCACGGATATACACATTTTTTCTCATTTCATCTTCGGTATAATGCTCGTTCAATGTAGTAATAACCAATGAATGAGAAGAACTGCTATTTGTCTCAAAAACATTATTCCTTACCTGTCTCAACTATATCACCACCATCATCAATCTTGTTACCTATATTATAGATTACATCTCACAATTTTACAAGTAAAAAGGACGGATAATTTTTAAGTGATTACCCATCCCTACTTTTAATTTACTTACTTGTACAACTTTACAGTTACCTGAGGATAACTCTTCATATATTCCTCAAATTTTTTCAGAAATATATTCCAATCTACATCTTGCATATCTTCACATCCCATCTTATATGGAATAGCCACACTAAAACAATGTAAATCAGCTATAAGAAGCATTTCTTTAACAGCCTGGGAAAGAAAATGAATAAGAACGCTGCATCGTTGTTCACAATGAATATCGTTAGTGATAAGTACAGCTATTACTGCTTCTGAACCACTTTCTAGTACTAGACATCTTCCTATCAATTTATCACTGAAAGAACAGCTTTCGATCTCATGACAAAATCGTTTATCATGCATCAATTCTGAACTAACTGATCCTTCAGGAATACCGGAAGAACTGAAAGGAGCACAAATAATACTACAATCAGTATCAAGTACATTTCCGCTTACAGTGTAGAACATGATACCCCACTTCCACTAAGTTCATCTATAACTGACAATTTCATTATCTCGTACTGAACATCGTTGAATAAATCATCAATTTTCTCGTTGACAGGATGCTCTACAGAAAGAAATTTGTCACACATAGCATCAATATTCTTTATTGCATCATCTGCTACTTTGCGTGCTTCTTGCAAAGAATAGTATCCCTGCTTCACTTTTACCAGATACTCTGAGTCATAATCCTTCAAACAATGTTCATAAGGCTGACCTTGAATATATCTCTCAATGAATTGCTCCATTCTTATCAGATGATGTAATTGCTTAGGATCATATCCAAATCTGTCAATCCATTCAATACGAGAAGGGTACCGATGTTCCATTGCATGATACCTTTCCCTTGACACGCCCTCCATTACCTTAATGGCTTGGTTAGGTGCATACCGAGCAATCTCTTCCCTTGCATTAATAAGTCTGTTCCACTGATAAGAATATTTTGGATTAATAATCTTATAGGGTGTAAACAAAATCTCAACAAACTTCAAATTCTGTTTCCTAAATGTTTGAATGTAGAGTCTGACATCTTTCCAATCAATATGCTCATTATTACTTCTGACATGAGTAGTACTGACTGGTTTTTTGTTCATTGCAATATCTTTGAATGTAGGCACTACAATTAACTTTGTGTCAACGTCCGACCCTTCATAATCCAATCCATAGTTTTGTGATCCTTGTAAAAATATTCCTACGATAGAGTCGTCTGGGAAGTATTCCCTTGCTTCCATGTAATGATCGTGTACTTTTTCATTTATCCAATTATCAGAATGATAATTCATACATCATCACTCCCTATGCGATCATATCAAATCTTATAAATAACAACTTGAAGGTGAGAATACCTGTTAGCAATATTTTCAATCACATCAACAACCTTTTCCCACAATTCATCACTCATTTGTGTATCACCCAATTTCCAACTAACTGCAATACTAAGGGCATTCAAATTTGCAAAATGAACAACATCTCGGAATGCCTTTGTAAACATAGCAATATTCAATGATTCATGTCCTGGCTTTGATGTCAGACTAACAAAGAGATTAGAAATATACTTTCTATTTGAAATTTTTACATTCTGTGCCGTTCCGATAAGATCATTCAACGACCTAAAATTACACGCCTCGTTATAATGATTGTATGCAACAGGATACATGGTGAATACATGATTCGTAGTTTCATTGTAATTCTCACCATTACAGCTAACAGTGTTACAAATGATGTGCTGATCTGCATTAACAATTGATCCGTAGTTAGTTTTTAACATAAGTACTCCTTAATGTGCGTATACATCCGCCTGATGAATAATATCAATCTTTGTCTTTAACCAAAGCGGAAGGTTACGATAATATTTAGTATCAAGATAAGGATCCATATGATTATTTACAAGCCACGCAATATCATTTGAGCTAATCAATAACCCATTAACAATCCACGCACTATATCCCTGATGACCATAGTAATGCGCAACATCCGTTTTTTCGCCCTTACCATTAGTGAAAGACTTACAATATTTCTTACCAATATCATGCCACATTGCTGCGTAATACAGGTCTTGTACATCCCTGAGATTTTTATATTGCTGCTTGATATACTCGCATGACTTATTCATATGCTCAAATAATGTGAGCGTATGATGCGGATTATCTTGATTTATATCATCAGAAAAAAGCATTTTTCTGTATTCCTGCTCCTGCTCGGGCCACCCTTCGGGATGCTTTACTGTGATACGAGAAAATCCTTCGTCAAAATAAGGAACTTGATAATTTCGAAGCATTTTAGATATAACTTCTTTACCCACTGACCGTTTACGATTTTTATCCCTTTCAATACAGGTCTCTATAGGTGCCCAACAGATAATAGCTTCTTTCTGAACCCAAAGAGGAAGTTTTGACAGTATAGCTGCACGACTCTTCCTGGTAATATTAGTAGCATCATAGAGCACATTATATCCCGCATTAAGATACTGAAGCGCCCTAGTTTGCATTATATGAAACACTCGGTCATTAGCTGATTGATCTTCTTCACTACCTAGTATCTCTTTCCTAATGAGATCAGAAGATAAATGCTTGAAATTTGAATTATTTTCAACGATTGATTCACAATATGTAGTCTTACCGCTTCCAGGCACACCTACAATAACACAAAGTTTTGGAAAATTCATTATCAATCACAATCCTCTTCCGCTCTATAATCTGTATAAGACTTATAGTTATGGTGTTCGTAATCATTACTGTACTGAGGAGAATCTTCGTCCGGAGTGTAGAAATTGTCAAGATTATCAAAATAATCTTTGTCTTCATTATATCTATACATATATGATACCTCCTAAGTTATTTATATAATAATATAGTGAGAAACACAAAAACACAAGTTATCAAAGTGTTTTACTCTCATTGACAAAATACTTCACTCCGTAATTACTCAATATTGTTTTTACTACTGTACTTTGTTCCTTAGTGGAGCAGTAGCAATTCACTATAACATATTTCTCTATGTCAATGTAGTTAAGAGGAATATCTTTCTCTTTCAATTTAGATATTGCTTCCTTAGCAGTATTGTTATTTGGAAGGGTTGCTTCAACTTTCCACAACTTATCTTTTCTTGAGCGCTCCTCACCCCATTTTACAAGCCACACACCGACCAGGTTTGCAAAGAAAGTAACCGATATTTTTTGCCATAAAGGAAAATCCGCAACAGTGTAGATTATAACAATATTGTAGTACCCGTAGTACAGAGCAGATACTATACTGGCAACAGTCTTACTCCCGTTAATGGTTACAATGGATTTAATAGTGGAAAACACCACATTGATTATGGTTAATACTGAGAAGATAACTATTAGTCGCATTTTTCCTCCAGGAGTTTGCAAACATTATAAAAACTGATATAATCAGCAGCCTCATAACAAAATAACTCTAAGAGCTTTTGTTTCACATCACTTACAGAAAACTTAGATGTTTTAGTAAAAAATGCTTCTCTTAGCTGCATGTTGTTAGTCGTATACGCAGTAAAATTGATAATTCTCTCAGGACCTCTATCAGTTTGGTGAACATCATAACACAAGATGTGATCCATGTTTATGTATTTATCGTCAATCTTTAGAATCTTCATCAATATATCTCCTCAAGAATTTCATCCACTTACTAATCTCCCACGCACTTGTCCATTCATCAAAGGAGAAATCTTTTTCAATATTCAAAAACATCAAAGGTTTGATATTAGCAGGATAGGTGTTTATTACACTGGCAATATACGATCTGTCCTCTTTTCTTAATTCGGTAACAACTTTTATTGCATTTTCACACTCCAAACGAAACCTGTTCACTACCTCAATGGCTCGATTAAGAGTTGCAAGAGTATCTGGTACTGCATATTGCTTAAATTCCTCTACCTCACCCTGTACAACAATTTGTACAAAATTTTTGAAGCTAACTGCCCTATTTGTTAAGTTATAATGAGCAAGTACATACTTTGGAGACTTTATCTTTACACGGTTGCACAGTTTATCGCATACTACATATCCTTCTTCGTCCCAAGGTAAATCCGCAGAAGCAGATAGCACTTGAGATAAAGTATTCATTTTGTACACTTTTGGTGTTTTGATGTTTTCTGTGAAGCCAATATTGATATCCTTTGAAAAGAATGGATACTCTTGATCTGTCCACTTATTCCTACACCCAAGATAGTAAATATCAGTTGTTTCATAAGGAATAACAATTCTACTGAGGGGACTAACAAGTTCAAACATATAAGTATAATTCCTATCCAAGTCCCCTGTTAACTCAGTAAAGGTTGTCCCATTGAATAACAATGCTTTTTCGAACAACTCTCCAAAAGTAGTACCACTATCATTAAAAGTTGTTTGATAAGCATCAATTGAGCCATTTGTACTAAGATGCCACTTATTCTCATCAAACCACAGCTTCATTAACGATCCGTCAATCTTTTCAGACACTACAGCACTATTCCAATCGACATCGTCAAAAAATGTTTCACCGTAATTAAAAAACTTGTTAAATGGATGACAAACAGGATACTCCCACTTACCAATTTTGAAAATAATACCTCTGGCTTCTCTTACAACTGGATAGCTAAAATCTGCAGTCCTCAGATCATACTTAAAAAGTACATAATCATGGTCAACTGAGATTTTCAAATTGTAGGGATCATTTGAGAGAATTTCTTTCCAATCCTTATTTTCGGATATAAACTTACCAATATGAGTTGAATAGCTCATGTTAATCACCTCTGATATTCAAATTGTTGGCATCGTAGTGATACATGAATCTACCGTTTAGGTAGATGAGATGCGGAATACCTGTCTCTTTGTAATACTCAGAAATGAAATTAGCATACCGAACCGCTTCGCTTTCGCAAGAAAATTCAGCACGGAATAACAGCACCTCGTTAAACACGGGGTCATTGTAAAAGGTAGTAATCACAACGCTCTTATTCGCCTTACTTCTTCTTTTACTGCTATTGATTTCCTTTTTCATTTCAATTGTTGTCATGTATGATCTCTCCCTACCTTCTTTTTAATATATCAATATTTTAAGATGAAAACAAACAAAAAACAAGTAAAAAAAAAATAAAGGACCTTAGTAAATAGCAAACTAAGGTCCTTTTAACAATGACACAAATATTATAAAAACAGAAAGGAAGGAGGAACAATAATGCTATTTATTTATTTGTGTCCACGATGATATCAATTATCTTATTCGCCAAACATGGTTCCGTAGCTATCTTCAAGCTGCCCGTTCAGATAAAGAAGATAAGGAATCTCCTTATCTTTGTAAAATTTCGTTACCCCTTCAGCCCAAAGAGACGCTTCAAATGCTTCAACAAAAAACCCTTGACGGCACTCCACATCATTTGTAACAGGAGATTTGAAGAAAACCACAACAGGAAAAACACCCTTCCCCGCAAGAGATCCGTTATAGTAGAGATCGGTGTGTGTATTCACAATGCTCAGACATTCCATTCTTGTCATTTTCAATACCCCTTTCAAATACTACACTTACATTGTAAAGGATGTGAATACAAATTACAAGTTATTATCGATAAGTCTCTTTGAATCTACGAATAATCTTTTCAATCTTCTCTTCCGTAATTTCTCGCTGCGGATATTCCAGGAATGTTTTTGTGGGACTCTTTACCTTTTTCATTCCTAGGTTAAGCAGTACACTGAGGGTAACGTGCGGGAGAAGTTCTTTTTCGTAAACTTCTTCAGGGACGATGGTGTTTCCGTCATCCCAATACTGATTAAGCCACACAGCAGCACTTCTAATTTCAGCAGATGTATTCATATTAAATTACTCCTTACCACACAAATTCAGGATGCTCGATCATGAAAGGTTTTACCACTTCAGAAATTGCTCTTTCTGCAACTTCCTCACTTGGAAAATACACTACACCCTGTGACTTCAACATAATAGCATGAGCAACGATGAATTCATTATCCTCTTTTGCAATGAAATAGTGTACATTACCGCTATTATCCCACAGCTTGGTATCCTCACACTTATGTTCTTTTACATATCTGCACAAACGTATACGCAAAATATCATGATAATCCATCTGTATTCCTCCGTTACATATCATTCTTATTTGCCCAACCTACAATCACTCTACCACAGGAAGGACAAAACTTATATTCCGTAGCCTTTTTGTATGGAATAGTGTATTTACAGATACTGCATTTATAGTAATGGGCCCTTGGATACTCAACCCATACTGCAACATTTCTATTATCAGGAATTATGTCCAAAGAATTGATGGGAGACCCTGTACCAACAGGACAAAAGATGAACCTATCACTATCTACTCCTCTATTCTCAAACTCCTGTTTGATATTTTTACAAAGGTCGATCACGGTACTTACATCAGTACCTTTTGCAATATCCAACCTACAAATAAAATTCCCATTCTCAGGAATAGACATACAATCATGCATTTACATTACCTCCATACCTTACTGTCAATACGAAAAACATTATCAAAACTTACACGATGCTTGTTTGCAATGAAAAAGGGTGTACCATCTTTACGATATCGTATAGTGGAAATTCTCTTTCTAAATAACTTTTCACCAATAGTGTGAGGAACACAATAGTATTCCACTCTATCATTGTTATCAATGCAACCATACTGAAACCCTACTATGTAAAGTGTATACCAACTACCATGATATACACCTCTAGCTATACTATAGATATTAGATAGATTAAGCATGACTGTCATCCTTTCTATAAAACCAATATTCCACTTCAACTTAACTTACACCCTAAGTGTAATTTACTATCAAAGATAATACAAGTAATTCAAAAAAGTAAGCACTTAATTCTACCATTTATCTATTTTTCAGATCGTATATCTTTACGTGTTAAATATACATAATTATTTTGTTTTCGCTAACCAAAGTTAGCGAAACATATTATTTTACTTTATTATATACTTTATTATATATTTTATTATTATTACCCCAATTTTCTTGGGTACCCCACCAAGATTCTTGGGCCCCTCCCCAATTTTCTTGGGTACCGTCCAAGTTATTAGGGACCTCTGATGGATTCACATACTCCGGATTCACTTTGTATCTGTAAAATTGAATATTGTTTACATCATCAATAACTCGGATTATATAATTTTGCTCTACAAGAGTGTTAAGAGTTTTTCTAATTGTTTCTTTAGAACTTGATGTCCAATCAGCTAAGTATCCTTGAGTACCAGTATACATAGACTCTCCGTCTTGTGAGAACCCATATATAATAGCGTATATCAGTAATGCATTACCCTTTAGGCCTAACTTGGTTACCATCCATCCTTGTATGTTTATGTAATTTTCATCTTTTAATCCGCTCATGTATATTACTCCGTTATTGTGATTATTTTGAAATGCCATACATTACTTTTAGTAATAACAATGTTTAGCAAAGAGTAGTCTTACTTAACTTTTGTTTGCAATTTTTAAGGCTCCTATGTCCAGTTTTTTATCAAACAAGTAAAATTACCTTAGTCGGTATATATTCTTTGTCACAACATACTAACAATCGTCACACAAGGCTTTCTGCTTTGTGTCAGTTTACATCCGATGTTCATTTCTATTGCCTCATTAGATAGAAATACTACTCTGAAAGTATCCTCCAGTGATTCGAAGTTGCAATTGTCAATAACTATATCTAGCTGACGATGGTAAGGCTACCAGCTTTTGCTTTTCATTTTTAACATTAAAAGTATACTTACAAATAGTAAAATATAGCTGTAGTTATGCAAAACTGTCAACAATGATAACGCTCTTTTTGGTCTTTGAACCTCTCTTACTTTTGTATACATGTTTACATCTTAAAATCTTGGTGTGATATTATCTTTGTTTTTGATATAAGTTCCACAGTCAGTAAAAATAATATTTATAGTTAATTCCTGCAACAGTCAAAAAGAGCAGCTGTCTTAGCTGCTCTTTTACAGTGACAACAATAATATAGGTTCACTAATACTCCTCAATCTCTGCTTCATCAATGACTTTATCTTATCTCGTGTATTATTTCACATATCGTGAAATGTAATCTGTTATCTTTGAGTATAGTTTGTCTAATACTTCCTTTGTAACAGGAACATCAATCGGATAATATAGCTCTTTATTTGATTTTGTTACTTCTAATGTTATCACAAAAGGACTGTTATGCTCTCCTGTTTTTGTATCAATAAAAGAGTTGATATCCCAGAAAATATTAACTTTATTCTTCAGATTCTTACTATTTGCGAACATTACTAGCTTTTCGCATAAGTTATCAACCAGCCTTTGATACTTGTGTACTTCGGCATTTTCCTTAATTACATAGGATACTTGACTAGAAATGTCATCATATAAATCTTCAAACTTCAATAAAACTTGTTTGTATAAACTGTCTTCGTCTGATAAGATAGGTACCCAGATGTTATTTCTTTTTAGTAACTGACTTTCTTCGTCATCAAGATGTATCTTGTAGTAAGTCCTTCCTAGCATTGATTCTTTTTCTACCAAATGCCCATTGATTAGTATTTTTTGTACATCAATGTATAAATATTCTTTCCCCATCATTGTTTCATATGTAATATCAAATATACAATCAGTGTATTTACGCCGAATTTCTTTGGTAACTTTTTCAATCACATTATCAATGTTCATTTTATTACTCCTATTCTTAACATTAATTTATATTTTTAATGTTAAAGTGTATACACTTGCTTCTCAAACCGTGACACAGCTTTTGTGACCTGTAACCATCTGCTCACGTACCATTCCTTAATTTCAATTTCTTCGTCAACTTCAAAAGTTGCATCAAACTCCATTTCGGCAAAGAAACTTACCTTATCATTTGCATCAGTGTAGGTACTAAAATTGATACGGGGCATAAGATTATCCTTGTGACTAACAATAATCTGACCGTTATCGTCAACTCTTACTTTATACCCTTCATCTTGAAGTTTTCTTCCTAAATCATTATACACAACACTATCCAGGGTTTCAATTTCAGATTTAGTAAACATCTTTTTACTCCTTATGTTAATTCTTTACATAATTAATATACAGTAGTTATCTGTTTCGTGATATCAAACCTTAGGTCACTTCAACCTTAATAAGTGTTCCGATTCCATATTCGTTTTCTTTACACTGATGCAATGTCTTAAGTGGGTATGCAGCACCAGTAAATGTGTCAATTATACTTTCATCTTTTTCTGATACTTTTAGCTGTTCATCAAGGTTTTTGAAAAAAAGTTCACTACAAGTATCCTTTCGGAAATTTTGACCACAGTTCTTACATCGATATACTATTGATACATTCATCTTATGCCTCCACTCCTGCTTCAATACCTTCCCATTCTTCTTCCTCTGAGTATTTCAGGGAATCATTAATATCGCAGTATGTTCTAACCACCCCCATTGCATATTTATACTCATCAATATATTCATTGAGTTCTTTGATGGTTTCTCTACAGGAAAGGATCAACCCATCTTTCTCAGATGCGCTGTTGTTGTAATTACAAATGTCTTTGATATGTTCCTGAATATCACTTATCAATTGTTTTTCTTCAATAACTTTATTTTCCATACTATGGATAATCTGCTCCAGCACATTATTATCTAGCAGTATCGTTTTTTCAAAAGGGACACTATCTCTGAAGTGATTGAACAAAATACTATTGCGAGAATAACTTCCTATAGGAATTCTTTTACCACTTTTTTCTTTGATGTAGAAATTGATATACTGACTCATACTACTTCCCCCTTCATAAACTCTTTTTGAAATTATTACTATTGTAGCATAATTTCACATGATAAACAAGTAAAAATCAATTATAGAAAAGACGTTGAATTGTATTTACTTAGAGATACAAAATAATAATAATGAGGTGAATAAATGAAGTATAATTCTTCAAATAAGCCACTATATTGTCCAATGACACAATCAACTTGGTATAAGGAAACTTATACACAGACACCTGTTGGAGTGTTGTGGCATAGCACTGGGGCTAATAACCCTACAGTGAAAAGGTATGTACAACCCAGTGATAATGCTTCAGACAGAGATTATTGGCTTAAGATTATAGGCAGAAATAATTATGGTAACGACTGGAATCATATAGAACAAGATGCAGGAGTTAACTTCTGGATCGGTAAGTTAGCTGACGGCAGTGTGTCTGCAGTACAGGTAGCCCCACTTAATTACAGACCCTGGGGATGTGGTTCGGGCTCAAATGGCTCCTGCAACAACGGCTGGGTACAATTTGAGATTTGTGAGGATAGTCTTTCAGATAAAAGTTATTTTGACAAAGTATATCAGGAAGGTGTAGAGATTACAGCGTATATCTGTAAAACTTATGGTATTGATCCTTATGGGAAGAGTGCGTGTGGTAACGCAATTGTTCCTAACATTACTTGTCACAGTGAATCCCATAGTTACGGATGCGGAAGTAATCACAGCGATGTTATGCATTGGTTTAATCGTTACGGTAAAACAATGCAAGATGTAAGAGATGATGTTTCAGCATTACTCGGATCTTATAACCCTGGGGCTGAAACAAATGTGTATGAGTTATTTGTGGATTGTCCCGTGTACCCTACAGCGAATGATGCTATTAACATGACAAATAGTAAAATTCAATATCCTAAGGGTATCTATTACATTTACAATAAGTATCCCAATGGTTATAAAGGTGTTTATAATATTACAAAAGATATCACTGGCGGTGCTGCTGGCGGTTGGGTTAACCCTTCCGAAAATAAGAAACCTATTGAGACCCATAACTTTATAGCAGGTGACCTTGTTAAAATCATTGTAGGTGCTACTTGGTACGGAAGTGCTGAGTCGGTTCCTAACTGGGTGTATAATTTGAATTGGTATGTAAAGGAAGTTAGTGGCAATAGAGCTGTAATTGATAAATCCGAAGATGGAACTCACAGTATCAATTCACCCATTGACGTTGCAAATCTTGAGATGGTTAAGGGCACTACAACTGATACTCCAAGTACTCCTTCCTCTGAGTTATATCGTGTTCGTATATCCTGGAATGATGTGGAATCACAAAAGGGTGCATTTTCAAACATTGAAAATGCAAAGAGGATCGCTGATGAAAATGCAGCTGCAGGGTATAAAGTGTTTAATTCAGCGGGACAGATTGTGTACACCCCTGAAATAAAACAAGAGCCTGAAAAACCTGAACCGACTAAGCCTGAACCTGCTGAGCCAGTTGATTATAGCACTCATACTTATATTGTAGGTAACTATGAATATAGTGACGAGGTTATTGTAAAGGTTGTAAAGACAATAAAAGAAAATAACGAAGAATTTGACATAAATATAGCAAAAGCATTCTTCAATATTGCACCCCAATATGGAATAAGTCCCCTATATGCTATTGCACAGTCAGTACTAGAAACTGGGTGGTTTAAGTTTGAAGGAAGCTCAGTAAAACCTGAACAACATAACTATTGTGGTTTAGGAGCTACTGGCGGTGGTGTGAGTGGTGCATCTTTTGATACTATTGAAAAGGGTGTTGAAGCACAATTACAACATCTTTATGCCTATGGAAGTAAAGATGATCTTCCCGAAAACACAGAAATATATGATCCCAGATACTCTCTTGTAACAAGAGGAAAAGCAATGACATGGGAAGAGCTTACTGGTAAATGGGCTGTACCGGGATATGATAAAAAAGTATTTTCTTCACTGGAAGAAGCTATTAAAGCATCTACAGTGGAAGATCCTAAAACTTACGGGCATAAAATAATCAATATTGCAGAAAGATTAGAATCAGAGCAAGTTACACAGGAAGAAGTAGATAAATTCTACAGTAAGGACACTCCCGGAGAGAATCCGGATAATAAGGGTGATACTGGTGAAACTGAAAAGCCTGAGCAAACTCCAGATAAACCTTCTGATACATGTAGTAACTTAATTGCATACATCTTGAAAATGATTTGGAAATTTATCAAGTCATTACTAGGAAAGTAAATAGCCTAAGTAGTAACGCTGTTTAGGTTGTAAGCTATTAAAACTTAATATAGGTATAAGTTTACCTCACACAAATAATAAAGGCCTGCTGCCAAAACAGCGGGCCTTTATTATTTGTGTATATTTTAGTCAACGAATGCTGCGATAAAGTTATAAGGAAAACACCACTTTTTATCCTTGGTGTAATAAACTTCTGCATAGGGATATACAACACAGGTAACCTCAATCTCTTTTCCGAAAAATCTCTTTGGCAAATAACAGAGTTCAGAATCAGGGATATCATTTGCTGTGTAAATACTTTTCTCCTTAATAAGTTCTTCGATGGTTTTCAACTTTACTCTCATACTAAGTACCTCCAAAGAATTTATAGTTTACTCAAACAAAGATTGATAGTCAGGAATATCCCTACACATAACAAACATTTCATCAATGTCTTTTGTTTCAGTTTTAATGTTTTCCGGAAGCTCACTTATCATATAAGGTTTCTCCCTAAAGATTTTTCCTGGACGAGTTAACATATACTGTATCACTTCAGTACCACTTTCAGGGCTATCTACATAAGCAACCATTTCTCCAAAACCTTTATGAAGTCTTGAGCTCTTTCTGAATTTTACAATACGAGGGAATTTCCATTCCTTTTTATCGCTTATCCACCCGATAGTAGGAGAAACTCTATCTTCGCTGTCACCAGCTTTTTCATTTGAGAAGTCCTCTGCTCTTTTTGCATATTCTTTGATAGTCATATAAGGAAACTTAGGATCCCTGGGGTTGAATTTCTCACCAGGTTTCAATACATGTTTTTCATAGTGTCTCTGTAGATTGGCAGGGTTTGTAAAAGTTGCTTCAAATAACAAATCTTCATTAATGTACATTACTAACTCCTTATGGGCATACTAGGAGTATCTAGTATGCCCAATTCTGTGAATCTTCTATCCACTATATCCATTCCTTCTTGATGGAAGTCACCGCAACTTTTTCTCCGTGCGGAGGACCGCACTATACTGCAAAGTATAGCCGCTTTTAGATTTATCCTCAATGATGTGAGGCCTTGATTGCACAAGGGTTATACTCAACCTTCAATATATATTATATAATACTATAAATAGTAATATAAGTTATTTCAATACTATCTTTTCCTTAAGCAGAAAGCTTGCAACGAGTCACTACTGTCTGCTTCACCCCTCTGAACTGGCTGTGATCCTTCACTGTGAATTTGATTTTTCCGCTCTTTACTTCATCCGTGTTAATATAGTTACCAGTGCTCCAGATGCAGATATCATCATTGTCGAGTGTAAACTGGTACATCGTCATCATACCGAACTGTGTGTCGTAAGAAGCAACTACTTTTACTTCCTTAAAATTTGCTTCCAGGCGGTCACCTTTATTCCCAATATACTCAGAGCGGTTCACCTTAGCCTCTTCTTCCTTCTGCTTGCGCTCTTTTTCCATTGCCTTGTTGTAGCAAATAACCATAGAAGCAACAAAACCAGTGAACTTGGATCTGAAATAATCGCTGTTTGCAAGAGACTTAATGGAAACTACGTAGGAAGAATCATCTTCCATGTTCTTTACGAACTCAAGGATACTGTCTACCTTAGCGCCGTGATGCTCTTCACTGGCATCGAAATTAACAGCTTCCATTTCGTCTTTAATTTCGGAGGGTTTACGCATACCGGATCTACCGAGCTCTTTGTAAGAAAAGTAATCCCAAGCCCTGTTAGCGGTAGAATACATAGAGGAAGAATTGAACCATCCGAACTTGTTTACGCACTCAACGCAGTAACGAAGATAATCTCTGAGAGAATAGTAAGGAGTTCCAGATCCAGCAATGTACGCTCCATCAGCTTCATAAAGTTCATCAAACATTGCAAAGAATCTGGCTGCATTCTCTGCATCGAGGACACCCGTAAAATCTTTCAGACAGCTGGATCCTACCTGTTTGAACTCTCCGGTCTTGGAATTACGAAGAATATATACTACCTTGCGACGTCTGTTGGAATTACAATGCTCACACATATCATAGTCGGAAAGCATATACTTATCAGGAATCTCTGCATCAAACTGAACCTTAGAGATAATACAACCTTCATCTTCATGCTCAATCTTTGCAATAAGATCCCAATCACTGATGACAGCTACACCTTCAACTTCGATCTCAATGAACTTCTGGATATTGGGCTGAGAAGGAATACCGGAAACATTACGGAACTCTTCCCCTACTCGCTGGTAGTTGAAATTGCACCCAAACTTTTCACACTTCTTGTTGATCTTGGAAATACGAGTTTCTACCTTCTCAATGTTGTCTTCGTGAATGAAGTATCTGGACATCTTCAACTACCTCCCATTTACTTTATGCTTACATTATAGTATAGATAAGAGGAAATAACAAGTAAAATAACTGTCAAATTATCCTGAAGCATTACAAGTATCCGAGTTATTTTATCAATCGTATTACAGAGTATATTCGATAATTTCTGTCACTGAATTCCAGTACTTATCGTCAGGAGTATTATCCCAGAACTTAGATGCCTTAACGGCATTATACCTACGCTTATATCCGTATTCAGTCAAAAAGTACTTGGACAATGCGGTCATGGGTTCTACCATTTCGCTTTCGCTGATCCTAGACTGATTCTTACCGTAATAGTAAGTATGTACCTCTCCTGCGAAATTGGGGTTATCGGAAGTAGCAGTGGATGTGACTTTGATGATGTAACGGTTCATTGTATATTCATCCTTCCTTCTAATTATACTTCAAGTATATAGTAAGAAAGGTGAAATTACAAGTTATCTTTACTGTCAACTATTTTCTTTTTACTGTATCTACTACAATCAACAAAAAGATTAGCGGTAGAAAATGTTGTGTCTTCAGTATGATTACATTGATTTCTAAAGCAGTCCTTTACATCACACTTATCCGAGGTGCAAACGGTGAAGCACCTCGGATTGATTTTATCGTCATTCTTAATGTAGTAATTCATTTAATTTCCTCACTGGCAAACCTAAAAGAATCACCAAATGTTTCAATCATATCTTTACAATTTTGAACTTCTTATGCCCTTATTCAAAAGATTTCTGTTTCCACGATTATTTCTTTCAATTTCCAAAACGAAATTTAAGTTATCTAAACAAAGATGCTTTGAAAAATATTCAAAGTCTTCTTCACTAATGGGAAATTTTACTTGACACATAGGGCCGTTTTTTGTCATTTCTGCTGATATGACACATTTATCTCCGTTGTTAATAATCATTATTCACCCCACGAAAGATAGATGTTACCTACTTCGATATAATCTCCGAGTTTATTGTAACTTCTACTTATATGAAATGAAGCTGCAAAACCGAGATTACGATAGTGAGTACAAATATTTGTTAACTGATTTTTATAGACGTTTGTTATACTAAAAACACAAGTAACTTTACCACTAGTAGCTTCTTGACGTATTGTATTATCAATGTCATTATATACTGAAAGTTCTTTTGATACAATTGGTTCTTTTGATACAATTGATTCCTTTACTATTGCTCTTGCTTCACTTGCTGTCATTATCTAACCCTCATTTACCACATAACTGAAAAGCTGAAAGTATCATCACTGATATCTGCACTAATTTGATATCCTTACTTACCAAAGTAAACCGCATCGGAATACCAAAGCATTTTCATTAGTTTGACCTTGAATAAACCTACGCAATTCGATGCAAAATAGGCAACCATATTGCAGACCTTATCAATGTTTAGCGCTGTACCACCGGTAAGATCTACATTGCTTTGAAATTTTGAATACTGAGATTCAAGAAGTTTCCGAGTAAGGAAATCAGCACTTGTTTCCTAAATGTCTTTTTCTATTAATTCTGCAAGTTCCTGATAACGAGTTTCTTCGAAACTGCTATGGTTTCTGATGAGATACTGTTTTGCTTCAAATGCATTATCAGAAATGGTATGCAAAACGGCGTCATGGGTTTCATCCTGAATTTGTTTCGATTCATACCGGGATACTGTGGCCTCGCCCCAACCGAGCATCTTTGCTAATTCACGCTGAGTAAGGCCATAGCGAGCGCGGAGTGCGACAATGTCCTTGGATGTAAACATACCATGTGCGGTGCGGTACGCATCACGAGCTGCTAAAAGGTTTGCATCCATAGCTTTTGAAGGAATAAATTCATTTTCCTCCTCATCGCTGTTTTCGCAAATGAAAAATTCCTCCGTGTACTTTACTTTTTCTCCTTTGATTGTGGCAATTGCGGTCCTAGCTTTCCTTTCAACAAGATGAAGCTCACCGCACAAAGGACAATCTACCATACATTTTTCAATCAATGTAGAGTTCACTTCATCCACCTCCATTTGTTTACGTTCTAATTCTCCTTCTTGATGATACGCCCCTTCTCAAGAAGACTTCTAAAATCGCAGCTATAGAACTCCTCTCTGCCGAAATTATATTTACACTCTTCAGTAACAGGCACCAAATAGCACTTATAATCGATACCTTCAATATCGTAAGGCTGAACTTCACACTCAATAAAATGTTCAGGGTCACTAGAAGATACAAAAGAAATGAAACCAGGAATACAAGACCTAAGACGCATAGGAACGAAGTAATGAGCGTTGGTATCAATATTGTAATAATTATTCATTTTCATAAGTTCTCCTTTCTCAATGCAGATCAATTACATCAATCTTAAATGTAATACTGTACCTTACCTACACGAGAAAAGCTGCTTTCATTCTCATTCATCGGCATCTCTGCAATCTTCACGGCATAAGCCTTTCCCTCATACTCAATGTAGAAATAACCATCGGAAGCTGTGTCGGAGCTGTAACCTACTTCAAAACCTTTGCAGGCATTTAGAATGCCATAGATTTTATGAATTAGATTTCTCATTATGCTACCTCCTTGACGTATACATTATTGTAATAGTCTTGAACGGTGCACCAGCCATTCTTGCAGCTGTAAGCATAAAAGTCCTCATAGAACTTCTCTAGATGCGGAGGCTGACCACAGCTAATATCGAAGTCTCTGAACTCGTCCATCATCGGCTCCAGCTCTGCGTAAGTACCAGCGATACGACCGCCTTCCTCAAACTTTCCGACCCACATTGTGTCCTTCAGAATAGTGTCAAGAGTAAGCATAATTTATACCTCTTTCCTTCTCAATCTGTGTTAATTCTGTTCTACTTTATAACTACATTATAAGGTATATAGAAGGAAATAACAAGTAAAATAACTATCAATTTATAATTCTGTGATAATCATGATAATCGTTTGATAAAAATGCTTTTTTGATATCCACATTTTTATCGGTTAATTCTATTTGTTAAGAAGTTGTATTAGTCGCAAGATTTCTTATAAATTTTATCAGTGTACACAGTATTGTTCATATTATTCATCCCACCTAATCTTCAGAGATATATTGTAGTAACCTTGGCCCCAGTCATCTGTTTCCAGATGACGTCCTACTTCTACACTGTATCCTAATTCTTGTAGAATTTCACGGTATTTTCTTTTTGTATCTTTTGTGCATTCTTCGTCTACGATAACTTGACAGTTATATGCTCCACGCTCCGTAGCATCTTTGATAGCATCAGCAATTTTGTTATAAGAGTCATACTTACTAGCATCATCAGAAAGCTGTTTTGCAGTAGAAGCATTGATCATCATTGAATTTTACCTCCTAGCTTCAATCGTGTTTTCAATCTATTTATAGTGCATCTAACTTACCTAAACAGCATCCACCGCCACGATTTTCCTGACGGTTTCTCCGTC